CCTACTATGACCCCCACCCCTACTATGACTCCCACTCCTACGCCTACTATGACTCCCACTCCTACGCCTACTATGACTCCCACTCCTACGCCTACCATAACTCCTACCCTTACTCCTACTCCAACCATGAGTCCCACACCTACTCCAACCATGAGTCCTACACCTACTCCCACATATTCTCCTGCATTTGTTAAATATAAAGATACGACATTGACTACAACTGGCACTACTATTAGTAATATAACCAATGGCACTAATTATGGTGGATATAGTAATGTTGATGCATGCGAATACCAATGTAATAATACCAGTTCCTGTGTTGCTTTTTCGTATAACAAAAAGACAAAGACTAGTTGTTCATTATATTCTACAGTTAATTCTACCATTGTTAAAACAGATACGAATTATGACTTGTATATTCTTCCGAATTCTACCATTCCTACACCAACGCCTACAATGACCCCCACTCCCACTCCCACACCCACTATCCCTACTTCCACACCTACAATGACCCCCACTCCTACTCCCACTCCCACTCCCACCATACCAACACCTTCTCCTACACCTACCATCCCTACTCCCACGCCTACTATTCCAACACCTTCTCCTACACCCAGTTATTCACCTGCATTTTCAAAGATTCCCAACACGAAAAATAACACTTACGATTTGGGTACTGCGAGTTTGACAAAACCATCAGGTGATGTTTATTTTGGCGTAGATGATTGCGAATATCAATGTGCAAAAACTACAGGCTGTGTTGGTTTTACATACGATAGAAGCAATAAGAATGCTAGCGTTAGTCCCTGCAAAATGTATTCACAACTAACTACTACAACGTCGGATAATAATTATGATTTGTACGTAATGCCTGGACAAAAAACGTCGGCTCAGCTCCAATTAAAGTCTTATACGAATACTGCGAATACTAATCTTTATTCAAACTCCAATATTGGTTCACCATTAACCAATATTACAAACAGTAAAAACGACATTAATTCGAATGGTGGTTATCAAGGTTATACTGCATGCGAATATAATTGCGACGTGAATCCAACATGTGTTGGTTTTGTTCTGAATAGTAGTAGTAATAGTTGTTTACTGTATTCAAATGTAAACAATGCAGTAACGGATAATACAAATAATACAAACTATAGTGTTTATGCAAAATCACCTCTTTCGAAACTATCTCCTATCAGTAGCACATATAGTAAAACCGGCAACACAGGACAGGCGAATTATGATAGTGCTCTTAATTCCAGTACTAAAATATCAACCATTTCAAAATCCAATCTTAGTAATCCAAATAATAATGGTGGTTATACTGGAGTTGATGCATGCGTTTTGCAATGCAATAATAATTCTAGTTGTGTTGGAATTACTTATAATAAATCAGATGGTACTTGCGATTTACGCAGTAAAATTTACTCAGGCGGAAACGGCGATAACAATAAAGATATTTATATGAAACCTGGAAATAGCATCACACCTGTTACTAAGAAAAATTATACTACTAAAGCAAATAGAGATTATACTGGTGGGCAGCCATATAATGGTAATAATGATATTGGTAGTAATGGTGCAAGTAGTATAGCTGATTGCCAAACTAAATGCGATTTGATTGCAAATTGTAATGGTTTTACATATGGAGGAGGCACATGTTATTTTAAAAACATTATACCGAATAGTGTTGCATATAATGCACCTGGAAATACTGCAATGGTAGTAAATGACCGTGTGGGTACCGATGAGGCTCCTGAAGGTACACAAGCTATTTTTAATGGAAATAATGGAACAACATCTTGTGATAATTTTTGCAAGGGATGGAATACACAAGGTCCATCATGGCCATATGCTGGAAAATGTGTTAATGTATCAATTAATGGAATTCCAGCAAGATGCGATTCTACATATTCCCTTAATAAGGGGGCCTTGCAATGTAATTGTCAATATAATAGGTCAAATGGTAATTGGCAACCGGCAAGTTGGGGAGGTCAACACCGAGATAATGTTAAGGTACAGTTTCAATCTCGTTGGGATGGAAATAGACGCTTGATGAATACAACTCGTAATTCAGGTAAAAATATTTTTATTGCACAAAATGGCACTTATGATTGGTGGTACGATTATTATTCAGGTCATCTTGCGAATGACGCTGGTGGTAATTGTTTAGATACACCTGAAGGAAATACTAGTGACTATACACAACTCGGCGCCTACGGTTGTGGTGATATTAATAATAATAATCAGGTATGGAGGTTTGGTTCCGATCTTAAATTATATCATATACCAAGCAATACATGTGTTGGCAATAATGGTAGCGGCAATTGGGACGCGGCAGTATTATATCACGACACTAGGTGGTGCACCCCATTTAATCTTAATACTTTTCTATAATATCCAACCTCTCATAAGCCATAAGAATTAACTGCTCTTCCGTCGTCATTTTCTGAAATATAACACAATCATCAAATTTTATCTGTAAAAACCGATTACCACCATTTTTACATCCTACTATCACCCCACTATCTGTAAACTTCACGCTCGTTACTATCGCCCCATTTGTTAGCTCATTTATATCATGCTTATATTTCGGCCTACGAATCCACCTTATATATTTTCCCATATGCAATTCATTCACCTCTTCTACCAATCGATAACCCATCAATCGATCCACAATGATTTTTTCTATTTCAAACGGATATTTCAATTCATGAATCGCATCTCGCATTTCTTTTGTCACACTATCCATCGTCTTGTTTTCTAAATAATCATTTTTAACATTTTCTATGGATTCTAACAGTTTTTGAATGTCCATTGTCGAGAACACTGTCGGATCCGATGTCGCATTTTTGAATATTTCTTCTACGTCTATTTTTTCTGCCATATTGCTTATAATACTATCTAACAACAGATATTATTATATATTTTTTCTACTATTATTTATAGGTCTACTATTATTTCTAGTTCTTATCATCACAATCAAAATCGTTCATGCAATTTTTGCAAAACTTGGCGCTATCACCGCAAAATAAGCAGCAAGCGGATAATCCACCACAGCAGCATTCACCAAGTTTCAATGTGCACGACCAAGACTTTATGCAGCAATGAAAGCACCAGCGAGCATCTTTGCTAAGACACGATCCGCATTTCTTTACTGCAACCACGTCACGTTCCAACGTTTCACCCACTGTTTCCACTACGGCTAAAGCAACCGTTTCATTACTCTCTACACGTTCTTCGTTTTCTACAACGGCGGCTGGCTTCGACATTTCTATATATACATAGAAATACAAAATGAACCACAAAAATAATATATAGAATTTCTAATACAATATACTGCAATGGACGAATTTCTTGAAATCAACCATAAATATCTCATTATAAAAAGTATTGGCGAAGGCGCCTTTGGAAAAATTTATGAAGGTTACAATAAAAAGAATCGAGAACCGGTCGCCATTAAAATGAACAAACAGGCACCCATGGTACTAAAAAATGAAGCCTCTATTTTAAACTACCTTTATAATCATGGTTGTCGTGGTATACCCATTATTTACTGGTACGGCATTTTCAACACTTATTATTGCATGGTTATCCCCTTATACACCTCCTCCCTTTTTTCATTACGCGCTAAAAAAGAATTCACGATTGAAACTGTTTACGGCATCATGATCCAGGCGATTGATATTTTAGAACATATACATAAACAATTTGTGATTCATCGCGATATCAAACCCCAGAATTTTATGATACGCGATGGAGAACTTTATCTCATTGATTTTGGAATGGCCACGTTTTATATTAATGCCGATAAATGTCATATTCAGATGGAAACCAATCATACCTCTATCACTGGTTCTCCAAAATACATTAGTCAAAACATTCATTTGGGTATCTCTGCAACACGGCGCGATGATCTCATTTCACTTGGATACATTCTTCTCTATTTGCTGTATGGAGAACTTGACTGGGACATTGTCCCCTATCCGCCTAAAAATTATGAAGAAATCCACGAAATTACCCATATTTTACATTATAACCACCAACAACGGTTACAAAAGAAATCGATTGAGAATATTGAAACCTATTGTAAAAATACTATTGCATTGAATTATCTACAATACTGCTATTCATTGAAATATGATGTCGAACCACAGTATTCTTTATGCAAAGAATTATTTATGTTATCGAAAACAATATAAATACAACAGACAATATATCTTATATCAGTCGGATTTATTATACGATGAGCTCTTCTAGTGAAACATCTTCCCCTCGTTTGGTTGGACAGGTTAAGTGGTTTAATAACAAGGCTGGCTACGGCTTTATCACGGTCAGTGACGGCGATTACTCTGGAAAGGATATCTTTATCCACTATTCCACGATTCGCGTGACGAATTCTCAGTACAAGTATCTTGTTCAGGGTGAGTATGTGGAGTTTGAGGTTGAGAAGTCTTCTTCTGACACCCATGAGTACCAGGCAAGCAGCGTGACTGGAATTAAGGGTGGCAAGCTAATGTGCGAGATGCGTGCCCTCGGCCGCCTTGAGCAGGGCGTCGCCTCTTCTGCACGCAGATACAATACTCGTCCTGAGAGCGCCGATGGTTTTACCAAGGTTACTGGTCGCAGACGTCCTGCCTCTCGCCGTGGTGATTCCCAGCGCACCAGACCTGGACAGACCCAAGTTGAGAGCTCTCCCACATCGGTCGCTCTAGGTGAGTCGTCCACTTAACCTGTAAAGATTACAAACTGTATACTTTGGGGTAATATATTCTATAAAAAATAAAAAAATCAAAAATAAAAATTTGCATAATAATAATATTTTCTATTATTATTATCTTCGGATTTTATAGTGAAATGAATACTAAAATAATCGTTCTTTTTTTATTTTTAGTTGTTATTAATATTATTACCATCTATTTTAGTATAAAAGAAAAAGAACCCATGCAATCCATCCCTTTAAATATAGGTAATTATTTAAACCGTTATTTCGGCGCGGTGGGAATTGCCTTTTATAACAATCGCGATTTTGACTACGATGATTATAAAATCGATTATGATTTAAATTATCCACAAAACGATTTTTGCAGTAAATTGCCAAGAAAAATACCGTTCCATCCAGAAATTGGCAAACGACTTAGCATAATTTCCGAAGCCAATATGGCGGAAATTTCCGAATTAACAAAATTGGCAGCATCTTGGACTGTAAATAATGATAGTATTCATATTTTTTGGAAATCTATAAAACCAATCGTTACCCAAACGATGGACGATGTATTTAAACAGTTAGATTTAGTTAAAGACGTAAGACACCCAGTCATACATTTCCGATGCAGCGATGTTCCTTTTGTTCTGGGCAATCAATATAAATTCCAAAAATATAAATTCTATACTGATTTACTCACCAAAGCAAAATCAGAAAACCCAAATTTAAATACAAGGTTGGTTTATTTCTTATACAACAATGGTCATAACTCGAACCCTAGACAACAAGAGACGTGCGATATTTATTACGAGAGTTTATGTAGTTATCTTAAAAACAATGGAATTGATAGTAAAAACGTCACCGAATCAAATATAGACGATCTTGCGATGTTATTTTATGCTCCAGTATCTATATCGCCTGGTAGTTCCTTTTCATTTATGGCCGGTTTTTTTGGAAAGGGGCGTTTCTATTCTGCTGGAAATGCGAGTCATAGTTATGATAATTTAAAATCCACATGTATTAATTGCGACTGGTTGATCAACGATTACCAATTGGAGCATACACTCATTCCTTCTGGTATAAATGATCTCGGTTATTATGATACTGCAGATGTTATCCAAAAGTTATACTCATAGGATAGATAGATAAAATCTGATTACGAATAATACTTTATGTTTTTTCCCATAAAATATTATTATTATTATGCTTTTTCCACCACTACTTCCGTCAAGACATTCTTAATAATTTTATTCATAAACTTATCATTTTCTACTGAATCAACACCGCCCAATGCTGTCATATAAAGTTTGGTTAATACTTCACTCTCTTTACTTTGACTATCATCCCAATTTGGGTTCTCTTCTTTCCAACGATTGATTTGATTTAAATTCTGATCCGCAATGTAGCTTACTGCACGTTTTAAATGCTGTTTGTCTGAATTATCCTTTTCCCAATTGTCTTGTTCCTTTACGTATACCGTTTCACGCTTAATGTCAGTGCAATGGATGGGACGTTTATCCACATCCATATCATTCAATGCGCGTATCAATATCCGTGAAATACCCTCTACATATCCGAGCCTCGCAGTGTTCTCCAAATCTTCAATTCGAAAGTTGATAGAATTCATAAATTCGGATAAATTGACAGCATCCTTGCACGTTTCATTCAAGAAAAAATTCAGGTTAAATTGATTATTGGTCGTATTATTGGTCGTATTATTAGTCGTATTATTGCTATTTGCAATGATTGCATTATTTGTTTTGGTAATTTGTTCAATTAAAACGGTTTGAAGTTCTCTGTTTTGTTTAATTAATTCCATCACTAAATCATTGGACATTGAACTATTGGTAGAAACACTATTATTGTTATCAGCTACCGCCACATTTGGCTGAAATTTGCATGTTTTCATATGTTTTTTAAGATTTGTGGGTGTACTATAACACTTTTTACAATAGACACAATCATTCTTTTTTTCAGCACCTACTGAGTATGCATGAACCGAGTGTCCTTGCGTAGTAGAAATATTTGGCGTAGAAGGTTGAGCTGAGTGAGTTTGACTAAAATTTGCAGTAGTATATGGAGTTTGCGGTAAAAAAACCGGATTCAATGAGTTTACTGCATTTGTTGAATTTATCGCATTCATTGTAGGAGCTGACTGCATAAGTGTCATATGTTTAATAGTGGATAGATGTTTTATGTAGTCCTTATTACTGTTTGTTGAATATTCACAAATTTCACAACTAAACTTTTCAGGGAGAAATTTGGGGATTCCATTTGTTCCATTTTCATTCCGGCGATGCTTTCGAGTCAAAATGTGTTTGTTATAATCTTTAATGCTGCTCGTAATATAGTCACAACAAATGCAGGGATAATTTTTGGGATTTTTATGCAGCGCCATCTGATTATTATATTGGAACAAAATAAATCCCTAAATTTCTCCCCAAAACTTTTTTCGAAAAATTATGCAGCCAATTTTTGCGTGATTTTTTTGGGTTTTACATCATGTCAGTCACAAACACCCCCATTTTTATAAAAGGGTCCATAGAAATCAAAATTGGACATTTTAAAAATGTCCAAAAATGAAAAACCCAACGTACTCTTTATAGGGTTTTTTTTCAAGTTTACTCGGTAAAAATATATTTACATATTATAGAAGAAATATGAAACTCTTATCGTTAGAAAAATTCACAGAATCTTTAAATTCTAAAAATCCGAGCTATCGTGAGTTTTTATCGGTGGCAACGGTCAGAATTGGGGAACGTTTAGTGCCACTTCGGCAGTATTCCCAGGAAAAAAAGATAGATGTTACGATGTTAAAACTGTTATATGAGAACATATGCAACCGCGATGCTTATCTGGGTCGTTTTTACCGGCTTTCTTTGTATGTGGATCCTGATCGGTTGCTTATCGATGAAAAACCGATGACGGCGCGTACTCTGAACAACAATACATTGACTGTGTATAAGAATCTGATACGTAACATTCATTGGTTGGATATTCTAAAAAATACCCATTCTGGCATCGAAAATGTACCCACTTATTTAAACGTCTTGGAAGATTTGTACAAAAATCATATTATTGATTATAAAATATTAACACCAAGTTCTCTTCATTATATGAAAGAAGGAAGGTTGGGTAGCGTATTTTCTTCCTATTATTTCCGCGCATCCATCATGAATCCCTATTTAGTCTATTCTTTAAACATGAATGTTCTCCAAGGAAAAAGGATATTTACACCTACTTTGGGATGGTCATCTTATTGCTGTGGATTTTTACAATGCCCCTTTGTTGAAGAATATGTTGGGACCGATGTCATTTCAAGCGTCTGCACAAAAACACGTGAAATTGCCAGCGTTTTTTCTCAATGTCACAATGCCAAATATGAAATATTCTGTGAACCATCTGAGAATCTGGCTGAATCGACCCCATTTTTGAATAAATATCGAGAACATTTCGATGTGGTTTTCTTTAGCCCACCCTATTATCGATTGGAACTTTATGCAGGAAAAAATCAGAGCACCGAGCGTTACAAATCATATGAAGAATGGTTAGAAAAATACTGGGAAAAAACCATCCAATTGTGCGCCCATGTTCTCCAAAAAGGGGGTAAATTATGCTATATTTTATCCGGTTATGGATCTGATAATACTACCGATAAATATGATTTATTAAAAGATATGAATACGATCACTGCTAAATATTTTCAGAAAAAGAGAATATTGCCAATGCATAATAAGGATGTCTATGTTACGCAACACAAAGAAACTGCTGAAAAAATAATGATTTTTGTAAAGGAATAATATATTTTTTATAGGCGCAACATAAACGAATCATCGGCTTCGCATTTTTCAAATCCCATTTTTTTTAAAAGAGGCATGGAATTCGCAGTATCAAAGGGAACCGACACTATTTTTCTAATATTTTGGTTTCTCGCATACTTTATTAGATATTCACGCAGAAATATTGAGAGACCCATTCTTCGAAATTGGGTTCCGGTAAATGAATAGTTTATATGAATAAAATCGGAATATACAGTGAAATAGACGAATGACTGGACCATGTTCTCAGATTTCACCGCAATAATAAAGGATTGGTTGTTTAGTTTTTTGGGAAGAATGAAATCCGATTTCATCCCCTTTAACTCAGATGGCTGAATAAAAGACACATTCATTTTCAATGGTTTTCGTTGGGTTGTTTTGTATATTATTGGCATAATCGATAAAAAATGAATCAATTTTTATCGATTTTTTAATCTTTATTTATGTTCTCTTGGATCAATTAGAATTCCCCATATTTTTGATAGAGATCCTGTAAATACACTCCCATCTGCAAACGTAAATATCCCATGTTTATAATTAAGACAAATATTGTCACTTAAAAACTTACCCTGATATGAATTACCATTTGCCCAAGTAATTTTTCCAAACCCCTCACTTAAATCGTTTACAAAATCGCCATCGTAAGTGTATTCATTGCATATGTAAGTGCCATGTCCATTATAATAGCCATTCAACCACGTGCCTTCGTAAAAGACCCCATCAAACCAATATTGTTGACCATACCCATTACTCATTCCATTTTTGAATTCTCCAATATATAAATAATAAGCTGTTGTGCATTTTCCATCGCCGTTAAACTGTGGGATGCAACGTTGCAGCATTGTGTTAGCATCAATGCTTCCTTCAAATTTATCGCCATTTTCCCAGTGATAACAGTATTGATAAGACAGTCCATCACTTGTCAGAGTCTCACCATATCCTAATGGCTTATATGTATGCGGATCAACATCTCCACGGTAGTGCCATTTATTATTATTGTAATTATCGTGTGATGTATAAATTGTAGTTTGCTCGTAATTATTGTTCAAAAACCAGTTTTCATCTTCATTGTAAAATACAACTATGCGACCATCATTCATGATACAAACCGTTTTGTTATCATTTTTCAATGCTGCAACTATATTTTTATTTATTTTAGGCAGAGAGGTATCAAATTCATATTTATTTTCACTACGATTCATAGTCTATTATTGCCTTGTTTTTTACAGAAAATTGATCAATTTTTTCGCATTTTATGGTTAACCACCAACCATAGATACCCCCAAAACAATAATGTCAATCATTCAGCAACTATTTATCAATCGTCTTCCTCTTCCAGAAGATATGGTTGAAGAAATAAAGAGTTTCTGTTTTTATGATAAAGTTACGGCAAAAACTATTTTTCTAAAAAATGATATTTCATCAATCATAATGAATGCATTTTCCTTGGCAACCATTGGTGATATTGAGGGTTATAGTGAACCGGAAAAATATTTGTTCACTCCAAATTTTGATGAAGATATCCCCTTACATATTCTTTGTAAGTGTAGTCACCAAATCATATTTTGCCCAACCTGTGGAAATTATGCGAGGTTTAGCTCGATTGATGAGCATGCGAGTGCAATTGAAAAGGTAAGATGTAAATGTCCTTTTGGACTCGAATACTTGTAATAATAATAATAATAATAGTAAAAACTCCCTATAAATAATAATAATGAAGAGTTATTGTTGTTTCTTTACAAAAATAAAAATATTTCCAACGCCATTGTCACCCAAACAATTATCAAAAATGAAACACGAGAAAAAACAAATAGAACATAAATTGCTAATGAATGAAAAACTAGGTTTCAACCGAAAAACTAGATACATAAATAGTGTTTTTAGTTATTCATCCAAAATAATATAATCATCTCCCTCTTTTTTACTGGATTTAGATATTTCTTCCTCCGCCTTGCGGTTTTTATTATAGCTGGAAATGGATACCATAATATTATCATAATATTGATTTTGACAAATGCTAGGCATTCTATAATTTAATTCAATCAACCCCATTTCACAAACCTTGACAAGATAATTTCCAATTTCGATCTTTGATATGCGATAAGTAGCAAACCATTTGTCGAATATAGGAAAAAGCAAACAATAATTGCAATTGAGATTACGATGATGAATAGTATATGCATTGGTTATTATGTCAGAGTGCATAATAAATCCCAAAGTAGTGAAAAAATAGATCCCAATAAAAAATTCATTCAAATTCATAGGCAATATGTAGGTAGGAATATGCAAACATGCCACATAAAAAAAGGAATCAATAAAACTCAAATTCAAAAAATCAATCGGATAAGTATTTATTTTTGAATGATAGTTTTCATGAATCACTTTTAAAAATGGCTTTGTATGAACAGTGCGATGATAAACATAATAACATAGCTCAACTAATATTACATACGACGCCATAATCAGACTAGAATAAAACCATGAATGTGAGACATTATCACTCTTCTTATGATACAAATATGTTAGGGTTCCAGAAAAAGCAAGCGATGGAAGTGCGCGCATTTTTAATGTATCAACGTCAGTAATTGTCATAGTTGGATGATAAAATTCTTTGTTAAGGTAATGACAAATGGCAATTGTAGTATATCCACCATAAAAAACGATCATGGGCAGAAATAAAATAGAATATAATAATGACTCCATAGTTAAGGTGTATTTTACAGCATAAATATATTTATATTATTATTGTAAATATATTTATCGGTGATACCTATCGCGTGTCATCCCCATAATAATAAGGTAATTCGAGATAATTTCTTCTATTTAGTTCTGCTTCTATTATTTTTATTTCTTCATCAAGAACGTTTATTTCTTCAGTAAATAATATTTACAATCAAATTAATTTTTCAATTTTTCAATAATTTCGTATTTTGTCAATAATTTCGATTGGATAGTCTAATTGTTGCAAGACTTTGATAGCTCCCTGTTCTCTTGATATTCCCTTGTTTAATCTATAGGTATATTTAATCGCACCGTCCTCGCCAATTTCAGTAGACATTTTGTAACAAATCATTGCCGATTTTGCCAGTTTCAACTTCTTGCATAATCCCACGTAATGGGTGGTAAGAATAAAGTTCACATTCTTATATTTCGATAAATACAATAAAAATGCATAGGCTGATTTGGTGGCATCAAATGGGTTAGTTCCTGAGTACAATTCATCAAATATACAAAAGTGGCGATATTTCGAAGTATCGCTGAATTTACAAACAATATCAATGATTTCTTTGCAACGGCGTGATTCTGCCTGAAATAAACTGTCTCTTCCTGATGTATCTGGAATATTTAAATAGGAATGGATATGGGTATAAGGATTCAACTTGCAAGATTTGTAGAACCCACAGCCCAATTGCTGGGTAAAAATAATGTTTATCGTAGTGGTTTTCAATAACGTGGTTTTACCAGAGGCATTTACGCCAGTCAATACCATATTCTTCTTAAATTGACAATCATTTTTTACCGGATTTTCTTTCATTAAAACTGGATAGAATTGTTCTTTTAATACACAGTTTCCACATATATCAAAGTCGCCGTATGATATAATTCCATCAGAAATGTTCTCAAACACGCCAATCATATTATTCATATATCCTTCAAATCCAACTGAGAACCGCAATGCAGCTTCGTATGACTGGATTGAGTAAATCTCGTAGTATAGTTTTAATAGATTTCCCAATTGACTCAACTTTGAAAAGGATAATGAGAACGGTGTCAACCCTGCCAAATGGCCATGAATTTCCTTTAAATGATCCACATTTTTCTGAACATCTTTAAAAAATTCAGAATAACTGGCGCAATTCGAATTACATCGGATAAATGATTCCATAGATTGGATTGAATATTCACAGTGTTCGCGTAAATAATAAAGATGGCGATTTATTTTCTCCATATTTCGATAGAACCGGTGGCATTGGACAATATTTTGGTAGATCTGGAAAAAATAGAGGAACATAGTCAATAAAATATAAAAGATGCGATCGGCGGATAGAGAACCCATACCTAGCGCCTTTCCAATAATATGGTTACTAGCGACCTCTTTTAGAATGGTAAGATAGGTTTCATAGTTTATATCAACGCCTTGTATACGCATAATGATAAGGGGCATAATGAGTAGAAAGAATGGTAGGACTAAATTTATTACAGGCGTAACTATGTGCAATAATGATAAGGCTTGTAAAAAAGAGGATGAAGTATTAAAATTCTCAAGAATCTCCCATTCCATATAATTGTAGCGTGATAGGAAATCTTCGTCTTCTTTTAAGTCTGTCCATAATTCAGTAAATTTGTCACAATCAAGAAACGGTTGTTTATCTGATACATTTTTAATATATTCTGGAATATTATGTAAAACAGTCTTGGTATCATTCAAATAGTCAATGTTTGTTGTATAATATTTATTCCATTCCTTTATCATATCTTTTGCAAATTTATGTTTGGGTTTAAAAAGATATTCATAAATGGGTGTATTGCTGGATTCCAATAATTCTAAATCGGTTGAAACAATCGGAGATAGTGGATGAAGACAACTGGCGTCTAAATAAGTAATTGGGTGCTTAAACCCTTCATATAATGGTGTTGTGTTATTGGTCGCTGCGCTTGTATTGGTAGCTTTGTTTGTATCGGTCGCTGCGCTTGTATCAGCCGCTATGCTTGTATCGGTAACTGTGCTTGTAATAGATGATTGTATAGAGTCTTGGGTAAAATTCTCCAATTTTGTTTTCAATTTATTTTGAATATTGATAAAAACAGAGAACATGTATAGTAAATAACCGGCTAGTTTTTTACATCCTTAAACGCAAAATATTATTTATCTGCGAAAAGAGATTAAACAAATAGTGTCTAACTATATTAAAGCACAATGTTGGTATCACAAAGTAGAATGTATTCTCTTGATGACTACAATACAATTATGGTGGACGGATTTGAATATATTCTAGACGAAAATATTAAAACAATTATTCAAAATTTAAATAATGAGATGGATGTGTTATCAAATGATGCATCTGTAAATCAGAATAGCACGTATACTGCAGGTCAAACTAGAGGGACCCCTATAAAATCAAAACGACCATTTTATCAAAGCTCATCTTCGTCGTCATCTAACATCCGCAGACTAAAACCAAATGGAGGTAGTGGAAAAACGATTACGGATGAAGATTGGGAGAATGCACGTCCAGTTTTTAAGGTAACAACTATCGAAAAGAAGGAGGGGATTGAAAAATACATAAATGATATACGCATTTGTTTGAATAAAATTACGAATAAAAACTATCAGACACATTGTGATACAATTATAGAATTATTAAAAAACATTACGTCTGACACTGACCTCACTACAAATCCAAATGAAAATGTTGATGCATTAACGATTGTGTCAAACGCACTATTCGATATTGCCAGTAATAATAAGTTTTATTCAGAAATATATGCGGATTTGAATGTCGAGTTATCAAAACATTTCCCCATTTTTTCAGAAATGATATCAGGATTCATTGATAAATACAATGAAACATTGGAAACAATTAAGATCGTAGATGCGACTGAAAATTACGATCTACATTGTGCGTGCAATAAATTGAATGATAAGCGTAAGGCAATGTCAACCTTTATTGTGAATTTAATGAAAAAAAGTATGATATCAAATGATACTGTTTGCAACCTCATGATTTCAATGCTTACTAGTGTGTTTGAATATATTGAAGAACCGAAACGAATAAACGAGGTTGAGGAAATTACAGAGAATATTTTTATAATGGTAACGTTGTCTATTTCACATTGCAAAACAAATGAAAAGTGGGAGGAAATAGTAGAAAAAATAAATTTAATTTCAGGGTTGAAAACCAAGGATAAACAGAGTTTATCAAGCAGAGCCCTATTTAAGTATAAGGATATTGTTGATTTTTTACATAAAAATAGAGGTTGATTGATTATTTTTCTCAATATTATATTATAATATGGGGCGGTTCTTAATTGTCGGTTGTGGTCTTTCCGGTGTTGTAATTGCTGAACGAATAGCAAATCAGTTAAACGAAAAGGTCACTATTATTGAAAAACGAGATCATATTGGAGGCAATTGCTATGATTTTATTGACGATGAAACTGACATACTAATGAATAAATATGGAGCCCATTTATTTCATACGAATAATGAAGAGGTCTGGAATTATATAAATCGTTTTGATAAATGGGTAAGATGGGAACATAAAGTAGTAACCCACATAGACGATAAATTTGTTTCTATTCCAGTAAATATTACGACGATAAATGAATTATGTGAAGAACATTTGCAAAATGAGAACGATGTAAATGAATGGTTGTTCAAAAATCAAATAAAATACGACACCATAACCAATAGTGAAGAAATGGCAAAATCAAGAATCGGAAATACATTATACGAAAAACTAATAAGAGATTATACTTTCAAGCAATGGAATAAATATCCGTGTGAATTGGACAAATCTGTATTGGAAAGAATACCAATAAGACCCAATTTTGATACGCGGTATTTCAATGATAAATATCAAGCCTTGCCACACAAAGGATATACGCATTTTTTCGAAAAAGTTCTTGATAATAAAAACATTGAAGTAAAATTAAATACTGATTATTTTGAATACATAAAAAACAACAAATATGATGTGGTTGTATTTACAGGACCCATCGATTCATATTTTTCTAATTTAGAAAAATTGGAATATAGAAGCATAGATTTTATTGTAGAAAAAATAAAAAATATGAATTATTATCAACCCAATTCGGTTGTAAATTATCCAAGTAAGGATGTTCCATATACAAGGATTGTGGAATACAAACATTTTCTCAACCAAAAATCGAATGATACTATTATTGTAAGTGAAAAAACAAATGATGTTGGCGACCCCTATTATCCAGTCCCAAACAAAAAGAATTTAGAATTGTATGAAAAATACAGGGTCCTTGCAAAGAACGAAGAATCAAACAATGTGTTTTTTGTGGGTAGATTAGCAAATTATAAGTATTTCAATATGGACGAGGCGATATCTAATAGTTTACATTTTTTTGAAAATGTTATAATAAATAAGTTTGTGTAAACGTAAAATAGTATAGTATTATTGTATTATACTATTTTAGAGCAATCATGGTAAAATCCAAGATAAATAAGGATATCAATTATCCAGAAAAGCGCGAAATAGATGATGAAGATGTTGGTTACGAATCACAAATGTATGAGTATATTTTTAATAATAAAACCATCGAAATTGCATTGGGAAAACAAAAATACATTGCAAATAACACGATTATCTATCTTCCCATTTATATTGTTATCAATGAACATCCGTTGTCGAGAATCGGCGTATTTGAGGTTGAAACCAACCAATTTATAAATATTTTAGATAAAGATGGAGATGTGGATTTAACAAAGGGAAAAATACTGTTTTTCTCTTTTGCGGATGCAGTGATTGATGATCTATTAAAGAAATATACTAGCACCAACAATGATGAAAGTGACACGGATGAGTACACTGAAAATGACGAAATTGCCCAAAACAAATTAAGGGCGCAACAGTCACAAGAAAATAGTGACTCATATGAGGAAGCTGCTGACGACGATAATGGCGAGAGTGATGTTTTAAAGTTAAAGCTTCCAAAAAATCACGATATATCAGATGAACGTAAAAAAATAAATAGTGTATTGGATGATGGTATTTTTATAACCGAGAAAGATTTTAAACAACCAGCAATACTAGCAGAAGAAACTGCAGAAGATGCAGAAAAATTAAAGGGCGAATATTTAGCTGGACCACGTAATAATTGGGTAGAAACGTTCATGAATAATAATCACTATGGCATTAATGAAACGGAAGACAATGGGGATTGTTTTTTTGCAACGATCCGCGACGCATTTGCACAGGTCGGAAAAAAAACAACTGTCGCAAAATTACGCGCAGCAATAGCAAAAGAGGTGACGGATGAACAATATGTCCAATATCGAACCCTATATGTGACTTTTGCAAATGAACTACAATTGATTGAAAAGAAAATAAAGGATAATAAACGCACGGTTCTTGAATTAAAAAAAAGATTGGTGAATTCTAGTCGCGAAGAATCGCCAATCATTCGCGAAGAAGCCAAACAATTATTGCAGCATGATAAAACATTAAATGCCGAAAAGGCAGTGGTTTCCTATAATTTGAAGGAATTCTCATTTATGGCAGATATTGATAGTATAGAAAAATTCCAAAAATTTATTCAGACGTCAAGTTTCTGGGCTGACACATGGGCAATATCTACATTGGAACGCATATTAAACATAAAGGTTGTTATTATGGGCGAAGAATCTTTTAAACGTGATGAATTGGATAATGTATTACAATGTGGACAACTAAATGATACATTTTTGGAGAACAGAGGGTTATTTTCCCCAGAATTTTATATTATTATGTGTTATTCTGGACTTCATTATGAGTTGGTTACCTATAAAAGCAAACGCATCTTTAAATTTAGTGAGATACCTTATGGAATAAAGGCACTGGTTATTAATAAGTGTTTGGAGAAAAATGCAGGGCCTTATTATTTAATACAAGATTTTCGTAATTTTAAAGAGAATTTGGGTCTAGATCCTGACCTAGGTTCTCCAGAGGAGAAGAATGAAATACCAATTGAAGTAGATTTATATGATCCAGAAACTATACTTGTTTTTCATTCCAAGTCTGACTCTACACCATTGGCCGGTAAGGGTTTCGGTGAAAAAATAGAGACAAGTCGAATCGCGGAATTTAGTGTTTTGGATAAGGATAAAGATTGTTTGAATTGGCGTCGAAAATTGGATGATAGTTGGGTCGCTCCTCTTACTGTAGATGGAAAACGTTGGAATACAGTAGAGCATTATGTTCTCGGTTCTCAATATAAGAAGGGTTTTCCTGATTTCTTTAACAAGTTCTCGCTCGACTCTGAATCAGACATATCAAAAGATACTCTTTTGGCAAAAGCAGCTGTTAGTAAGTCAGGTAAAATAAAGGATTTGCAATTACGTCCCAAGAATGTAAGGCCGGATTTGGATTATGAAGAAAAAGATCGAAAAAATACTGAGCGTAAGACTGCCATTTATGCAAAGTTCTCTCAAAATCAGGATTTATTAAAGGTATTAAAGGAGACAAAAAATGCAAAGTTGATGCATTTTGTGCGCGGAAGTCCGAGTGTTACGGATGATCTATTAATGAAAGTTCGTTCTGAATTATAAATGTTTTTACTGTATAAATCAAACATCGGTAACCGTCATGCGCAATGTTCTCCAAACAACACCTCCATCTTCATTTTCATCTATCCATTTTTCAATACTATCAATTGCTTGTAAGAAATCACCGCGCTTATATCGTAGTTGAATAAATTCACAATACTGATCAATTACATTTTCATTGAATTGTAGAGAACCCCTTGAAAACTTTTCACACCATTCCATAAAATCATTAAAATAGAACATAAAAATAGATTTTAAAATGTAATAAGATAGCACATTAGTATTTTCTTTGTAGTTATATGTGCGTTTTTTAATACTGCCTACTGTTTTTTCATATAAATCTTTGTATTCCATACCATAGAAGTGGAGAACCTTGGCACATTGAAATAGTGAAAAACGACGTTCTAACCGTATCTTTTTATCAAAGTTATCGAGGATATCATCATTGTTTTCGGCAACTATAAGTGGCATAGATTTCTCACAATAAATTGCAGAAAATAATACATTTATAATTTCAGCCCACATTTCACAATAGGTTTCAAATAAATTGACATCAGATTTAACTGGAAAGATATCCAATATTTTAGATGCAGAAATGTTCTCGATTCCTGAGAAATCCAACCCCAAATTATGAAAAGATTCATGTATAAAAACCTTGAACCATTCTTCCTGACGAAATAAATAAATACTGGTTTCAGGCAAACAAGAGGTAGTAAATGCGGTATTTGCATGCATCTCATCAATTATACTACCATTTGATTGTGGTAATGTTTTTACAAGTTCAGTAAAATACATATAAATATTTGTATTTTTAGAACATTTATTGTTTGCATAATGACTTGCTAAATATAGCCATACGTATATTAGTCGTAGTCGACGTTTCAACTCATTATGAGATAGGTTCTCATGTATAAGATATAATTGGTAATTGCGCTCCCTTACAGTAAATACAATTTTTGCGCATTTTTTATCTGGCATGTTATTTTCAATATGTTGCCGTACTTGGGTAGGAATAACATTATAATTTTCTCCTCGAGGAGTGCATTTACTACTATGAATCTCAAATTTTGCAGTCTTAAATAGGGAATCGCCTTCTTTTATAATTGGTATCATGCTTGATATAATACCAATGGTTGTTTTGGATAATTTTATATCGGTATTGGTAAAAATATCCGTTTCCGTTAAAAATGTTTCGAGTTTCATATTTGTATTCTAATATAATGGTTATATATTTTCATACAAAATCCTCCGATAGAAAACCGTTGGAAGAAAATTGAATAGATGACCGGTGTTATTAACCACCGTAATAAAACTAAAAAAAGTATAACTAAAATGGGAATCAAAAATTTAAATCGGTTTCTAATGGATAATTGCAGTAAGAATGCGATTAAAAAACTTCACTTATCTAAACTAAGTGGGAAAAAAATAGCGGTAGATGTGAGTATATATATTTATAAATTTATGACGGATAATCAGTTGTTAGAAAAGATGTATTTATTGATTACTATGCTTAAACATTACAATATTGAGTCAATATTCGTATTTGATGGAAAGGCACCCACTGAAAAAAAGGACCTATTGGAGAAGCGACGAATGGAAAAGATGGAAGCTAAAAAAAAGTATTACGAATTAATGGACCAATTAGATACCACGAGTCAAACCGATATGGATGAAATACGCGCGGAGATGGATATTCTAAAAAGAAAATTTGTAACTGTGAATGAAAACATTTTGAACAAAGTAAAGGAATTACTTGATGCATATGGTGTTCAATACCTAGTATCACCTGCAGAAGCCGATACATTTTGTGCATATTTGATGCATACAAACCAAGTATGGGCTTGTCTGAGTGATGATATGGACATGTTTCTATACGGTGGATCCACACGTATAATGAGAAGTCTGAGTTTACATAATCATACTGTATTTTATTATGACAAACCCACTATATTATTTGAATTAAATATGGATGAAAAATTATTTACCGATATTATGGTGTTATCTGGCACAGACTATAATCTAAACATGGAAACGAGTTTGCACGAGACAATACGATGGGTTTATCAATATAGAATATATATTGGTAAAACGGATGAAAAGATAGATTTTTATGGTTGGTTGAATGAACATACACGGTATATTAAGGAATATGAAAGTTTAAAACATATTCGAAATATGTTTCAGCTGGATAATGATATATGTGAGCTGTATAATAATATAGATATTAATAATAAAAAAAATATAGATGTTGAACGATTGCATAAAATAATGGAGAGAGAGGGGTTTATATTTCTCTAGTATGGCGTTACTAATCTGATTACAAAAATATAACTATTATATACTATATAATACTATAATGATTATTGTAGTGGCGCGATACAACGAAGATGTCACGTGGACAAAGCAATTCCCAAATGTAGTAATATATAATAAAGGTGATAAACTAGAAGATACATCTTATCGCCAATTTTTTTTAAATAATGTGGGAAGAGAAGGTCATACATATTTTAAATACATTTGTGACAATTACGACAATTTAGAAGATTATACAATTTTTTTACAAGGAAAACCGTTTGATCATTCCCCTAACGTAATATATAATGTCACTAAATACGTAAACAATGCTGATCTGAATATAGATTTTGAGTATTTGAGCGAAGATATTTGGACAACCACGTTTGACAGGGAAGCTACTCGGTTTTGGCAAAATAAAGGTATTAATCATACTTATAGTAGAGTGTTTGGAATAAAACCTGTAAATAATGAGTGTATTTTTGGTTGTGGTGCACAATTTATAGTTTCAAAAGAAAGGATACTGCAACGTCCGCGAGCGTTTTATGAAAATATCGTAAAAATATTGGATTATACGATTAATCCAACGGAAGGTTATGATATTGAACGATTTCATAAATATATTTTTTCGTAATGTCTATCTATCGAATTCTGCCCCAGTTATGTAAAAAATTGAACAATTTTATTGTATTTGTAGTATTAGTAACACATACAATAACACCAACAACAGCAAAAATGAAAATCTTTCGTCCCAAACTAATGATTAGAGAAGAGATGCAAGTAACTACCAATTCTTCATCATCTGTAGAAGAAGGAGTCGATTCACAAGCGAAGAAATTGTTAGGAGAAAAATTGTATCCTCTAGTGAAATCAATTGAGCCGACTATGGCTGAAAAAATTACAGGAATGCTTTTAGAATTGCACGAGAGGTTTATTCACTTATGTATTAATGATAATGAATATCTTTCCAGTTTAATTAAAGATGCAGTCGCTTTATTAGAGAATGAAAAAATAAAGAATTTCGCAGAAAAAGTAACTAAGCGATTAGAGCGCGATGGAGTTTATACGTTTCGTCGTATGATTATCGATGATATTCATTGTCAACCAATGTTATACCTAAACCCAAAAGTCTTAAATATTGAGTCTGTCCATGTCAAGTGTAATGTAAATAGGTTTGATACAATGGGGGTTGAAGATTATTCAATATATAACTATAAGTATAAAAATGTGGAAGGCGCGATTCGAAAGCTCATGGATATTTCAAAGTCATATAAGATTCTGGACGGTGATCTCTGCACGCCAGGTGCTTATGAAGATGCAATGGCTGAATGCGAGCTATTTCCTTATGCTGAGTCACAAAAGTGCAGTGTATGTTATACATCCACAGCTGATGTAACAAAATGTGGGCATCATATTTGCTTCAAGTGTCGTCAAAGCTGCATTATGCGTAATATGAATAATTGTCCAGAATGTAGAGAACCCAATGTTATGAAATATTATCATATTGATAATGGTTTAATAAACAACGAATGCCATATTAATGTTGCACATGTTATGGAGTACGAGATTAGACGCCGAGCAATAAGACAGCGAGTAGTAGATATCATTGATGAGATTGAGGAAGACGAGGAAGCAGAAGAAGATGAGGATGAACCAGAAGAAGATGAATAGAATGCACCACCTCAATGTTCCAGAAAAAATAGATACAATATATAATATGAAAAAAAAAGTAATAACAGTAGTAATTATAATAATTATAATAGGTTTTTTATTGTTGACTGCTTATTTTAGGAATAATTTATTTAATCAAAAGGAAGGTTGGTCACAGAAAATAATATATACAAACGGTAAGCCATCTAACTATGTTTTAGTATGTGACAATAAAGACCCAGCAGGTCTCTGCACGAAAATAAATTTTTCATCGGATGCCGAAATGCAAAATTATGTAAAATCATATAAACCCCCACCTCCGATTCCTCCACCACCACCTCCAGTTCATGTAGTACCTCCACCCCCTCCTCCAACAAATCCACCGAAACCACCTCCACCTCCACCAACGAATCCACCACCACCGCCACCATTGCCACCGCCTCCTCCGCCACCGCCTCCGCGGTTACAAACTCCGCCCCCTCCACCTCCTTCAGTTACTTGGCCTCCATCATGTATTATGAAAAATACACAAACAGCTCCTCCTACACCCTGTGATGCACCTGCAGCCGCAGCTCTTGTAAGGCAAAATTCGAATTATTTCAATACTTATGATGTAAATACGCTCCCATGTTGTCAAGAAATGGCAAATGATAAAAGTAGTTATCAATTAAACCAGGTAAGGGAATGTATTGTACAATATATTAGTTTGGGAATAAATGATATTAATAAAAATGCTGTACCAGTGAATGGAATAGTTGGGGGTCCTCCAATGGATCCAAATTGTTACGTTAGACATAATAATAGAGTTGCGACGATAAATAAATTAATAAATAAACTAGATAATACATGTCCATATAAAAAAGAATTACAGGATTACATGGGTAAGATATCAACCTGTGATTATACGCAACTTAGTAAGCGTCCAATTACGTTAAGCGGTTCCAGCCCTTGTATTATGCCAAATACATATGCTATTTTAAATAATGTTTTAAGTATAGTTCAGGGAAGAGATTCAAAATATTGCAAAAACAAGTCGGATTCAAAATCTCAACTGAATGATTGTTGTGCTTGGGTTTCGGCTCAGAAAAATAATACATTTAATGATGTTGTACATTGTGCCAATTATTTAACCCAAATTGATGATGCAAATTTGAATACCAATAAATGTTCCTTGTTAAATCTATATAATACGGCTGATTATGACCCAAATGCAAAAATGGGTTCAATCAGTAAAATAATAGGTAAAAATCCGAAGGATAATTTGTTAAATACATATGCTCTAGTAGTAAGTGGATCAATGAATGAAAAAGTTAACCCTAAATGGTGGAAATTTTAGCGGTGGTTATTTGTTGGTTTTTACCAAATCGTACTCAAAATGATTTACGATTTGGAAATTATATTATGAAAGTTCGTATTTTCCAGTAACTTTCTTAGGAACAGTGGCACCACCTCCGCGAACACGCGCTAGAGCATCGGTTACGGAATTTTTTTCCGTTGTGTTTTTGTGATAATAGCCTTGAGGGTACGACTTTTTCACATTATTTATAGCATCATAACGTTGTTTATCTATACGTGATGACGAAGATTGGTCAGAAAATAGATTAGCCTTTTTATTATTAAGTTGCACAAGGTTCATCCCCAAATTTTGGGTAGTGGCATATAATATTGTTGACGTGCGAGAGAACATAATAACTATATATAAATGTATATATATATTTATTTACATAATGGATGCCAAATAACACCCTCTAAAGTCCTCATTGCCAGTGTGCATAAGACTAATGCTAACATCGATCCAAATGCTGCCACCCATCTTTGACCAACGATGACAGAATAACCAATCCTCAGAATAATAATGACCATCTTCTACCCCACAGTCAAAAAGAGCATATGCATGGTCATTCTCGGTTCCAGAGAGAAACCCTACATCGTCTACATATTTCGTAGAAGGGAAGGCTCTTGACATTTGCTCAATTACCTTTCGCTTAAACATCATAAAACCGGTTGCTAAATGCTTAACTCTTGCTAAATTCTTTTGAATGGCCAGCTGTGTACCAATGTAGTTAATATTGTACTTAAGAAGGTTGTATTGTATCATTTCTCTATCAGAAATGCGATCCTTAAACTGCGAATTGTTTTTTCTATCAATCCACGATTGAACCACATTCGGATTCTTTTCATCATTTATGATCTTATCCCAGAAATAACTCTTCAATGGGTAGACACCACCCACCAATGACTTATCAGATAGAATGAGTTTAAATACATCAATGGGTGACCAAGTAATATCGGCATCAATAAACAATACATGGGTAACGTTTGGATCATTCATTGCCTTTGCGACAAGATTGTTTCTAGCGCGCGAAACAAGACTATCATTGCGACAAAATTCAATGACCACCTCGATTCCATACTTATGGCATAAATCGTTGGTGGCCATCAAACATTGGACATAATTCACAAAACATAGGCTTCCGTAACAAGGTGTTAGAATGGCTAACTTAACACGGTTCGCAGCCAGATATTCCTTTATTTTGTCATCAAATGTATAATTATTTACGTTTGACTGGATATTGGCTGGCTGGGCTTTTGGCAAATTGGGAATACTTTTTGATGTCTCATGAAAAACATTTTCCTTGATTTCACCCTCCTCATCTTCGGCGTGATCATCAATAATATCATACGAAATATGCTCATCATTATCTGACATTCTTGTATAAATATAATTATTTAATTATATTTATATTGTTTATGGTAAGAATTAATAAAAATATCAATGGTTAATCTCTATCGGTGGATAAATATATTTATCCACCGAAAGGATATAGGCTATTCACCGATTTTAAGCTTTGCAAAAGCCAATTGGCTACAAAACCGCGGATAGACCTTAATTATATTGTTTCTTTGTTTATACAATTTTATATTTTTTCTTTTTTACGAATAGACTATATGTTTATAGATTAGGCAGTGGCAACAACCTCAGCCTTGATGAAGTGGTGCTTCATGTACTTCTGGAGGTTGAAGTAGGTAAGCTCCTCGCCCTTGGGGACCTTGAGGAGAGTGGAAAGCTTGGCATCAGGGTTAATCTTGCGGCCGTTATCCTTGTCCTGGAGGGAGTTGGAGCGGATGTAGAGGTTAATCTCCTTGCTGACGGCAGTGCGAGCCATCTCGGTGCCAATCTCCTTGCCAAGGAACTGGGCAAGCTCGTCGCTGATGCGAGTGGGCTTGACAAAGCCAGAGGGCTGGCGGTTGCCAGATGCGCGTCTTCGCTTGGAGGACACCTTCTGGGCCTGCTTGAGCTCACGAGAGACAGTCTTCTCAAGGGTCTTGAAGTCGTTCTTCACGGTGGAAAGAACGCCAACAAGCTGCTGGAGCTTGGCACCGAACTCAGTCAACTTGACAGAGAGAGTGGCGGTGTCATTCACGTCAACGGCGGCATCGACGGCAGTGGTGGAGACAGTGGCGGCGACGACAGGGGCGACAGTCTCGGTGGTCTTTGCCTTCTTAGCACGAGGAGCCTTCTTCTCAGAAGAAGCAGCGGCAGTCTCCACCACAGGGGTAGAAACAGAGGAGGGGGCGGAAGTGGTAGTCTTAGTAGTGGAAGTCTTAACAGCTCTGACCATTTTATGGGCTTATATCATACTAAGGAGAATCCTTTTTAAGTCATTTAACGCATTTATTAATTTATTTAATTATTGTACCTGCATAACGCCTAATGATTCTATATGACGGAATAAAAAACGCAGGGTGTGGTAATAAAATGGGCGATTTTTACGAAAAAATATTTTTGCTAAATAAAACAACAGGCAGTTTGCTATTATAAATTGGATAGTTGGTTATATATTTACAAATCGAAGGTTTAGAGAACCAACGAAAAAATTTCATAAAAAACACAGTTATTTATTATGAAACATACAACAAACCACATACAACAAACCACATGCACCAAAACACATATAACAAACCACATGCATCTAATAATCTATTTTGTCTATGGGGGTACAATTGGGCCTATAAGAATAGACCACTAATATGCAACTGATTCATATAACCAGTTTAATGATTGTCTTGCAGAAGGTGAAACAATGGTTAAAGCGGTTAAACCATGCAATGCGCCAATTTGTCTATGTTCAACATCAATTCCTGTATAAACAAGGTTCTCAAATATTGTTAAACAAAGTATTTGTATTTGCTCATGGGTAATATCAGTATGATGAATGGGTGTTACAAATATGTTAATAAATGGATCAAATAGTGGGCATATATTATTTTTAACTAATGGCGAAAGATGACCACGATAAAGCCAAATATCTAATAGATATCTGTAAAATCGTATATATTGGGATCTGTCTAAATTCGAGAACCAATTGGATTGTGTATAATTACCAAGTTGATCAATTTCCATAAATAATTCTTGCATTCGTATTGAAACTGGCTTACACCGTATTGCCATTATTTTATCATAGTTTTCCTTTAAAACCCTATTTGAAGTGGGGAAGGTGCATCTAGGCCGAAAATAAGACGTGGCCAATACATTCTGCATTGACTGTGGAAGGTTTATAAATCGATTTGTTAGAGAACTTGGTGAATTCGAAATGGGCCCAATCATCGTCTTTATAGGTTTGATATCATCATTTGGAAAAAGGATATTATTAATATTGTTTAATGTAGATATGGCAACTAGCGTATCATAATCAAAAGACTCGCGTGTATAAGGATTGTAGAACCCACCCTTTGTTTTCAATGATTGAATAAGGGACTGAATATTAAACCCATAAACAAATTCTTTTGAATCTTTGTAACTAAAAAAATCATTGAATGGTATTTCATCTAAAGGCTCCAATGTAGCAAAATCTTTGTCATTAATGCATATTGATCTAGTTTTTAGTGCTGGACCGCGCAATCGAAATGAATGTTTTACAAGCCAACCTCGAAAAATGCGCTGGATTTTAGTTACTACCTGCATCTTTTGAAAACAGTCCTCGATTCGGTTAATTAAGACTGTCTTATTTCCAGTAATATGTAATTTGTTTGTCTTTGCAATTAGTTTTAAATAGGGTATTTTAAAACTTTTTAAAGACAACTTCTTACTGAAATAATCAACATATGTTATAACATTCATTGATGGATCGAGAACATTATTCTTCTTTTTTTTAGGTTCACGTTTATCCTTATTGTAATGTTCTCCCACTGGTTTTGATAACATTTTATAATCCTATATTTTATTTTCTATTTTGTTTCAATTATATATATTCTATATATTTATTTTTCTATGATACAATTAGGCTTTATGCTTAATCACTATCGGTGGATAAATATATTTATCCACCGAAAGGATATAGGCTATTCACCGATTTTAAGCTTTGCAAAAGCCAATTGGCTACAAAACCGCGGATAGACCTTAAGTATAAGCAATGTTCTCTTAAATTAATTTGTATCATTTTCAAGGCAAATGAGGGGGTTTTCCTACGACACCATGGTTTTATTATATAAAAAATTGATTTAAAGAATCGACACCATATATAGTATACCAACCAAGCCTCCAGTAGTTATTTCTAATACCCTTAAGCCTCTAATAGTTTTTAAATCAAAATGCAGAATTCTAAGACTACCACCCCTGTTGTTTTGGCTAGCGCCGACTGGATTCCCAGTAACCTTCGTTATATGCCACCTAAGGTGAATGATCGCGGTGCAAAGTCAATTAATTTGATTAGCACTCAGACAAATCGTTCATTGCATATTTCAACCCCCCTTATGATGACATGGGGTATTTCAGATTTTATTGATGAGAAGACTGGTGAACCTGATGGAAAGTTTACTATGTCTCTCAATTTCCCTAACCCAGATTATGAAACACCTGTTACAAAGGAGTTTCTCACTAAGCTAAAGGCATTTGAGAATCAGGTACTCGATGATGCTGTGAAGAATAGCGAGGTCTGGTTTGGTGAGGAATTGGAGAAGTCTGTGGTTAAGCACAATTTCTTCCCATTCATCAAGTATCCGAAGGATAAGAATACAAAGAAGATCGATCTGACCAAGGCTCCGTCTATTAGAGCCAAGGTTCCTAACTACAGCGGTAGATGGAATGTTGAGATCTACGATACGAAGGGTGAGCTCCTCTTTCCTTCTGATAATCCCAATCTATCCCCCCAAGATTTTATTCCCAAGCAAAGCAATGTCGCATGCGTTTTGCAGTGCGGTGGACTCTGGTTTGGTGGTAAGGGATGGGGTATTACGTGGAAGCTTAACCAGTGTGTAGTTAAGCCGCGTGAGGTAGTTAGTGTATTCGGCAAGTGTCATATTCAACTTTCGACTGAAGATATTGAGACCATGAGCAAGCCGAACACTGCAGCAGCAGTTGATGCCGAAGATGAGGAGGAATCAGTTCCAGCAATTACAAATACGCAAGTTGAGGATAGTGATGCGGAAGAGGAAGATGATGATTCTCCTTCTGTGGCAGCAGCAGCCCCTCAACCAGTGAAGAAGGTGGTTAAGAAGGTAGCTGTTCCGGAGCCTGAAGCAACCACTACTTCTGCATCCGTAGCAGAGCCAGCTGTGGTGAAGAAGAAGGTTGTTGTGAAGAAGAAGGCAGTTTAAAAAGAAATGAAAAGTAAACATAAATAATAAAAAATAAAAATAATTTCTATAAAAAATAAAAATTTTTATAAAAATAAAAAGTTTAAACCTGTGTAACTCAGTTGGTAGAGTGAATGACTTTTAATCATTTGGCCCAGGGTTCGAGCCCCTGCACAGGTAAAAGAGTTGTTTGTCTCTATAAAAATAAACACAAACCTGTGTAACTCAGTTGGTAGAGTGAATGACTTTTAATCATTTGGTCCAGGGTTCGAGCCCCTGCACAGGTAAACTGGTAATGATACTAATATGGTTTATTAGTATCATTTTTTTACATTTCTCTCACAAATACATGATAGCCATCCGCACCTAATTTATTATGGTCAGAACTATGCCAATCATTGTAGTTTGGATTTACGTAATCCTCTCCACATAATAATATTATTTTATTGGGTGGATAGTGTTTCTTTACCAAGTCAAAATGGGGCATTCCGCGATGGTAACTTCCATAGATAACAATGTCATATTTTTTATTTTTAATGTCCTCTTCAACCGTGTCATTCAATGAATTGTTATGTAAAAGTGGATCGAGTAAATTTGTATAACTATAACCTTTTCCATAAAGAGTATTATACTTTATCGTATTATCCGCATAGATATGAGGTATCTTGGGATAATCATGGCACTTTTCACCATATAGTTTTTTGAATCCATGCAATGTAACACACCGTAAATAATCAGGATATGTAGCGCCAGACAAATATAGAATTTGAGATGCATCACTGTGTCCAGATTTATCTAGAATATATTTTGCAACCTGGCTCGTGGTCAAGTTATCCTTTGTATACTGTAATAATTTTTCTGCAAGTTTCTTACATTCATTGCGCTTTTCTGTTGGAATATCCTTGATTTGTTTGTCCTTTATTTCAAGATATAATGCGTTCCCTTGAATGACCAATTCTTTTGGAAATAACGCCAATGTGTTTTCAGGACATTCTTCTAAGTTAGGAAAATAAGGGATGGCACCATTTGCTAATATTTCATAGTGACGCATACAATCCCAGCCCCCCTTTTTAATAGTGGTTGCAAAAATGGATTTTTGATATTCCTTATAATAATCATCTTCTGTATGATAAATATATGTTTCGGTTTTACCAGGAATAAGATCTGACATAACCTTGGTCTTTTCTGGTACGGAATCAACTATTTTTTCTTCTGGAATTGAAAATGTAATGGGATATACATTGGTGTTTTCATTTTCCATTGTTTCAATCGAAACATATTTTGCTAAACAAGGTGCAAATATAATTAATATAGATGCAGTTATAAGCAAAATTATAGCTAGAATTTTATAATAATAATAATAAGATTTCATTCTGTATTATTATTAGAAAAAAAGACCCTCTATTGCAATGTAATATGTAAATAAATATCGGCCTTTCTTGAAATATCATAAATATCCGTATTGTTTATTTTTGTTATCCCCTCTTTTTTTAATACTATTATTTGTTCCCTCTTTATTTTTAATTGGTTGACATTTATTTGGAATGTTCGGTTTCCAACGTTGATATCAATCAACCCATTGTCATCTAGTAATAGTAACTCGCCAATATGAAAAGATACATTTATATGCAAATTATTGTTTGCATCAATGGTCATATTGTTTGGCAAAATAGGATAACATTTAAAATATATGTCATATCCGTTATGGTCATAAACTAATTCATCGTACCAAAGTGGTATTATATAGGTATTATTTTCAATCTTCATTTTGTACAAATTGTTTTCCAAAAGATCGTCCAATAATGGATGCAATATAATACACTCATCGTTATCGAATTTCGCTTTCATAATGTTCTCTAACTTACTATAAAAATCTTCTGAAAAATAAAAGACATCGCGGTACAATTTCATAAATTCATACACCTTTATTAATATCGTCTTGTCTATTTTTAATAATAGATCAACTGCCTTGGATTCACATATGTCTGTTATTTTATGAATAATACTCGCCAATAAAAAATTATCCTGTTTGAACATATCTTTCAAAAAAGTAAATAAAACCCCATTATAATCGTCTGAATTGAATTCGTAATCATAATCACCGTCTATATCGTTATCTGAATCTTTTCTATTTAACAGATAAGAGTAGGCCTCGTTTATTTCCTGAAATTTTTGGGTTGATTCTGATGAATCCTTGTTTTTATCAGGGTGATGCCGTAATGCATTGAGTCGATATTGTTGTTTTAATAAATCTACATCAAAATCTTGTGATAATTGGAGAACTTCACATGCCTTTTTATAATCCATTTATTTTTGTATAGTGGAATAGCCTCTAATTTTTGTTATAATATAAAACATAATACTCTCTAAATGGTATATGGGTCTATAATTATTGTTATAATATTTTAAAAACAGGTAGGTTTTATTCATGACATCGGTTATATCATCATTTTGTAAGTGACCATTTTGTATAAGCGAATTTATAATATACCACAGACATTCAGATACATCTAAATTGTAAGTTAATATATCATAGAGAACATCTCGAAAGCCAGTAAATGATAGAGGAACCGTTTTTAATATTTCGCTAATAATGTTATCGCAAATAATATTGAATATATCATTTGGTATGGTTTCAATATTGTTTATAATAGAAAATGATTTGATTTCTTTTGCGTTCATGATACATTCCGCATCTATGATATCCATAATTGCTATTGCATTATTCTTATCTGAGACAATATGATTACCATTGGCTAACGCCCCACTTTCGCAAGCAGTAGAAGACGCATCCATAATAATATTCATATTATTTTTTGGTAAAATATTAATATAGTCAGATTTGTTGGGTCGACGAATATTGATTGTTTTACATGAATGAATAATGGGAGTTGGTAGAAATGACAAATGCTCGGTCATAATAATAAAAACAACCTTCAGATTTGTCTGTGAATGATTATATTGTTGCATGTAACTATAAAAAATTTCCAATAATTCGCTATGAATTTGATGAAAATTTTTGCATAAAATAATTCCAAATTTATCAGGCTTTACTGAAATGATATCAATAATTTGAAAAAAAAGATCATGCCATACTAGTTTAGAATTGCATCCAAGCAATGACATGTCTACCTCATAATGTATATCACTAATTCGATATACATATTGTTGCTTGTCGGTATTTATAATCATTTTTTTATCATATTTTAACTCACTCGGACTATATTTTTTAATAAAGTGGAGAACCTGTGAATATTTTCCAATACCAGAGGGCCCATAAAATATTAGATTTTCCATTTTTTTTGATTGACTTGGCATTTTATTGTATATTTCTAGCAATTCAGGATGAATATTGTATTTTTCGATTGCCTGATTATATTCTTCATAATGTGATTCGTAAAATTTCATCTGTTATTTCTCTATTGTTGTTAATAATAATAGAGAACAAGTATTATGTTTTTATACGCATTTTAGTTAGTTATTTAATAACAACTTGCGATTGCCTAAGACTAGAAATTGTTTACTCATATAAATCATATATATTGTCTGACCTAATATTGAAATGGCGACGGATGCAACTGCAAAAATAATTAGTTTATTGTATAAAAATGTATAGTTAGTTTTGGGCAGCCAATCATTTAATAAAAAACAAAACAATAACATTGACATAAAAAACACTATAATATTTATCATTTTATATCTTTGGAATTCACTGTGATTTCGCTTTGACAATGGTATAGATTTATCATTATTATCGGCAATATGTATTTTATGTAAATTATTAAATACTGAAATCATCATGCTATGTGATACAAATAGCAACGCAATACTAATAGGTATAACTGCCCAAAATGTTGTCCAACTTATTTTATGAAAAAAACTCGCAAATTGTAGCAGGCCATCATTTTTTTTTAAAACGAGTGTATAAAACGAGTGTCCTATAAATGCGAAAAGAAATATATCGAAAATCAGAAAAATGATAAGAGATACCAATTCGGTATTTGGATGAAAGGAATAAAAAGAAGCTAGGGAATAAAGTAATATTATCCAGCCGATTTTTAAATAAGTATAATAATAGGTATTATCAATTTCATGTTGAGTATATGGCATTTTTTACTATAATATCCATAGAAAATATAATAAATATATTTTTTATGGGTTATTGGTTATGGGTTATTGCTGTAAATTGTATGTTTTATACAACCATTCCAATAGAACATTGGCATCACATTTCATATATCCATCTGGGAATTTTTTAATAGAAAGAAATTGTGGCTTTGGCATAGTATTTTGTTTATAAAATGCATAGGCACCAAATTTTCCGGTTCGGATACTTACTTCAGGTGATAAAATACGTAATATAGAACGGTTTCTTAGAGTCGGATTATCTTCCTTGTTTTCCAAAAAAGCAATGACATCCTCTAACGTTAAACTAACGATGGGTTTACCAATATTTTTAATACTTTCCTTATTTTCTCCCCACTGAACATAGGGACCAAATTTCCCATTTTTTAAATAAAGATCATCATCCTCATATTTTCCTAAACAACGGTTTGTTATATCTTGCAAGTCAGCAACTGTGTACTCACCTCGTTTTAATTTATCTAGGTCTATTTTAATTTCTTTGTTTATGCTAATATAACTAAATGTGCCATCGTCGGCTCGCACTCGAATAACTGGACCATATCTTTCAAATATAAAATCGTGGGTATTATCGAGAACATACAATTGCTTTTCTAGGCTGGAAATCGGCTTCGATAAATCCTTTATTTCATTATAACATCCGCGGCATAGTTGTGACCATTCAGTTGTCTTTCCTGATGATATTTCGTCCAATGCTTCTTCCATATGTTTCGTATAATCATAAGAAAATAGTTTTTCAAAATGTTTTACTAGAAATTCAAGAGTTATGATTCCAACTGGCTGTATTACGAGTTTCGCTTTTTCTTGACCAAATACCTTCTCCTTTTCTTCTTTTTTAATGGTACTCTTTATTAATGTAAATTCACTGCAAACCATTTTATCGCCCTCTATGTCCATTTTTTTTGTATAACCGCGCTCAATAATTGTATCTACAATCGTTGCAAATGTGGATGGTCTACCTATTCCTAATTTTTCTAATTTATTAATGAGGCTTGCTTCAGAATAGTAAGAATGGTTTTTTTGGATTGATATGGCGGTTGTTATTTTGTTGTAAATAATGGGTTGTTTCGACATTTCAATCGATTGGAAATAGAGAAGTAGAGAACCTGGATCCATTTTTAGAGGAATTTCATTCATATTTTCGCCATCATCTGTATTTTCAACATCGATGCCATATTTTTTTTCTTGATTCAATACTTTCCAACCCAAAAATGTCGGAATTTCTAATCTGTATTCATATTTATGTGAATTTGGCGCTGTAATATAAACAGGAACCGCCTTGTAAAGATAATCTGACATACAACTCTCCACTGTGTTTTTCCAGATAAGACGATAGAGGGATGCCATTCGTTTATTGTCAGTAGTTATGGGTAGAGAACTTTGTTCGATATGGGTTACACGTATAGCCTCATGTGGATTTGATGCATCCATGTTTTCTAGACCACTTTTATCGCCTAGATAATCCGTCTTTTTCCACGTTTCTAATATATATTTTCCCACTACATCCAAAAAAACAGCCGAATATTTTGTGCTGTCGGTTCTCATATAGGTAATAAACCCATTTTGATAGAGGGTTTGACAGTGATTCATAGTTTCTTTGGGTGACATATGGAGAAGATTATTTGCTTGTTGTAATAATTTTGATGTATTAAATGGTTTAGGTGCCCCCTTTTTATTGGATGCTGGAGAACCTACATCCAGAAAATGGTTAAAATTCACCGTTTTTTCCATAAAATCCATAATTTGGTTCTCTTCCTTGAATTCAAAATCTAATAAAAAGGGAATATCGTATGAAAAAAAATGACCAGTTGTTTTATATTTTGTTTCGATCCCCTTCCCCACCCCCTTTTCTTGTTCATTATCATATACTAGTCTAAGTGCAGGCGTTTGGCATCTACCTGCAGATAAAGAGTTTGTTTTATCGTTGTATAAGTAACGCCAGAGATGGGGTGATATTTTATAACCAACAATAATATCGAGAACCTGTCTAGCATGTTGAGCCTGCACCAATTTCATATTTATAGTAGTAGGTTCTCTAACTGCCTTTAATAATGCTGGTTTGGTAATTTCATGGAAAATAATGCGTGGCGTAGTATCGACTGGCAGGTTAAATACCTCGCAAATATGCCAGGCTATAGCTTCACCCTCCCTATCATCATCAGATGCTATCAATATATTTTTATAATGAAATTTGGAAATAATGGGTCGAATAGATTCAATGTGCCCCTTTTTTTCATCAATGTTTGAGAACGTGGGTTTAAATCCATTCTTTGTATCGATTGATTTTAGCCCCTCAATGCTACGGATGTGCCCCATAGTGGCAATGCAACAATATTCTTCACCCAAATAAGATTCTATTTTGGAACATTTGGATGGTGATTCTACAATAATTAGATATTTCGCTGTTTCCGATACCCTTATTTCTTTTTTTACGGTTGATTTTTTATATTGTCGTTTGGGTGGCATTTTTTAACAATAGTTCGTTTCTAATGTCTATTATCTAACATATTATATAAATATTTTCTATTTTGTTTTTCGAATGCATTTATCGATAAACAATGAATAATATATTTTCATAATATAAGTATACCATGAAACGAAGAATTCGGATAACTAAAAAAAGAAGACAAAATAGTAAAAAAAAGATGGGAAATACTAAAAAAATAATAGTAGGTGGTGGGGAATTAGAAGAATTTCGTGAAAAATATATAAATTTAATGGCTATAATTCAATCGAAAATACAAGAACAGCCAGACTATTCAGCCACCAAGCCAGAAAATCTATGCCACGATTTGTATAATGACGAGTGTGTAGAAATACAACATTTATTTAGTGAAAATCGCCAATTTTTACGCGAAGATTTTGTATTAAACAATATTTATGGCATTGGCGATGAAGCCTCTAAAAATTCTTTGCTTTTTATTTATTACGATTTATTGGAAGAGATTCGCCTGGAAGAATTATATAATTCTTCAACTGAAACGACATCCACTCCATCCAAACCAATCGAACCTCCAACGATAGAAGAATTGGGAAAAATAATGCCAATTATCGGAATGAAAGAATATTGGAAAGGTATCATTAATAAAATAGAAAAGAAAAAGCATGATGAAAAACAGAAAAAATATAGACAACAATCAAGGGTGCCGTTTATTGAAACATTATTATACACACAATTGGATGATTATAAAAATCAATTGAAACAAATTGTTACAGAAACCCCTGATGAAATATGTGTTTTGTTAAAAGAGACGATTAAACATTATGATGTTGCATCAGATAAATATATAGAATATAATCAAAAGTTATGTTTGACATTATTAATAATCGGTTATTTAACAAATTTACTATTTACTTCTGATACGTGTTCACTCATATTAAAGGGTGGTAAGGCAGTACAATTTTTTGCGAATGTTCCAAGTGATGATATAGATATTACAATTGCACCAAAGGGTAATCAGAACATTTCCGATGAACAAATTGAATATATTGGACATCAGATCGCCAATTTTATTATTTGGGTATTATCAGATGTTTATTCAGTTGAATCAAATCCTAGATCAACGCAAGGTAATGGGTTAAAAATATCCAAACTTGTGCGAGGCGAAGGGGGGTCAAAAATAATTAAGTTAAGTATACAAACTGATTTTGGTTATTTGCCCATTTTGGATATTGGGTTGGGTTATAATAGTTTTCCTGAGAAAATAAAGGGTTTTAATAATGTAAAAATGATCGACGAAACGCCGTATTCTATGAAGAGTGAAATAACGAAAAAGTTGCCGAATTATGGTTATTGCCATGCAGATATTGGTTCCATTATAACTGAAAAATTATATTATATATTAGAATATTTGTCTAGTTGTGATCATGCCAATTCATATTATCGAAATAAATCATATTATAATCTTATTAAATACATGGATGAACTAACAAAACAATATGGCGCGTCTTCTATTGAGAAAATATTTATACAATCTGTAAAAAGTGTTGTAAAATATCGCATAAATGAAAGGGATAGAATAATGGACATATTAACCGCTATTACGTGGGGTATGTTTATAAATCGATGGTTCGTAATTGAAAAATCCGGCATATCTAGGGGATTATATCCAGATGTACACGTAATGTGCATGCGCGATGATACAATGATACAGTTGAATGGATGGGGGGGTAATAAATATACAACGGTTTATGACCAATATAAGTTGTCTTCTGCTCCTAGTCTCACGGTTCCAAATAAGTAAATTTTCTTTTACACATATATAATTTGTAAAAGAAATGGTTATATAATAATAATAATACATTTTTTAGATAATTGGGAAACTGCCTTGTAATAACATACCACATTGTCCATCACCTTTATTGTATTCTTTTCCACGACCAAGTAAAATAAACCCATTATCACCCCATGCAGTTGACCAAGAATTTTTAACCTTGTAATAATTAATGCCATTCAATGTTCCATAACCAACTGCCAACACACCATGATCCAATTTACTACCACATTCGCCAGTGAAAACTCCACTCTTATAGAGTTGAAATTCGCGTTGATCGGCTTGGATAGCAATTGATACTGGTTGCTTCGATAATGCTTTCATCATTGCATCGTCTGAACTTGGTTGAACATCAACAAAATCAATAATAATACTATTTTCTACATTTTTGCATTTTGTCTGACAAGTTCCCTTATCCATAGTTGTTCCAGAAACATATGGGTAATCTGCCTCGCTGCAGAGACCATCATTTTTTCCAATCCAGGAAAATGCATTGTCCATAAGACCACCATTGCATCCATGATCCTTTCCACCATTTCTTAAAATGTCACAATCGACCAATTGCTGCTCAGAAAAAGAGACAAGCTTTTTATTAACAATAGAATATATACCCTCTAGAGCACCAGTGGTAGAAAATGACCAGCAAGATCCACATTGCCCCTGGTCTTTTACTGGCGTAACTGCGCCAGAATTTACCCAATCAACAGAAGGAGGAACTTCATCAGAATTCATGTAATAAAACAGACTGGAACGCTTAGGTGAATCGTTTTTTTCTAAATAGGTAAATCCTAAATATTCTGAATATTCATCGACATTCATTGCCGAAAATTGGTTATGACCAAGTGTAAATGATAGATTTTTCATGTTATGAATCTGAATAAATTTATCATTTTCTATCCATTGATCATACATTTTTGCAACGATAGTTGATTCAAATGCATTTATCGATTTATTCTTGAACTCAGAAAACCAGTGTTTAAAACGGTCAAAACTAGCTAAGCTAACAGGTAAAATAAAAAATATAGTGAACAACTTCATTTATAGTTAATTGCTATATATATTATATATATTTTTCTTTATGTTATTATTTCATTTTACTTCTGATGGAATTATTTAGTAGCGTATTTACATATCATATTATTGGCGTAACCTTTATTTTTTTACGAATCTTTTCTTCATCTTCAAACAAATAAATCTTAAAATTATATTGGCGATAATTTTCAAGTTGAATATAAGAATGTGATATACGCGACAATAGTTTTAATTCGTGCAAATAGACCATATAATTCGTCGTGCCGTCTTGCCGACAAATTTTATCGAATATAGTTCCAACATACGTTTCTTCCATAATGTTTGGATTATTAAAACACCGATCCAACAATGCACAATCTGTCTGGATTTTTCGGATTGAACGCATCGATGTATTTACGTAATCTAATTGGTTTATCCAATAATCTAAAAATTCCATTGCATTTTGTGATACATTATTGATCATCTTTAGATTTTTGAATAAAAGAATTTGGTTTAACAGGTCAACCAACCGACGAATTGGACTGGTAATATGTGTATATGATTTTGTTTTTAATAATTCATGATCAATGTTAAGACCATCTTCATAACATAAATATTGCCCAATAGTATTATTCCATAATTTAATAACGCGCAATGTATCCATGTCTACGCTTGCTGGTATTTCATCCTTGCTTGGTTGAATATATTTTAATGACCTAAATATACCAAATTTATTATCCAACATTTTTTTTCCAGTAAACGTATTCATGTAAACCATCCAATGCGCTACTATGTCATGACTATTTTCGATTGTTTTATCTAACAATTTCGAAACAGCCAATAATTGTATATAAATAGGGTCGTTCTTTAATAATTTTGGGTCTTCGTAAACATAATTCTTTTTAACGTTAATGAGAACGTTTTTAAAAACACTCTCGTCTTCATAAATATTTCCGTCTGAATCTATGAATATATCGAGTGCTAGTGCAAACCGTTGTTGCCCCTCCTGTAAACTACATAATGTGTCTGAAAGAATTGTGGGTAACATAGGCCTCCGTCTATCTGGTAAATAAATGGTAGCAACACGTTTGCTGAATGTATTCCATAAACCCAGTGCCTCTAACCAGAAATAAACATTGGCGATATAGATGGTTAGGCGCCACTTGTCTTCATTTACTTCTGTTATTCCATATCCATCATCGTAATCACAACTGTTTAACGGATCAATTGTTATAATTGACTCAGTTCGTCGGTCTTCAATACAATAATCTGGATTTTTAAAGATAAGTTCTACAAATTCGTTGCTCGTTTTTTTGTTTAATTGTTCGCGCGTTTTATTAGTGAAATCTGTCAGTGAGACATGTAGACTTTTACAGTGAAGTTGGAATTCATAAAAACAATCTAACCGATCAACGTCGCCAATGGTTTCGACAATGATGCCCTGGGGGTGTTTTTCGTCCCAATTATCAAAACGGAAGAGTATATACTTATTTTTTAATACCTTTGAGAAATTGGTTTTAATGTCATATGGCACTAGAAAGGGTGGATAATGTCGATCGTCCGGTATACATTTATATAAGAGGCGTTTCTTATTCTTTGTTCTACCAAATGATTTATTATTTTCTAGCATTAGAACCCCTGCAATCGAGATACATGATTTTAGATAATTCTGAATTACAGTTATACTATTATCGGCATTGAAAACAAATACGTCACGACTAAATAACTTATTTCGAATGGGCTCGATTGTATCCAGTCGAGGTTCTGAATCCGACGTTACTGGTAGATTTGTTCCTGGTTCAATAAATGACCATGATGTATATGTCTTATCGTTTATAAGTATTTTATAACTAGGCTGGATTCGATCCATATTGATTTATTTATTTAGTTATTATTAAAGTAGTAGAGATTTAGAAAAATCAATTTTCTAATTATAAATATAATACTGTGATTTAATGACAAAACCTGGGGTAAATTTTACACCAGGAAAAATCTTTTTACTTTTTTTGTTAATTACAATGGCAATAAGTTTTTATATATTTGTCCAGGCAATATTTTACAATAGTGAACCCCATAAGTTATTGTATTCTACATGGCAATTCCCAATGTTGTTCGCATTATTCATGGAAAGTGTATTGCTTGAGTATAAGGCGTAATAAATAAATATAATTATATAATATTGGCACAGTTTATGAAAGAATTTGAAATAGACATTACGGAGGAGCAAATAATAACCAGTGAGAAAATCCAAGAACTTGCGGATTTATATATCGGCAATGTGTAAATGTTCTGGTTTATGAAAAAGAAAATCCTGAGAACCCATTGAATGTGCCAGTAAATAAGGGGAATGAAGCATCGGTATATTTTACACCCTTGAAGATTTAAATCCGCCCCCTTCGGTGTAAATTGAAAGGGTTTCAAGGTTGGGTTTCTCATTCCCATGTAAAGTTTGTTTATCCCACACTCGGTTTAAGGGGGGGTGATTACTTTTATTTCTCTACATAAATAACTTGGTCTTTCTAATTTATTTATTGCTGCTTCTGCTATTTTGTAGATATTAAAGATATAATAAAATACAAATATAATCAAATTCATTAATAAAAAAAATTTATTTTCTGATAAAATAGGCGTTTTTGTGAATCGTAGTAAATAATTATTTACCAAATGAAAGATATTAAAATAATTGTTATTATTTGTTATAATAATAACAACAAGTGTTAATGCTATCAGAAGAAGAACCTATATCTGGTGAGAAGTTTCAGGAAATAGCCGATATATATATTGGCGATGAAGAAAGTTTTTCTTTTAATCCAGTGATTCACCCACAAAAAGAGAAACAAATAGATATAGATTGGTTACAATACAATGTTTTTGATAATCCAAAAATTGTATTTTGTTATAGCCATCATATCGAAAAACTCGGCGAGTGTATAAATAATTTAATGTATCCATTTATATTGATAACACATAATTCAGATGAGAACATTAACTATAATAAAAGTGTTGAAAAAATAGCGACCTGTCCCAATTTAATTCATTGGTATTCACAAAATCTTATTTATAATAATCCGAAAATAACGACGTTACCAATAGGTATTGCAAACAATCAGTGGCAACATGGTTTGGATTTTAAATTGGTTTTTAGTAATATAAATAAAATAGAAAAGACTGAAAATGTCTATATGAATTTCAATATAAATACAAATTTGAAAGAGCGCACATCATGTTATAATACACTTACCCAAAAAAATGTTTCATTTTTAGAAATGATAGATAACAAGGAAAATTTTTACCGATTATCAAGACACAAATTCTGTGTATGCCCAGAGGGGAATGGAGTAGATACGCATAGGATTTGGGAGGCACTTTATTTAAAATGTGTTCCCATTGTAAAACGATCATCCTTTATTGAGAATCTAATTAGAGATTTATCTGTTCCAATGGTTATATTGGAAGATTGGGAAGATTTTGCATTTGATAAATTGCCGAATTATGATGAATTTATATTTGATAATAGAGTATTGTCGATGGATTATTATATACAAAAAATCAAGGGCGTAGTGTATATTGGCTATTCAAATAAGGATAATGTCGGAATATTATTAGAGGAGAAAATAGATATTCTATTCAAATACAAACGTGATGGTTTTTTCATAGAGTTAGGTGCAAACGATGGGTTGTTTCAAAGCAATACTGCATTTTTAGAAAAAGAACGAGGGTGGAAAGGTATTTTGAATGAACCGTCCATTAAGGGGTATGAACTATGTAAAAAAAACCGCCATAACTCAATATGTTTACATTTTGCATGCGTATCAAATGATTATATTGGCGAAACTATTTTTGGCGATTTTAATGAAAATGATGCAATGGGTAGTATAAATGGAGAAAGAACTAGATCCAATAATTTATGTAGTGTTCAATCTACAACACTAGAAAAAATATTAGATATTCACTTGACGAATGGAAAGGAAATTGATTTATTGTCATTAGATGTAGAGGGTTATGAGTTAAATGTATTAAAGGGGGTAAATTTAGATAAATATCGGCCCACATATTTATTGATTGAGATATACATTCATGATTATGATAATATGGTGAATTATCTACATTCAAAAAAATATTGTTTACAATGCAATTTTACTAATTATAATTATATTACAAATCCTATTTGGGATGGAACCCATAATGATTACTTATTCAAAAAAATTGAATGATTTATAATAATCGTAAAATCGATCTACAATTATTATGGAAGAAATAAATACTTCTCGACATGAAGAAGAATATGAAATTGTTGAAAAGGAGGTTGATAGCTTTGAACTGGCATTAAAGACAAGAATGTTGGAGGTGGCATATCATGAGTCATTCTATGCAGTAAAGCGTAAAATAAATTTGATAGAATCGTTGAATAATATGACAATTACAGAAAAAAATATTGAAAAACAACAACTTGCCAGAATTATGAATAATGTTTACGCCATGAAGAGTGATGTTAACAAATTGCTTTATGGTGGTAAATATCATGCGATATCTGAAATATCGAAAACGGTTATTGAAATTGAGGTAAAAAAATATATGGATTTGGGAATGACGATATCACAAATCAAACAATCATTGGATAATCGGCTTAAAATAAAATAAAAAATATATGTTTATGAATAGTGAGTTATGTTGTCGCTTTAGATATCATCAATGTTAATTTCTTCTTCTACGTCCAACGTAAATGATTCGGTTGTTGCTGTTGTTTCTATCTTATTCGAAATATGAGTGTCATAAATATCATTCGTAAAGGTAATGTCATCATTTTTTTCCATATTTTGCTTAGATATTCCTGCACCGAAATTGCTGTTAGTAAATCTTAACTGCAATACATGCGAAATATCTACGTTTGGCATAGATTTCAACCGATCTACATCACGATCATCGTATACGCAGAGTATATCACAATTTTTTGGCATAGATTCCCATTCTCGCAATCCTGCTAGAACTATGCTCCCAACAGTAACAAGATTGTTTCTAATATTTCTACCCTTCATTTTATTTCTTATATGTCCAATAAGACGAATATTTTTATTTGTATAAATTTCACACATACCGTTGCCCAATATTTTGGTAACACAAGAATATTGCTCCAATTCACATGTGGATATTTGAAGCATTTCCGAAGTGCTTTGTGTTTGTAATTTTCGCGCCAGTGATTTTGCACATTTACCACCTGTAGAATTTTTCACCATTTTAAACTATTTGTTATATGAAACTGGTTGTTTTTAACATTCTATTATTATTTAATTTAAAATCAATTTTTTATTCCATTCTATGTGGTTATTTTATTGAAAAGAATATATGTATTTATAGTAAGAATGGAGTACTTGGAGACAAATATAGATTTGCTTGATTTAGAAGATGAAGATGTTGTACAAAATTTATCGGAAATTATAAATAATTTGGGTGAAAAAAAATATGGGATTCAATTGCAATTTAATATAATCGATGCTGAGAACCCTGAAAAAATATCAGGCGGTGGATACGATTATGAACCAACCTTTCCATACAATAAATTTAAAACGACGTTGGATAAATTATTTAATATACGAGAGGAAGAAGAGAAACGCAAAACCATATTAGAAGACCTATTTTCTGTTAGAAATGACAAACCCCAGAGAACAACTTTATGGGATACTATTGTTGAACGATTCCGTGGTAAACCAGAAGAAGAAAAGGGTGATATTTTAAAGTGGTTGCATGGGAAATCGGATGATCATCAAACAAATTTTATGGATTGGTTTAATCGCAAGCCGGCAGAGGAACAAAGTAGTTTTATGAAGTTATTTAATGGTAAACCAAAAGAGGAAAAGTCGAATTTTATGGAGTGGTTCAATAGTAAACCTCAAGACGATCGCGGTAGTTTTACTGATTGGTTTAAGAGTAAACCGAACTCAGATAACAATGGTTTTACGAATTGGTTTAACAATAAGCCTGAGGAAGAGAAGAAAGGTTTTATGGATTGGTTTAATAGTAAACCAACAGAAGAACATAGTTCACCGATAACGGATTGGATTAACAGAAAGCCTGATGTAATTAATGCAGTTCCGGCTACAAAAACGGCGATGGAACCTTTACCAGAACCCAAACCGGCTTCAGCACCAGAAAAGGTAGTTGTTGAGAACCCACCTTCTCAAATATTAGAAACTGAACCAGAATTACCGTTTCCTGTAGAAGAAGATGTAGAAACAAAGGTCAAAACGATTATTTTAAGAGTCGAGCGAAAATCAGGTATCGAAATGGCAATAGATAAATTGAGCAACTAGAACACTATTATATAATGGTCGTCTTAACATGTCCAAACCGAAGGGATAAATTTACCATAACTCCGTCAATAATGCCATTATCAATTAAATTTCGAATAAATGATACATCCTCACTAGTTCCATCAGTAATGTATGGAATTGCTGGATTGTTTGTAGAAAATTTTTTGATATCACAGAAAAACCAGGGGTATTTTATACGTTCATCTTCAATAACACCATAACGTATAGCCATACACCCCATTCCTGTGTATGCACACTTAATCCATTTTTCGCCATGTTTTAATAATTTAATACTTTCTTCAATTGATAAAAATTCAAAATGTCCTTTTTCTATATATATTTTTTCATCCCATCTCTTAATACATGCAAAGTGATTTCCACCTTGCATGGCATACACGCCGGAAACCACAGGGTATTTATATAAACATGCATCAATCAATTCAAATATCATTTCATTGTTAAAAACCATGTCTGAATCCAACCAAACGATGGCGTCATATTTAATATTTCCCTGAAATGGTTTTTGATCTGGACCAGCTAATACATTGGCACCTAAACACATTGCTCGAACAAAATGAACATGTGATGAATAATTATTTGATATAAAATAATTGTATTTATTTTCCTTGGAGATTTGTCTAATAAGTTCAGTCCAACAAAGTAAGAAGTGATTCGAAAAAGAACCACCAGGAATGCAAAAAACAACTGTAGGGATATTGTTCATAAGAAAGAAGACAATAACATAAGAAGTAAAGAAGGAATTGTTTAGGTAGGTTAAAAGGAATAATAAAAAGAAAAATAAAAAGAAAAATAAAAGGAAAAAAATAAAAAAGGTTAGGTTAAGGTTAAATTTTAAAAAGGGAATCAAAAAGGGGAAATTAAATAGGGAGGTGAGTGAGGAAGTCATAAAGGTTATTATCAGAGTCCTTAAGGAATTTGACACCGTCAATAGTGACGATTTCAACATCAAGTTCATCATCATCAGCAGCATCGGTAGCAGCAGCAGGATTGGTATTGCTATCGGCAACATGAGCAGTGACAAGAGTAGTAGGAGGAGAATCATTTTTAGATTTCTTATTGTAGGTTCTCTTGGGCTTTTCCGAAGGAGTCGAAGGAGTCGAATGAGTCACAGTAGTAGTCGAAGTAGGTTCAACAGCATTCTTGGTCTTCTTGGTCTTCTTCTCTTGGGTCTTCTTAGTGTCAACGGAAGTAGTAGTAGTTTCAACAACAGAAGGAGTGTTAGTGTTAGTTAGAGTAGAATCAGCAATTTTCTTATTGGAAGTTTTTTTAGTCTTAGTCTTAGTCTTAGTGTTGGTGTTGGTGGTAGTGTTATTAGGTTCAACCGAAAGAGGTTGAACAACCGGAATAGTTTCAACAACAGAAGGAATATGAGTGTTAGCAGGGAGAGGATCTTCAGAATTAGCAAGAGAAACAAGCTGAGAGATAAGATCAGTAGGTGCATCGGCAATATTTTTATTTTTCTTAGCACGAGGAGCGCGAGGAGGCTTAGAGGCAGCCTTAGCAGCCTTAGCTTCAGCCCTAGCGATAGCCTTAGCCTCGGCCTTAGCTTGAGCCTTAGCAAGTTTTTTAGTCTCGGCAACATTAGCACGCAATGACTTGGCAACATCCTTGGTATTGTCAAGGAACGACTTGTAAAAGAGGATTTGATCCTCAACAGAATCATGCAACTTCAACGTCTTAACAAGAGAATCACGAAGAGTGTCGTCAGGTATCTGGGTAGAAAGCCAAAAGCCGAACTGCATAAACTTGGCATAAGAGGGATTCTTAACCTTGTCAACAACAGTAGACTCAACAATAGGAGTCATGGTGGCAACAGTGGCGGAAACAGAGGACATATTTTGAGTGTTTTAGAAGTCAATTAGACAGTTTGAATATTGTAAGTAATAATGGTAAAAAAAGAATCAATTTTTTATCGTTTTTGGATTAAATTAGAGAACATTGCTTAAAAACGAGAACATTGCTTATGTTTTAGAGGGGTTTTTTGAATTGTAACCGATGATTTACTATCCCACTCATTTCTGGATATTGTTTTTTGGTTATAAAAGCAAAAAACAATAATTAGTTAGGTTCTCTATCCGGAGTAAGGTTAACACCAGTTTGGGAAAATCGGTCATATACGGTCTCGTGTATCGATTTTTTCTTAGATATAATTTTACCAGTGTTATTAATGATAAGATCGTCTTTGGTAAGTTCGCCGGTAGTTTTATATGCATTACCATACCATACATCGTGTCTAGATCCAAACAATTTATCATAGGTAATGCCATTAATAATATACTTTCCATCCTTATTTTTAGTGATTCTCTTTATAGATTTGATAATATTTGTATTGATAGGTTCTCCATTGTCTGATGATAAAGATGAAATATCATGAGATAGAGGTGTATCAACATTGCCGGTTTTTCTTAGGAGCGCATTATACTTTCGAAACAATTTATTATTTTCCAACAAGAGTCTTTTATTTTCAGAAGTTAATGTGATAACAGCATGGGTATTATCGGTTTCGCCTCTTTCCCAAAGCTGTTTCTTTAACGACTGATTTTCATCTAAAAGCTTAATATAATTTTCGGTACTATACTCAACATTCATAATAATCGTTTTAATGGCTTTATCAATATTAGGGATAGTAATGCCATCAATAGATAATAACTCAACATGGTTTTTATTTTTAATAGTAATAGACCTTAGTCTATCCTTAAAAAAGGAATGTTCTTTAATAGCAGACTCAATTTGAAGTTTATTATCAACCTTGAATGAATTCATAAGTCGAAAATTCTGATAAGTATCGCGATGCTGCATAATCCGCAGTTTTAAATGATTAGAATTGCCAAATTTAATAAGTTTTTCGCCGTTGTCACTAAGGTTATCAATAATACCATAATAAATACATTGGGTATTCTTAGGGAATTGGTCAATCAACGTTTTTTCTCTAATAATAAATTTTTCGTTTTCAGATTTTTGAATAACACGATCCTTGTTCTCTAACTGTAGTTTTAATTCATCGGTTTCTTGTTGAATAACGTCTTGTATAGTTTCTTCTAATTTAATATAATATTCATGAATTTGTTCAGACTTTTTGGTTGCAGCCTTTAAACAAAAGCGTTTAAACGTGTGTATAGTAAGCATAATGGTTTCTTTATTGTGACCACCTTTAATATGAATAGTATTTTTCTTTGCTCCTGAAGCTTCAGGAGCAATAATTTTGTAATCATTATCAATTACAAAGTTTTTTTCTAACATATATTTTGCATTAAATTTTTGATTAAACCCTAGCCATTTCCAAACATTATCTAAATCAATAACAAAATCGGTTCGTTGATTGTAGTTTAAATAAGAATAAAAACTGGCAACAAACAACTGTTGTTCATTGTCTGTAAAATTTTCTTTAATTTTTTTTAAGAGGTTGTTCTGGTAAGTTCCAGATAACCTTGTAATAGGATGGTTCTCTATCAATTCAACAATATTGAAGGATCCGTCGGTTTGCATTTTAATCCAAAATATAGATATTTGGGTTGGATTCTTTATATTGCTTTATGCTTTTATAATTTTAACCGATTGGTTCTATTATTAAAAGAAAAAAGCAAAATAACAATATCAACAAAAAATATAATTATTATGCGGACTGCATAATGCGACCGATATTTCACTATCCCACTCATTTCTGGATATCTATAATAACGACAAATGAGAGAACATTGGATAGGGGGTATATAAAAACCAATAAAATAGAGGGTTTTTATATAAAATAAATGGAAAGGTTCTCTATCTCTTTTTACTAGAACCCATTTTTTTATTTTTATTATTAAAAACACCAGCCGACTTCTTACGTATCATACGTTTCTTCTTTAGTGTTTTACCACCTCTCTTATAAATAGGAGAACTCGGTGGACTATCAAAAGAAAAGGGTATTGCTGTTACTCTAGGTGGTGAATTTGGTGGAGAATCCATAAACAATGATTTTTGAATAGATTTTTGGGGGGAATCGCCAACATTATTACTACGACGACGGCGACGTTCTCTACGTTCCTTTTCACTTATTATTAAAATATGTTCTTGTTTTAATCGTGCAGCAATTTTTTTAGGTGTAACAAGAATGCCATCAGGATCTATTTTATTAGTAATGTTACAAATAGCAATTTCAGAATGAAATGAACCAAGCTGTGTTTCCATAACATTAGCAGCGTATCCATCTTTACCAAGGGTACAAATATAGTTAGCAAGTAGGTTATCATTACCGGATTCAGATAACCTTTTTTTAGTAAACAACCCATAATTTTCACGGAGAACTTTTTGTATTTTAGGGGATGAATTTACGTAAAAGGGAGAACTTTCAGTCAATAAATCAATGGCGATACAATGAATATCGGAAATTGTAGTAAATTTGTAGGTAATTCCATAATTTTTTTCAATGGTTTCTTTATCAAAACCAAAAAAGATAGGATATCCAGTATCTATTAATTTATACGTAGGTGCATCCGTAGATGAGTCCGCCCTATATAAAGTGGTACCAGCAGGGATAATATAGAAAGGAATATTATCCTCACTATCATAGGTACTAAAGAATTTTGGGGTCATTATATACTTTATTTATATAAAAGTAGAGAACAATGGTTACAAAAAGTTCTCGGTTAACCTTTAAGGTCTATCCGCGGTTTTATAGCATGGAGATGTTATAAAAAATATTACCATGTATGGTAGAACAGTATGTAAAACAATAGAAACTGTAACGCCTAGATCTACGTTTTTTGTAACGGTGGCGATCAGAATAATAATAGCATACCAGAAGCAAAAATATGCAGCGAATTGAGTATTCAGTTACTAGATAGGTTTGGTGATAAAATCCAATCGAGTTCTTGGTTAAGGTCTATCCGAGGTTTTGTAGCCAAATGGCTACAAAACAACTGATGACCCATATCCTATCGGCGGATAAATATATTTATCCTCTGATAGAGATTAATCAAATGGGGTAAATGAACCGTTTTATAGTGACAAGGTTCTCTATCTTTTAGGTTCAAAAATAATAATATACAGAATATATTATTATTACATCTGGCTTGTCAGGATTGAACTGACGACCAATGGATTTACAGTCCACTACTCTACCGACTGAGCTAAAGCCAGACAGTAGTATTATATAATCGTTTTTATATAGGTTTTCTATATATAAATTATGTAAACGCTTTAATAACCGATGGTGTAATACCATCAATAGTATACCAATAGTATATCAAGGTTGCAGAATTTGGGAATTGAATAAGAGAGCCATCACTAAATGCTAAGTGCATACCACCAAAGTCCGACTGACTGGTTGTGACTTCAGCGCCAGAATAGGTATAGATAATATAACTAACCAATCTATGTTGAATGGGATTACCATTACTATCATTTGCAACACTATTGCCAGATGCGTCATTATAAATATTAATATACAAATGACCAACAGTGGTCATAACAGTTTTCATATCATTATAAAATGCCTGAAACTCATCAGAATAAGGGGGTCTACGCCAAGGATCAGTTACGTCGCCCATAGTTTTTTGTTATACCGTATTAGTACATTTTTAATCTAAATGTGTTTAAAACCACTGCATAAACAGTGTTGTAAATAAAAAAATACAAATATATTTTACAAAATAGGGAAGCGAACTTTTTCGTTCGGAAACATTCCCAAGAATTTATTTATCATCGTAAAAAAGGAAATAAAATATATGGAAGCACCGCCTACGAATGAAATAGAAGTATATAGATTAGATCTAGAAAAGGGGAAATATTATGAAACAACCACTTGTACACGGATAGAAGGTAATTGGTTTACTGCAAAATATTATACTACAAACCCAATGCGATATGTAGGTGAATTTGTAGAACATTATCGATTAGGATGGAATGGTGGTATTAAGGCACATGGTGGTATATTTATAAACAATGGTAAAGAAGAGCGAATTTTTTATAGATACGACAACAAGACTTGTTTCCGCGAGGTTTTGCCCAGAGGTTTACCCAATATCGTAAAAGAAGACTTATTAAAAAAATATGAAGAAATTAGCATGAAACCATTATCTTTAGAAACAATGGCAAGATATGCTTTATCTAGTCTTGATTTGAAAGATGCAAAGACTTTTAATTCATGATGATGAGAGAACCGCTTATTTATTTTATTATAAAAAAGTGTAAAAATGGGTGGTTTTTATATAGGTTTTGTTAACCAGGTTCTCTATCTGATATAAAAAGAATACGTTTAAAAATTAAAAATAAAATAAGTTTATATTTTGTATTGGTCAGAGTAATGTATCCAAGTTTTAGATAAATAATTGATCAATATATACGCCGTCTTAGCTCAGTTGGCTAGAGCATGCGCTTAGTAAGCGTAAGGTCGTGGGTTCGAGCCCCATAGGTGGCTAACAATAGTTACACCAGTTTTATAAAAAGAGAAACTGGTGTAAAAAAAGATACAATATATATATGTTATTTATTACTATTGCTTAAGACCAATTGTCACCCATTACTCGATAAATCACTCATAAATCAATATGTCACTCATTTCTGGATATCTATTAGGTGTCTAATATCGAAAATTTGGACAGGGGGGTCCGAAGGGATTGGTCCGAGGCTTGGATCGGAGGGGTTTTCCTAGGAAAGGGTCGAGGACGACAGGAAAGAGGCGTGGTAAGAGGCCTGCTAAGAGGCCTGGTAAAGGGGCTGGTAAGAGGCGAGGAAAGAGGCGCGGTAAGAGACGAGGTAAGAGGCGTGGTAAGAGGCGCGGTAAGAGGCGCGGTAAGAGGCGAGGAAAGAGGCGAGGAAAGAGGCGAGGAAAGAGGCGAGGAAAGAGGCGAGGAAAGAGGCGAGGAAAGAGGGCTGGTAAAGGGCCTGGTAAGAGGCGTGGTAAAGGGGCGAGGAAAGAGGCGTGGTAAAGGGGCTGGTAAGGGTCTCAATAAAGGGTCTCAATAAAGGGTCCAATACGAGTATTTGTATTTTTATATGTAAAAACCCACCCAAAATATAAAGAAAACAGAACAAAATAAATGGACAGGTTCTCTAACACTGAAAAACAAAAGGGTATAAATAATTTTTTATAACAATAACCCCAATAAAAAATTGATATTGTTGCAAGGACTCTATATAACAAACAAACAATAATAAAATGAATACCAATGCATATATAGTAACAATATGGTTTGTCGTAGCCACGTCAATAACAACCGCATATTTAACACCAATCCAACAATTACAAATAAAAAGAATCATTCAACATCCAGAGACGCCGATACAAATAAAAACAAAGGTAAAGAAAATCGTATTCATAAAATATATGCCATGGATAAAGAAAGAATGTCAACGATTCTGTAGTAACAATGTAGACTTATTAAAATATGTATATTACAACAGTATACATAAAACTATCAGATATGCATATAATAAAGAAGATTTATATGAAGATGCGTGTATTGGGTTCTCTAAGGCCCTACAGAATTTCAATGGAAATTGTTCAACATTAACAAAATATGCGGCACCATATATAAAACACGAAATATATAAAGGAATAACAATAGCAACCATGCAGTCAAAAATAATAGAAAAACAAAAAAACACATCAATAAATACATATAAAAAACCAGCCACAGAAAGGGATATGGAAATACAAGAAATAAAGGAAATAATAAAGGGTCTAACGCCAATGCAACAAAAAATAATGTATTATAGATATGATCCAGAAACACTAAAACAAGTAAGAACAATAAACCAGGTTCTCGAAATGATAGGAATTTCGCATGAAACATATAGAAAAAATTATAAAAAAATAATTCAAACAATATCTGAGTCAAAAACCCCCACCATCGAACATAGAAAACCAAACGCAAAACCAAAATCAAGACGCAGACCCAACATTTCTAACCAAAAGAAACAATAGAAAGATAATAACATTATTAAATTGCCTACGTATTTTATAAAAATATTCAATATTCTCCAATTTTTTATCTATTTTTGGAATAACATATTGATAGCGATAATAAAGAAGACCACCCACCAACAGTACTGACGAAATATCGCTTTGTAAATGTAATTGATTACTAAAAATATCACTTAAGAAATAATTATCTGTCAAGACCTCCTCATTGATGGCGTTAAATACGGTAGATATTATTGCCTTATTCGCAATAATATTTTGAAGACGAAGCGACTCACTAACCAAAAGCATACCGCCCTTATGAAAAGCAGTGACAAATATAACACCATTGCTTAGCCCAATGAATAAACGTAAACCCAAACTAAACGAATTTATTTGCATAATAATGATTATGAAACAATTTAAAACCCAATAATAGAATCAATTTTTACACCGATGGATCATTGATTTGTCGGTAACAGTTATCCTTTCACGTCCAAATTGAAATGATCAAAAGGGTGTATATTTATTTACATACTAATTTACCAAAATATAAGTACCATAAAATGGTAATAAATAAACTATTTTCTTATATTCTCTTTAATATAGTTAAACCATTATTATTTGTATATTTTTCATGTAAAACCCAGTCCTTATTATTTTCTAAGAAATCAGAAATAGCTGGACCAAGGCCTTTATTAATTTCATCAATCGGAAACCCACTTGCAATGGACTGTTCTTCTGCATTCGAGCCACAACGAATAGTTTCACCATAAATTTCATCAACTGTCGTATCATGCATAATAATATATTTTTTAGTTATTTTACTAAATTTATCAAGCTCTCTTTTTAATTGACCATAAATATGCCAAGTATCAATAAATGTCAAATCTACGTCATGATTTAATTCAATTTCAAGATTATTCTTCCATATCCATTGAACAGTAATTGGAAGACCATTGCAGGCATTTAAATATTCATCAATATTACAAACATCAATATCATTCAATATTATTTTTTTAGTAGACCCTGAGTGATTCGATTGAAGCAATCCATAAAGAAACGCCCAGCTAGAAACAACCCCACGAACACCGGTTTCAAAAATAGTGTCGCACTCCTTTGCATAACGATATAATGTCGGTAAATGTTCATTAATATCGCTAGGTGCTGACGACAACAATGTGTATTTATTCGCAATATAATCCATTTATTTATATATAATTAAAACTACATAATTTTTATTTATATTATAAATTATAAAATATATATATTATTACATTGGGGTTGGATCCCAAATAAAATATTTGTTTGATACAATATATTTCGTAGGCAAAAGCGCAGCATCTTTATTTATATCACTAATATTAAGGTGTATCTGCGAAATGTGATTGGACAATTTCTCATTCAAATCACTCACTCCGTTGGCAGAGGAAGGTGATAGTGATTGTGAATTTTCAATTAGCAATGGTGTCACACGAAACTTATTTTCAGATACTAAATATGAAGATATGCATTTTGGACAAGTCATATTCATATTTTTATATGAAGAAGTATCATCGACATTGTTATTGAAAGCACGAGCAACCGATGTAGAATGATCTGAAAAAAGATCAATGATCTTACTAACAATGACACTACGTTGGATGTCTAAACTCTTCATCTCCACCATTTTAATTTCAGGAATCGAATCTCTAGAGCCCTTCAATTTATGAATAAAAAATTGCAGACCATTATTATCTCCAGAATCACTTTGTTTCAAGTCACCTGTAACAACCATTTTAGAATCAACGCCAATACGAGTTGCCAACATAAGCATTTGGTTAGGGCTACTATTTTGCATCTCATCAGCAATAATAAATGCACGCTTAAATGTCCGCCCACGCATATATGCCAGAGGCGAAATTTCCAAAACGCCAGTGTGCAACATCGAATCTATATCCTTTTGTGAATAATATTCTAACAAAATGTCAAATAGAGGGCGAGTCCAAGGATCCATTTTATGGATTAAATTGCCAGGCAAAAACCCAAGCTCCTCCTTTTCAACAGATACAATGGGTCGCGTCAATACAATTTTTTGAATACGCCCACTCTGCAATTCATGAACAGCGGCGCTACATGCAAACAACGTTTTTCCAGTACCGGCTGCTCCGTGTGCAATAACAATGGAAGAATTAGGATCAGACAAATAATCTACATATAGTTTTTGATTCAACGTTTTTGGAGAATAAAGGGGCGATGAGATAGAGCGCATTTTCGACTTTTTCGAATTTAAATCGGAAAAACTTCGGCGATTTTTGGGCGAATTCGCAACAGTACTTTCATCATCTTCAAAGTCAAAATTTGTAATATATTTTTTGTTTATGCCAGCCTGCAACACCGTAGAAAAACGTGAACTCAAAATATCGAATCCGCCTGATCGGCGAATGATACTACGAAACCCACCAGACAACTGGAGTCTAGAAATTAGAATCATGGGTAAAACAAGCCAAAAACAACGAATGTTGTTAGCAAATCTCATTAGTATATACACAAACAATCTATTTATTTTATTTTACATTATAATAAAATAACCGAATCAAATCAAATCAAATCAAATCAAATCAAATCAAATCAAATCTCTATTTGTAAGGATTAATGCCAACACGGATAAGAAGATTCACCAAAAAGTTAATACGAATAGGATCAAATCCAACACCAGCAGCAGGCATTCCATAAAGAACGATATAATAATTGAAAACAGGAGCCAATTTAAAACTACGAGTAATAGTCATAGTACCACTTCCAGTAGCAACAGTGTGTTCATTTTTATTCGATAAACAATCATTCACTTGTTGTTGTAAATTAAGAGCATCTAACTTACATGCTATATTATCACCGTAAATTGCATAAGAATTAATCGCCCCCTGCAATGCCTCTTTTGCAATCTTAAGCAACGTAATTAATGTAGGATCAGTATATGTTTGAACAATGTTATAAAGTATATTATATAATTGGACATACTGGTTATAATCATTTGGAATGACCTCATAATTTTTATTAGACATAGGAAGCGTATAATTTAATTCAACAGCTTCTAAAGAAGCAACCACATCAGGTGGCAAGATGCTAGCATTAATCGGTCTTAAAACTACACCATTATCAACCGGATTATAAATAGGACGATAGGCAGTCGCGGTAGCGTTAGAAAAAATAGACTTACTTATCATTTTATTATTTATATATTTTATTTATCATTTTTATCATTTATTTCAGTAAAATATAACTTCCAGTCACTAATAACCTGGCAATGTTTACATTTCGCAGATACAGTGGCAACAAACGACTTATCAGGGAATATATTTTCTTCAATCAACAAGACTTTGATAGTAATCGAATTATTATTTATATAAAAGGGGCGATTGGTAATCGGATTCACAATAAATAGGTTATCCTTTTTATTAATAAATTGAATCGCTTGACCAGAGTCAGGTACATCCGCATATTTATCAGAATCATCCAGGCGTTCAGTTGAAATAATTTTATAAATAGAATCAGTATCAATTAATTGGCTTCCAGAAAACCCCTCCTCAGTTTTAACCAAACCAGTAGCCACATGCCCAGAATAGGAATAGAATAAAATAAACAATAGTAATAAGATCCAAAAAAGATAGGTAGTTAACGTGTACATTAATTATATATTGATTATATAATTATGCGATAGTTTTATTATATTGTGGAGTAGTTAATAAACAATGAATCAAATTCAGAGAACCCTCTTATATTTAAATGAGGAAATTGATTACCAAACCGATTACTACAATGATAAACAAAATTATATTCATTTAAATAATCATTTAATTCCTCGAATGTTGAACCATGAGTATAAGTACTCTGGATAGAACATTCAGTAATAATATATTTAACTTTATGTAAATGAACACCTAAACTTTTAATTGCATTTAATTCATATCCCTGTAAATCTATACATAACAAATCAATATTTTGAATATCATTATCATTAATAAATGTATCTAATCTAACTCCATTTACTGTAATTTCTTTCTGGGGATTTTCTCTATTGTAATCAGGATCATCCCTATTTCTTAATGAAAAATCTATTTTTAACATAGACGATGAACCCATATTATCATATTTAGTTAAATCAAATGGATAAAAAGAAACTTTATCATCTGTTAACGAGACAGCTTTATCAACTAAAACTATATTTTGTTTTTTATAATTATCTAAATAAGCAAGTTGTTTGTTACATTCAATTAAACAATCCGGATTACACTCAAAAGCATACACTTTCGAATTATTAAAATGATCTGATAATTGAATAGCATCAATTAGGTCACGTGAACCTAATTCAAATATTGTTTTAATTTGCGCCTTATCAATAAAATTAAAAAATTCGGAATATGCCATGTATATTTTATTAAAATAACCGAATAGTCTATATATCTTTTTTTGCGAATAAATATAAAGGATTATACTCTACAATACAGCATCAACACTCTCTAAAGCACCCTCTATCCAACCCTGATTGCGACTAACCATTTCGCCAACAACTAACATCCCTGGCATAGGGTGTTGAGCATTATAAACAAATTGCTCACGTGCATATTTACATTCAACCCCATCCTTAATCTCTATCAGAGGATAAATATATTTATCCGCCGATAGGATATGGGTCATCAGTTGTTTTGTAGCCATTTGGCTACAAAACCTCGGATAGACCTTAATAAACTCACTACTAAGTGGCTTGTAATAATGGGTACCAATATCCCAATAAAAAGAAACAATATCTAATAAAAACAACCCCTTATCCGGCAAATCACAGGTTCTCTCTATAAGTCGACAAAGATGATTCCGATTTTTTTTAGTATTATCAGTATATGGTTTTAGAGCCAATGCCCCCTTATTATCAGTATAAACAATCAAAAAAATCCCATCATCAATATTTATAGGAATAATGCGATGAATAGGACCCTTTACCATAGTTCCCATAGAAAAATGTTCTCGAAGTAGAGGCACACACTCTTTTGAAAATTTACCATAGATTCGTAAAAAGGGTTGCCCAACAATGTCTCGATAAATAGAAAAGCGAGGCAATAATTTGCGAACCGTATTCACAGTCGTAGCCAGAATGATTTTTTTAGATGAGTATTTCGAACCGGAAGCCAGAGTTACTGTAAAGTCTGATCCAGAATCTATTCCAACAACCTCTGCCTCCGTCTTTATCTCAATCTTTTTATCTAATTTTTCCAACATCGAAGCCAACAAATCTTTCCAAGAAATAGAAAGACCAGTCCAGCCAGGAGTATTATCATCCATGCCGTAATAATAGAGTGTTTCATAAACATCCTCATTTTCAAAATCAGTGTAGCCACAAGTCATGAGAAAAACCGAATAAAGATCCTTACCCAAAATAGGGAGGGCGAATTCTTTAAATGTCATAGAACATTTTTTGCCATCCATTTCCAAAAACCGTTTTTTTAAAACAGAAATAATATAGGGAATATCCGCGGAATACTCAATATTGTCTGCAATTTGATTAAAAATCTGGTTCTCTTTATAGGAAACACCTAAATCATGCAGTAACGAAATCAATAATGTATCCTTGGCCTTCCTGCCAATACCACAACCAATAGATACATCAACATTGTGAAACGGATAATAACCCATCCGGCCGCCAATATGCCTTGCATTATTTTTTTCTAAAAGGAGAATTCGCGGTATTATAGTAGGACTATTAAAAGTAGGACTAATAATGGTATCATTTTTATCCTTTGCGGCTTTATAAACAAGCCGAAAGGCAGAATATAATCCAGAAATACCACCGCCTACAATAATATAGTCATAGGTCATTTATAATAATATAGTATAAGAAATATGCCAATATCTAATTATTTATACCAGCGAAGATTTGAATCCGCACCCCATGGGGTGCTCCATACAAATATGTAACTGGTAACTTAGTTGAAGATTCATCCGCCGTGCGGATTGAATTCTTCAATGGTGTACAAATCTAGCCATGCAAACAAGAGTCCGTTTTCCAGAATAGCCACCTCCACTACCATTGATGGTAGCCAAATTTGATTTCTGTAAAATACGTGTGACTTGTGTATCAATGTGATAACCATTCGAATTCAAGTAATCAAGCAAGGCAGGGACATCAATATCCACCATAAATGAATCTCTAGATTTAATAGAAAACCCATTCGAAGTTGGGTATCGCATTAAGGCGTATCTACAACCATAAACATTATCAGATAATGGCGATAATTCTTGGAATGGCGATAGCTTAGGTGTAGAAATCCTTGCCACCATTTGACGTAAGGGTCCAGCCGGCATATTACTTAACGTAATAATATTTTGATATGTTTTATAGTAGCTATTCAAATATGGTTCAACATAAATAGAAAACGATACAGAACCATTGTCAATAGAATTATTTCTTCCATTGGATGGATAAAATGGACTATCTTGGAACATAACTTGCTTGATAAATAGTATATATACTAATACTATTATATATACTATAATATATACTATATTATATCAGAAAATGGAAACTCAATTAATAAATCAAGGTAGCTATGGTTGTATTTATCATCCGAGTTTAAGTTGTAAATCAAAAAAGACAAATACAAAATACATAACAAAGATCCAAAGAGAACGTGAGAACTCAGACAAAGAAGTAAGACTCAGCAATGTAGTAAAAACAATAAAAAATTACAAACAGTTTTTTGGACCCATCGAAAATAGCTGTGACATATCTATATCAAATATTAAAGATACAGAAATAAAAAAATGCGAATTTATGGTTAATGAGCCACATGACAAATATGTTTCAAACAAAATAAGATATATAGGAACAGAAACTTTGAGTGAATATTTATTAAGAATATTCAAAACATCTCCAAAACGATTCCCACGAGTGGTTTTAGATAGTTATAAATATTTATTAAAGGCACTATCGTTATTAGGAAAAACGAATGTGATACATATGGATTTAAAAGAAAACAATATATTATTAGACCAAAATACAAATAACCCAATCGTAATTGATTTTGGCTTAGCATTTAAAATAGAAGATGTCGCAAAAACAGAAATGGAAATCCAACGTAACGTATTTTTTACGTATGGAATCGATTATACCCCATGGTGTATTGATATTGCAATGATAACACATATAACAGAGATAGGTTCATTAAATGATATAGTCAATAAAGAAGAATTGCAAAAAATAATAGATGAATATATAGAAAAAAACCCCATTTTTCAATATTATTCAGAATCAGAAAAAACCGACTATAAAAATAAAATACAGTCCCATTATAGCAAATGGATAGGAAAAACTTGGGGGGACTTTATAACAGAAATAAAGGTCCAGTCAATTTATTCTTGGGATAATTATGCACTCGCTGCAATTTATTATCAAATTCTATGTGACATAAATGTTAACAGAGAACCAGCATTTGTTCCACTCATAAATATAGTAAAACAAATATTATTATCACCTCCTGACACTAGAATGAGTGCGGATGAAACGATTCTAGAAATAAGCAAAATATATAATACTGTCTACAAATCCAGTTACAATATCAATCAGTTAGAAAAAAAGGTAAAAGACCCAAGTTTCATTGAAACAATCGACAAAAATCATCTAAAAACAAAACTAGCCATATTAGAAAGAGAAGAAAAGGTACAAAAGATACTGGATGCACAATAAATATTCTATGATTGTCGCTTACACACAAGAAGGTATCATTGGACACAATAATAATATACCTTGGTATATACCAAAAGATTTAATCTCTATCGGTGGATAAATATATTTATCCACCGATAGAGATTAAAGGTTAAAAAAGGTGAAAAAAATACATCAAAAAACAAAGAATATGATTATCAATATTTTATCTATGAAAGATTAGAACAAACATATTTATCCAATAAATCATAGCGTTCATGTCTAACAACTTGCCTAACAACTTCATATGGAGTCGCAATATGATTAATATCCAACATTTTAAGGGGGTAAATAGATTCACCAGAAAAGTAAAAACAACCAGGGTCTACCTTTAAATCATCAACCCACGACGAAGAGATATTCCAATGAACTATTATCGGCAATTGTTTTGATGCCGCTGAAAATAGATTTTTAATAGTAATATTATGAAACGTAGAATACTGGTTTGAAATAAAGACAAACTTTAACACACGGATATTCAAATCTGTATAATTTGTTGTGACCAATGCATCTAACAGCAATTGAACCGCGGATGAAATATTACTGCGTGTTTTTGTAGTAGCCAGCGTGGATCTGTATATACATTCAATCATAGAAACGAAATTGCCATCACTGCAACAATCCAGATTAATCCAAGTGGGTTGATTATCATAAACCAATATTTTTTTACCAAACGTAGTACGTTCAGCAATTAAACAAGCAATGCCAATAGCCGTATGTAACTGTTCTCCATACATAGATTCAGACATATCTAAAAAGGGTATAAATCCATGTAATTTCTTAATGCCTACGCTACTCGATAGCTGAGCCCATTGTTTATTTAATAATTCACGATTTGTAATAATATTTCTGGACGTGAATTCACTAGTGGTTTCAGACGCAGTTATCATTTTTATTGCTTCTGATACATAATATGCGAGGGGGATGTTCGATAACATTTTTTTTTGACAAGGTTCTTCATAGCAACCCAAATCATTAGGGAAATGTTTTAAATAAAAGTGCATAGCAATATGTTGCTCAGATATTTTTTTATTAATATAATCATAACAAATGCCGCTGCTGCTGCTGCCACCGTCACTACTAAGGCCACTACCAAGGTCACTAATTTCAGATGGTTTATCGATGATTTTTTTCGAACGATTCAACAAAAGGTCTTTATATTTCATAAATGCGATTTGAGGAATCAATTCAGGTTTTATTTTGTTATAATTTTTTGAACATAAATGACACTCTATAGTATCGATTTTACTATTAAGTGTAGAAACCATTTGGCGATACATTCTTTTACATTTTGAAAGTGCAGCAAAATATTTGATAGATTGATATTCACATTTGGATAAAAAAGTGGTTTGATAAGTAGAGAACCAGTCAATAACAAGAAGATTAAATAGCCAATCAAAGCGTTTATTTTCTCGCGGAACCCATTTTGCAATAAGAGTGAGTTGTTTTGAATCAAACCCAACCCCAACCCTCAAATGACTATTGCTATCATTACTATCATTCGTTTGTTTATTACAAAAATCAAAATATTTTACAAAATCATTATGTAAACTTTGATTCATAAGCCAAATACAATAATGAATGATAGGATGGTTCTCATTACTCTGAGAACGAACATATTGACACAAGTATTTAATATCGCGCCAAGATCCATATGGATATTTACCACTAACAAATGATCTTGCAGCATAAAGAGACAAATCCGGAAAAAAAGAATACCAAACATAAATCATAGCATAAGATACTTGTTGTTCACCCTTTCCGTGAGAAAAACAGTCGCGAGTTTGTCCTATCATGCGATATAATAAAGTCAAATAATTTTTCGATTCTTGATAATCCACAGACAACCGGCAAACCAAATAATCCAATGTGCTCTTTAATAATTCAGAAAAAGTAATTAACGCTTCCGCGGTTTTTCGATTTGCTTGAAAATAGAGAGAGACAACCTTTTCTTCAACATATTTTTTATCAAATACTAGAGACGGTAATTCAGGATATTCAGTAGATGACAATTCTGACATTGGATAAAATAAAATACATCGGATTGCCTATATCATTTTTAAATATATATTTTTAAAATGATATAATAAAAAGTATTAATTTAAACTATACAACAAATGAAAAAAGTAATCGACTGTTTTAGTTTTTACAACGAATTGGATTTGTTAATCTATCGATTAAATATTTTAAACGATATTGTTGATTATTTTATTATTGTTGAATCTACACATACCTATTCTGGTAAAGAAAAGCCCATGTTTTTTATTGAAAACATAAAATTGTTTGAAAGATTTGAAGATAAAATTATACATATCGTGGTAGATAATTTTCCACATAAATATCCAAATATTAATTATGAATTAAACCAACAATGGGTAAATGAAGTTTATCAACGAGAATGCATATCTATTGGTGTAGATAGATTGCAATTGGATGACGACGATATACTATTAATTACTGATTTAGACGAAATACCTGACCCAGAAACAATATATAATATTAAAAACAATAAAATACCATCAGGAATTTATAGTATTAAAATGGATTTATATTATTATAATTTAAATACTAGATGTACTAATAAATGGAACGATGGTAAACTTATTACATATAAAAAATACAAGGAATTATCAATATCTTGTGATAAAATTCGTCATTACACTGATTGTTGTTTTTTTATTGAGAAAGGTGGTTGGCATTTATCTTATTTTGGAAATGAATCATTTATAAAAAATAAAATAGAAAAGGCTGCGCATCAAGAATTTAATAAAAATGAATTTACTGATATAAAAATAATAGAAAAACGTATTAAGAATTTTGAAGATTTGTATGGTAGAAATGGTTGTGAATTCCAAAAAATAAAAATAACTGAAAATCAGTACTTACCACCAGAATATGATAAATACCTAAGTAAATTTATTGTTTTGGAATAAAATAAAAAAAACCATAAATATATGTTAGGAGAGGCATAAACAATATAAAAATATGAAAATATTTAAAATAAAATGTTCGATAAAATAAAATTGTTATATAATAAAGGTTATTATCCAGATACAATTCTAGATATAGGTGCACATCATGGTAATTGGACAAACGCCATAATGCAAATATATAACAATAGTAACTATTTATTATTTGAAGCAATTGATTATCCTGAATTAAAGCGTTTTGATCATTATACCAGTATAAATGTTTTTAATGTTTTATTAAATGATAAAATAGAAGAAGTAGATTGGCATCAAATGAAAAATACAGGCGATTCTATATTTAGAGAAAAAACACACCATTTTACAAATTGTGAAATTATTAAACGACAAACTGTAGATCTAAATACATTTGTATTATCAAATAAACTATTAAATAATGCAAAAAATATATTAATTAAAATAGATTGTCAAGGGGCAGAAATTCCTATATTAAAAGGAGCAACTACTTTATTAGATAAAACCGATTTTATTATTTTAGAAATACCATTATTTGGACAATATAATGAAGGGGTTCCTAATTTTTTAGAACATATTTCTTTTATGGATAAAATCGGTTTTAATACATATGATATATTAGAAAACCATTATATAAATGACTTTAATATGCAAGTGGATGTTTTATTTATAAACAAAAACCATATTTTTAACAATACTGTAAATGAATTAATTATGTAATTTGAATGATATTTTTAATTATCATTCAAGTTAATCTCTATTCATGCATAAATATATTTATGCTTCGCATCATCCAATCCAATCCAATCCAATCCAATCCAATCCAATCCAATCCAATTGGATTAAGCAAAGTAATAAAGCAGAGATAGACCTTAATTTTTGAAAATAAATTAGTCAAAATGTTATAAAAATATTTTTGAAAATAATCCCATTATATTTCTTGGTGAAAAATAATCAAACGCATTCCAATCCTCTCTTGAATTAATTATTAGTTTTATATTTTTAAAAATATCTATTAATTGTTGCTTCGATGTATATAGAATCGCCTTATCTTGTAAAATTTTAATATGTTCTAAATCGCCACATGGACAAGTTATAATAGGTTTATTTTTTATTGAAAATTCAGCGATAGATAATCCAAATGTTTCACCTCCATTTCTTGCATGTATCATTGAATCACAAGTATTTATAAACTTTACTTTGTAAAAATTGTCAGTTGTTCCTTCTAGATAAATAATTCTAGGATGATAATAAAAATGGTTTGTATTCATAAATAAAAAATATACAGCGTCGTTATTATTTAAATATTCTATTATTGCTTCGTGTGCAATTTGGATATCAAAAGTGTCTTTACCTCCGTATCTACCAAAAACCATTGCATCATTTGGTATATTTAATTCATTTCTTAAATTTTCATCACAATTCGGTAAATCTACTATATGTGGTATTACTGGTATGTTGGTATTATATTTTTCGTTTAAATAATTTGAAATGCTAATATAAAAGTCTCCCTCGATACAAGTTGTATTAAAAACGCAGTGTTTTATAGTTTTGCAATTTGTCCATATATTTTTATTATTAAATTGATAAATCGCATCGTTTCCTCCATGTGTTAAAGTATAAAAAAAGGATAATTTGTATTGGTTTATTATTTGTTGCATTTCTTCCATATTGTTTATTTCTATTATTGGAAATCTAGAATTGAATTTATCATAACTTATTCTTTCTGTTGGAAATCCTATGTTTCTTTGTGTTTTTTCTGTAAAACAAATAATATAACTTTTATTATTCAAAATTTCTTCATTGTATTTTGCATAATCATATATTGCAACTTCGGTTCCACGTTCTGTAAAATGTCTTATAAAAAAACCTATATTCATATCGTTTTTTATTGTTTATAATAATAATTATAATGATTAATTACTGTTCATATTGTTTTTTGATTATTTTCTAATAATAAATTATAATAATTAATCTCTACAGATAGAGCTAAACAAAATTAGGAAGGTCGATATATTCAATATCTTTAAAATTTTTAAAATAATAAAGATAATTTGCGAATAATATATTCTCTGGAGCAAATACTAATTTTTCATTATAACTGTTTATCAAATCATTTAAACTATTATTACTCATCAAATTTTCTAAATTATTATATGCATTCATTAAATTTAAAAAATTATCTACATTCATTATTAAAATAGCATCTGAAAATATGTATCTTGGATTATGTATATTACTTACATAAATTTTATTTTTATCTAATAAATTTAAATCAATATTAATTTCTTTCAACATATCAAACCTAGAAATAATAACTAAATCGTAATTTATTTTTTCTTTTTCCAAAGTTTCATTCAATAAATCACGAACCTTTTGTTTAGAATAAAAATTTGAAAATGTATTTGATATTCTATTCGTATCTTTACATTCTAGATTATTAAATATTAAACTATTTTCAAAATTTTTATAATCAAAATATTTACTTAATTCACTAATATATTTTTTAGGTTTATATAAAAGGTTAATTTTATTTATAATATCATGATCATATTTTATTTCTTCTATTTTAATATTTCTATAATTTGAATGAGAATAAACTTCATTTTCATGATTTAATGTCCACGTATGATAATAAAAATCCACATTATAATTCTCAACAAATTTAGATATTATGTTATAACCGTCTTCTAAATTTCTTGGCTGCCCATACAAACAGTAGGCAATTTTTAACATAAATATATTATAGTAATAAAATAGATATAATTACAGTTTAACCTTTTTTATGATAAGTATATTTTGGAGAACTATGGTTAACTGATTATTATCACATTTTCATTTATTTCTTGTATCTGATAACATATTTCATTTACATAATAACCATTTTTTAAAATTACAATAGTGTTATTATTTACTATTTCAGGACTATATATTTTTAATTTTGATCCATATAGATATTTATTTTGTTTTTCTTTACAATTATCCAAAACACCCTTCAATAATTCTGGTTTAAAATCAAAACTTAATATTATTTGTGTATTATAAGATGCACCAAATATATAAATATCTTTAGTTGGATTATTACTAATTGTCTTGTTGCATTTTTCTATAAACGATTTATACTCGTTAATTAAATTAAAAAATATATCATAATAGTTTGTTATTTTAATAACCGGTATTATATTTATAGTTTCAACCCTTACTTTTTTAACATGATAAATCGTGCTATGATTTTCATAATCTATTATTTCTAAAATTGCAAAACCATTTTTTTTCATTAAATAACTTACATTTTCTTTATTAAGAAATATTGTATGTTCAAAAAACATCCCTAGAAATAAACTTAACGAATTTTCTGCTAGATGTTGCATATTTGGAATACCAAAAACCATCACACCATTTTCAGTCAATAATTCATAACACTTTTTTAAAAATTTATTTGGTTCATAAATATGTTCAAATACATGGGAATGTACAATTAAATCTATTGGTTTATCTATAGTTAAATTTTCGTTAAAAAATGATTCAATAAAAAAAATTTTATCATTGAACACAATTTTGTTATTCTTATTTGGCTCAACAATATACCATTTTTCATAGTCATAACAATTTAATGCGATTTTACCAGAAGGACAACCAATTTCCAGTACAGTTTTATTTATCGGTAATTGTAGTCCCTGTATATCTTGTGTAGATGTCCAATTTGAATTGTTCAATGGTGCAATAATAGATTGAATTTTTTTTATTAATAATATGAAATAATTTTCCCAAATTTTTCCAACAGATGAATAATTATGTGACGTTTCGTATAAAATATTCAGGGGAATTAATTTATCTAATTGTATTGTGTTACAGGTTAAACATTGTGAAAATGATAATGTATCAAAAAAACAGTCATTTTCAAACTCGATACATGATAAATTAACTGGAACATTTTCTAATTTATATATGTTATTTAAAATTCCATTACAAATTTCACATTTGGTTCTTATGGTCATATTCGATTATTAATATATACGTTATATATTCTATATAGTAATTTTATAAAAATGATTATATGTATTTGTAATTTTGAGAAAACTAATGAGGATTATTATAGATTGGAATGATAATGCTAGGAGAAGTATAAAATAAAATTATAACCAAAAAGAGATTAAATAGTATAAATAATAATGTTCATTATATAAAATGAATATTATTATACCATTAGGTGGAAAGGGTGAACGATTTATAAAAGAGGGCTTTTCAAAACCCAAACCTCTTATAAATGTTCTCAACAAAGAGATGATATTTCATGTCTTAGATAATTTAAATACAACTGAAGACGATAACATATTTATTATTTATTTTAAAATCCTTGATGAATTTCAATTTACAGATATAATAAAAAACAAGTATCCGGAAATCACATTAATCCCCATTCACTATCAGACATCTGGTGCAGTTGAAACGCTATGGAACGGTTTAAATAATATTAGTAACGTTTCTAATAATAAAAAGTGTGTTTTATTGGATTGTGATACCTTTTATACACAAGACATATTATCCATTGTTAGAAATGTGGATTCGAACCTAGTATTTTATACAAAAAAATATTCTGAAAAGCCGATCTATTCATATATTCGACTAGATTCAAACAATAAAATTTTGGAAATAAAAGAAAAGGAAAAAATATCTTGCAATGCAAATACTGGATGTTATGTTTTTAATGATATCAACCAACTAAATAAATATTGTAAATATATTTTGGATAATAAAATAACAATAAATGGAGAACCGTACACTTCATGTGTAATTAGTAAGATGATAGAATCGCACAATTTTATTGGATATGAATTGGACGAAAAAAGGGTGTTTTCGCTAGGCACACCAACAGAGTTACAAAATTATATAGATAAAACATTTGTTTTTTTGTTTGATTTGGATGGAACACTTGTAAATACCGACCATATTTATTTCAATGTTTGGAAAAAAATATTAACAAATTACAACATCGAACTAAACCAAGAATTATTTAATACATATATTCACGGTAATTCAGATGATAACGTGGTAAAAACATTGTTGCCAAATTGTGATACAAACCAAATTTCCGAATTAAAAGATAAATTATTTATCGAGAACATTCGTGAGATAAAAATAATAGATGGAGCCGTTGATTTTTTAAAAAGGATTAAATCTATTGGATATTTATGTTCGATTGTTACAAATTGCAATAAAACTGTTGCAAAAAAAATTATTGATTATTGTAAAATAACGAAATATATAGATTATACTACAGTTGGATCAGAGTGTCTACGACCAAAGCCTTACCCAGATCCATATCTAGAGACAATAGAAAAATATAATGCAAATAATGCAAAAATTATAATATTTGAGGATTCTAAATCTGGATTACTAAGTGCTAGATTATCAAATGTTCATTGTATAGTAGGCATTACTACAAATTATAATGAAAATGAATTAATAGTAAATGGTGCAAATATAGTTATGAATGATTATATTGATTTTAATCTAGAACAATTATTGTTGTATAATAAGATAACGCCATCAAATATTAAAAATTATATACGAAATTCATTAAATCTAAATATAAAAGAAATAATAATCGACGAGAATAAATTAAAAGGTGGTTATATTTCGGATGTTATTTCATTAAAAATAATAACTTCAGATAATACACAAATACAGTGTGTTCTAAAATTGGAAAATAAAAATGAAACAAAACTTTCGGTTATGGCTAAAAAATTAGGATTGTATGAGAGAGAGAATTATTTTTACGACGCAATTTCCAGATATATAAACATTTCTTGTCCAAGATTTTATGGATTAATAAAAGATGAAAAATTAACCACAATTGGCATATTAATGGAAAACCTAAATGAATCTGGTAATTATAAGTTAAATTTAAATTTAAACCAAGAAACAATACATGTATCACTAGTAATAATCGATAACCTGGCAAAATTTCATAGTAAATATTGGAATAAAGATATTAAACATGCATTTCCAGAATTAAAAAAACATAATGATCCTCTTTTTAATCCTTATTGGTCAAATTTTATAAATAATAATTGGCAAACATTCATTAATAACTGGAGTAATATTTTGACAGAAAACCAATTAAAAATGGCGGAAAATATTAAAGATAATTTTAAAGAAATACAAGAATCATTATCAGATAAAAATCTTACAATCATTCACGGAGACGTTAAATCGCCAAATATTTTTTATAATTTAGATAATAACTATGAACCAACATTTTTAGATTGGCAATATATAGCAATTGGTAAAGGTGTTCAAGATTTAATCTTTTTCTTAATTGAAAGTTTTGATATTGTTAATATAAAATTATTTTTTCCAATATTTAAAAATTATTATTATAGAAAACTAATCGAAAATGGTGTTTCAAACTATTCATTTAATGATTATGAAAATGATTTAATAAATTCGATTTGTTATTTCCCTTTTTTTGTTGCTATATGGTTTGGAACAACACCCCAAGATGATTTAATTGATAAAAATTTTCCATTTTTCTTTATTCAAAAACTATTTTTCTTTTTGGGTGAAAATAGTAGGCACTTTTTTATAAAATAGTTATTTTACGCGTGTTACGATTCTTCTTTTTCTGTTTTGCAATATCAATATGGTCAATGATTCTTACTTTTTTAGTATTTTTTACCTTTGAAACCGACGATTTTATAATAGATTTTGGAATAAATACTTCCACTGGGTTCTCTTTTAATAAAAAATAAATCGCGTTCACATTATGAAAAATAAAAATAGAAGGAGCAACAATAATATCGTAAGCCATGTCAACATTTTTTAAAAACGGAGACAATTTAATAGAAGAATTTTCAGAACTATTAGAGAACAATTGTATTTTATTGGGTTCTACAATAACGTTATAAAGCAATATATCATCAACTTCATATTTATTTTCTAGTCTTAGTTTCAACAAATCTACAATTGTTTCTTTTTTCAAAATTCGATTCATAGAGTTATCCAAACAGAAATCCAACGAAATTTTCTCATTGGTTATTTTTTCAATGTAATGATTATTATTAATAAACAAAAAAACGCATTGAATGCTATTCATAGGTTCTCGATAATAGTTTTGATTTATTTGTTCCAAACGTTCTTGTTCATCCATCCATGATATATCCAAATCATTTTTCATGATAATTTACTAAAAGACAACATTTCTTTTTTATTGGATAAACGCCAATAAAAGATAATAATAAAAAAGATATTAGAGAACTTATACTATATTGTATTGTCTCGAAACAGCAGAACATCAATGTTTTTCCTTCACTTCAAATAAATATTTCATTTTAAATATAAAAATTTAAATTTGGAAAAATTATACGAGACAGCACTTTGGTATGTGATAAATAGAACATATACCAATTTATGGGAGTTTGCCGATTAAAAAAAGAGGAATCAGCCGAAAATGAAAAGGGAGTAGCCGATTAAAAAAGGGATAAGCCGATTAAAAAGGGATAAGCCGATTAAAAAGGGATAAGCCGATTAAAAAAGGGAGTAGCCGAATTAAAAAAGGGGATAAATCCAAAAAATAAAAATCTTTATAATACATGGTTTTCAAATAAAGGGCACCGTGGTAGAGTGGTTAATACGTAGCCCTGCTAAGGCTATGCTTAATGAGCGCGCGCGTTCGAATCGCGTCGGTGTCGTCAAATTATGAAAGCCATATGTTGAAAGATGTATATAGTATATATGGTTATTATAGAAATGGTGATAATATCATTCAAAGGATGATATTATTAAGAAGCTATGATAATGTTAGATAAGTATTCCAACAATAATTATGTCTATTTTTATAGAAGATATTATATTTGTTAATAATTTGAATATCAGAATTCTCGTTGAAAAACCCAATAGAGTCAAATACTCCTTCATACAATTCTATTTTTGATGTAAAAACATTTGGAAATACTATATATTTATCTATTTTTTTTATCAATGCCAATCGCTTACTTAAGTCTATTTGTGGCAATGTATTAATAGAATAATAATACTGTGAACCAATTTCAAATACCGGTCTTAAATCATTATCAATAAGGTGTTGAACACTATAATGACTACCTGCATTTAATGGATAGTTATCATTAAAAAAAACATGTTTAATACCCTTTTCTATACATTGCGTTAATCGTTGAGCAGCGTTTTGATGGTCATCAAAAAAACAAAGGATTTTATCTTTATCCACATTATCAAATAATAAATTCGTAAAATCAATAAATGACTTCCCTGTATAATAAGTAGTATTACTATTATTATCTCTATAACCATTCTCAGGAATATCTCTAGGATCCAAACAATATATTCTACACTGTTCACCTAATGTTTTACGAATTAATTTAGTTGAATATCCATTCCACACACCAGATTCAATTATTATTGTTGGTTGTAGTTTTTTTAATAAAAAATAAAAAGAAAACATATCGTTTATATTCATACCACCATCATTATGATTTATTTGTTCAAAATAAATATTTTCTAAAAAATAATCAAGATCGTTATTTGTATAGACAAAATCCATTCAAATATAATTATTTTTAGTTTTATATTTTTAATCTCTTTTTTGTTAATAAATATATATTTTTTTACGATTGTAATATTTTAATAACAGATTCCGTATCATAATAATCAACAATTCGTTTATGATTCACGCTATACCCCTTTTTAATAAAAGGTGCGTAGCATACTGATTGGCTAATTAGTCCATCCTCATCCTCATTATAGTGCCCCTCGGTAATAAATAAACCATTACCAAAAAAACCAGCAACGAATGAAAATGAACTACAGGTAGAAATAACAGCAGGTGCATAAAACATTGCGATAAAATCTGATTCAACATTTTGTGAAACAAGTTCAACAATATAATTATGACTCTCTAAAAATTTTGCCAATGATAGAATATAAATCGTAGCAGCAGCCATATTTTCAGGAGAAGATTCATGTGTTAATGAATGCATTAAATAGACTTTGGATACATCTACACCCTTTTTCGATAATTCGTTTAATGAATCAATAAAATATTGGTATCGCTGAAAATGATAAAATCCATGCCGTATAAACGGTACATCACTGCATCGAAAGTGAATAATCGGAAAGTTCTCTAATTTATTTTCAATTTGATAACTTGGTAGAATAAGATTAAGTAGACGATTTGCAATGGGTCGAATAAATGTCCAAAATTGTAAACGATCATTATTTGTTAATTCCCATAAATTTGCATAATCCCAATCCCTCACAAATCCATAGTTTTCACCAAAAACACGGTCCAAATGAATATATTTAAAACAATATCTAACATCATCATTAATATCAAGATTATTTGGAAGGTTTTTCAATAAAAAAATATTATCTTTGTTATCTAAATAACACGGTAATTCATATACAAAATTTTCACCTTTTGCAAATGCAAGTCCCATCTTAAAAAAATAGTCAATTATTTTATTACCAATCGAGTAAAATGGCATTTTAAGTTTTTCATGAATCGGCATATCATTGATATTTACATTGACATTGATAGGTTTCTTGGGATTCGCTAATTCATGATAAGCAGGAATAATAAGATTATTTAAATAATGATCACCAATATGGCAATTATTGGTTTGGGTAGACCCATCATGAACAACATGTTCATATTCCATGTCTTTAATAATATGCATTTCAAACGCAGGTAGTTGTTGAAAACAAAGTAAATTAAAATAAATGACATCACATGACGTAATATTTTTTAATAGATTGTAATCAAAACGAATATTCGAAACCAATGTATTCGATAAAATATAATTTCCTGTATTAAAACAAATTTTAAATAATAATTCACTTTTTAAAAACTCTTTAAAATAGGGTTTGACATTACCATTTCGAATAAAGGGTCCAAAATGAAATAATGGTTTTGCAAAAGATGGCGCCAAAATAAAATGCTCAGGTAACGTATTATTTATAATATATTGTTTCGCAGTAGCAAAGTATTTTTCATCCGCAAAATTATCACTATCTATAAGTGCGATATATTTATTTTGTGCCAAGCTACACACCTTTATTTTATTTAAAAATACACCCAAAATATCATTGTTTTTAAAAACCTTTAACTTACCTGGATTATTTTGCATAAATGCAGAATATTTTATATTAATTTTATTAAAATCGTCACCGTTTTCATCACAAATAACAATTTCATCAATCAATCCAAAATATAAATACTCAATATATTTGTCCAAATAAATATGTAAAAAATGATCAAACCGGTTCATAGTTGGTATGCAAAGTGATATTTTCGCATCTTTAATAACAGTTGGTAACGGTTGTCCTTTCATATCGAAAGGTTTATGTGATAATATATACTTACAAAGATAATCTAATTGGAATACATACGAGATGCGTTTATATGCAGAAAGCATTTCATTATATTTGTCTTCATCAATTCCCAATAAAATACCCTCTAATTTCGGCAAATCATTTACATGAATTGAAATACTAAATAGAGAATAGTCAATCACATCTTTATAAGGTAACCACTCAATGTCATCCCAAACATAGATAGGTATAGAGCCCAATTGAAGAACCTCAAAAAAACGAAAACTAGATCGCCCATAACCTCTGGGTGAAAGAACAAATTTTGATTTTAAAGTAGTATCTATAAATAATGATTGGTTCATTTCAGTTACGGCTGGCGTCCACGTATTTTTTGTAGAAATAAAAAAATTTGGATTGTTAGAATAAAATTGTAAAATATGATTTCTTACCACATGCGTAATGGACCCAATGAAAGAACAGAGAATTGTTTTCTCACCATACGATGTTTTTTTAACAGATACTAGATGGTTAGTTACGTCTTCATAAATAAGTGGTATGGGAACATTGCCAGAACAGGCGCCATATACTATTGTATTCGGAGGCAATTGTAACATGGGTCCATTATCATGTTGGGCAACAGTAAAATAACCAGCCTCACAGGGATTTTCATTAATAAAATCATTCAATCGAACCTGCATTTCTTCTTTCTTCTCCTTTTCAGAGAACCAATCCTCTATTTGAAAATTTGTCCAAAGAGAAGGAATGTATCTTCGCCCAGAATCATTGTATATTCTATTATTTTTTATCATATAGTCTAGAAAAAACTCTTCCAAATAAAGTCCACTTTTAAATGGAGGATATGTATCTTTATTCTTAACGTAGAACAAATGAGATTTTATTTTTATCATGGATAGATTAGATATTTTATAAAATAATTATAATAAAATATCTATATGTGTTATTTTGAAACAATATTACAATAAGCATAATAAACGCGGTCTAAAAATTTATCCAACGTAAAGTTTTCAATAGCATAATTAAACGCATTATTTGCTATTTCATTGCATTTGTCTTCATTTGCTAACATCCAATGCGTTTGTATAATCAAATCAGACAAATCAGCTTTTACTGGAATATAATGAACATAGGGAATCAAGTCATTATAAAAATATTCAATATAAACACGATCAACTATTAAAAGAGGGCGCTTTGAAAACAACAAAAATTTTAATCTGCCAGACCATCCATTACCACCGATATCAATTAAATATTTATATTTACGAACCAAATCAGGCAATGACATATAATGATTGCTATTTTCATTAATAACAAAATCAACTGGCAATACCTGAATAATATCAAACAGGGTAGGATTTGCATCACCAATCGTTTTTAGTAATGGGCGCGTAGTATATTCAATGACATCTGAAAGGGGCGAATAAATATTTCCAACCCAACCAACTTTCGGAATAATTGGTTCCATACCAGATGCTTCTATAAGTTGCTGTTTTATTCCATCAAAAGATGCTATATTTGCACTTGGCCAACTATGGAAAAAACAATCAGGTATACAAAAAGCCTCTAGTTCAGGAGAGTTCTTATTATAACACATAGAATACCCTCTTTTAGTAGAATCACCATTATTATTAGTTACAAGATAATCTTCACCACGATCGAATGTATTGAATGGTATTTGGCAAATATGTTCATTATTATATTTAATCGAACACTGATTCAAAAAATAACTAATTGCAATTGTTCGCTCATGGCAAACATTTGAATGTTTATAGTTAAATATAAGACTTTGGAACCGCTCAATAACATATCCTTCTATTGGACAATTATCATATTCTAACATCTTCACAATTTTTAAATAGAAATCGCGTGGTTTTTTATGAATCGCTTTTTTAGAAACAATGAATTGATTACCAGGCCCAAATTCATACTCTAAATCAGGCTTATAATAACCAAATAATTCATAGAAAACACGATTCAGAGGAATGATCCCATTATGACCAATATGATAGGGACATTTTATCAAATTTGTTTTTAATATATTCTCGCTAATAAATGCGAAATCAATATCTATTTTGGTTTCATTTAAATAATGCATAACAGTAATAATGTGTGGCATATGATCAAACGGATTTCCTTGTAAAAACATTGTATAATCAGATAAACAGTCATAATTTTCATAGATATGTTGATAAAAGGTATGCCCTTCACGTCCCACATTTTTTAAATAAGTAACGTTTTTATATTTCGAATCTAGTTTTTCACCCTTATTATAAATAACGACATTCGAGAACGGAAGCACCCAGTCTATATTTTCATTATATCTTGCTATAACAATTTTTATATTATTAACATTAGTTTTACTAACATAGATCGGTTCATGGTATATATATGAATCAATATATTTATAGAATGGGTATTCAGTTGTCTCATGTGATACATTTGTATTAATGAAGTGGTAAATTCGCACCTTATCTAAGTTGGATAATAAATAATAGTTTGGAGGATATTGAGTTGATACCTCAGATGAAAGTGTTAAATAATAATCAACTCTACACCACCAATAATGAATGGAATAATAATAATATTCCAACGGTGATGCTGATAAAAGATTAATACCAACTGTATCAAATTTTTCAAGTAATTGAATGCAATCCTTATGCTTAGTCATTAAATAATATTCTGTAAGGGTTCTCTCTTCTTGTAAAAATAGGTTAGTTATATCCTTTATAAATGTATGAATATATAAAAAGTGTCTAGGATTAGAAGTAGCACTAGCATCAGTAACCAGATATTTTTTCATTTGAATAAGACAATGCGATTCATCGAAAAAATCACAAATATATGTGTCTGCAAATTTAAACTTTTTGCCAGATTTTTGAATATATTTTTTTGCTTCAATTATAAAGTTGTTCTCTCCAATAAAGAAGCAGTAAATAAATTCAACGTTGTCGTATAGACCAGTAAAAACAATCTTATTTATTTGATCTGATAATATTGGGATCGTATTTTCATTACAAAATATATTGTAAATAATAATAGATGACATATGCGTTTTTTATAAAAAACTAATTTTATTTATAAATCGTTTATCTTTTATAAAATAAAAAATTGAAACACAACCATACAATCTACATTATTCAAATAAGAACAATGAACTTAACAACGTTATCAACACTATGTATTCCGCGTATAGAAAAAACATTTCAACGCGATTATATTATAAATACACTATTGAAATTGAAACTTGGAACAATTGAGGGGGTAACAGAAATACCTCTAAAAAATGAACCGGCATATAAACGTATACTTGTAAAAATAAAATGGAATGATGGACCTGGTACAGAAAAAATAAAAACAAGACTAATGAAACAGGAATCTATTCAAATCGTATATGATGGCAAATGGTATTGGAAATTGCTATTAGCAAAGGGATCCTAATACTAATTATTATTTATTGTAAGGGCAGTCGGACAATCCAATCGCCTCATTTGCCAATTTATCCGCATAAAAATTACCAATGGAATGGACATCATTTTTTTTTGTATGAGCTTGAATATGAATAAACTCAATGTTTGATTTATTTTTATATAATTCATAAATCGTTCGCACAAGTTCTCTGTTTGGAATATTTTTTTCCCAACCATTATGAGAACATTTTTCACCATAGGTTTTTACACATTTTATAGCATATTCTGAATCCGTAACAATCCCAATTATTTTACCAGCAATAACATCCTCCTCTATAATAGAATAAGTGGTTATAATAGCAGTCAGTTCTGCAGAATTATTTGTTTGCCTTCCCAAAAGGGCTTTTGATACATTTCGTGGATCATCCATTGCGAAAAAGATTCCGATTCCAGCCTTTGCATTTTCACGACCATTATTCGAACATGCACCATCAGTATAAACATAATAATCAGGTATCCGAATCGGAATCGGAATCGGAATCGTTGGTTCAACCAGTCCTCTCGAAACAGCCGCATCCATGATATTATTTTGTTTATTCTTTTCTATAAATTCCTCGGCTTCTAGTTTTGTTTTGAATTTTTTATAAATAGCACCTTTGTAACCTTTTACTGAATCATTGCATTCCGGCCATGATAAAAAGATTCCAATATTCCTTCCAATTGCTACTGCGTAATATGACATATAATAGTAACAATAATAAAAATAAAATTAATAAAAATCAATTTTATTTACAGAATCAACTGATATGCTTCACGCCTTTCCATGGTTAAGGTCTATCCGTGTATTTTAAGGTCTATCCGCAGTTTTGTAGCCAAATGGCTTTTGCAAAGCTTAAAATCGGTGAATAGCCTAATCCTTTCGGTGGATAAATATATTTATCCACTGATAGAGATTAAATGTTAAATAAATAATACCAAGCCCTCTCAAAAAAATGTCCTTCTGTAGGGTTAATATGATGGTTTACTTCTAATATTAATTTTTTATAATAATCAATTGGTTTATTGATTATATTTTCTTTTTTAACAGCAAATATTGCATTACAATAAATTTTAATCGGATTCGGATAATTTATATTTATATTGGTTTTAAACCATTCTATAAACGTAATATGATTATTATTTTTATAATTATTTGTAAGGTAATATTCCCCATTACTTAAATTCCATTCTTTATCCCAACTACTATTATTTCCTATATCATTATGTGTATAATAATTATGTGATTTTGAGTGTTCTAATGCTTGATTTTTTATATTTATTAAATATTTAATATCATCACTACCTTTATGGTCTGATATTCTTGCTTGTGTAAAAACGATTACATCTGGTAAATTCTCATAATTTGTAATTATGTAATGTAAAAAAGTTTCACTTTCTCTTCCATTGTTTTCTAAAATAATTTCATTATTATTATTTTTTAATGGTTCACCCTTATTATATATTATACAATTTTCCATTTCACTATTCAACCATTCAATACTTTCATTGTACCTTGCTACAATAATTTTATATGACATGTATATAAATAAAATATATTTGTACATTTTCATAAATTTATATTCGGTTTTTAATCTCTATCGGTGGATAAATATATTTATCCACCGAAAGGATATAGGCTATCCACCGATTTTAAGCTTTGCAAAAGCCAATTGGCTACAAAACCGCGGATAGACCTTAAAAATAGTTCTCCAAAATATACTTACCATAAAGGTCAAGTATATTTTGGAACAGGATGGCCTGGAAATTAAAGGTTAAAGGTTAACAACAACGGTCACTTTGGTTCTCAATAACAGTTGTTTTATCGGTTTGTTTAATATTATTATTTTTATCAATCTTTATTGAAGAAATATCAAAAGCTGGTTCTATTAAATGGTCATCCCTTGTTTTTATTGGTTTTATATCGGAATCCGATTTCATTTTCAATAATTTTACACACGCGTCTATTATATTTTCGCAGCATAATATTAATAATACCGCAGACGTTTCATCATCTATTTTAACAAGTTGTTCTCTTATAATAACACTTATTAAAAATTTCAAAATATAATTACAGGTATCTGGTATTGATTCTGTACGACTATCCAGGTTCATTGACCCCAATAACGAGTAAAGATGAGATATTATGGAAATGATATAGGGGATATCATTTGCCTCAATTTCGTTATTATTTACATTACGAATAAACGTACTTTCTACAATTCTTACAAATTCTGGTTTCGTTTTTATAATTTTTTCAATGACATTTAAACTGTGGGCCGACAATTTCGTTGAATATTTTTCCTGTAATTCATAAGAAGCCAAAATTGCCTCTAACTTTTGCATAAGACTTCTATGCGCAGTATTCCTTTTTGTGCCAACAATATTTGTTTCTTTTTCATCACCTGCCTCAGACCATGTATCCATTAGTTATATATGGTAAGGATAAATATTTATTTACTAAATAAATCACTCCATATGTCGAGTGGTACAGTTGTAAATAATAAAACATAGTTGCACCACAGTATCTAATATATCTAATCATCAAAAATAAACCGAAAATATTTATCAATAATATGATTTTGTTTTGATATATCTAATTTATTAAATGTGGGTTTTCGTGAGAACCAACTGCAAAAAAGAATCCAGAAATTATTCATAGATTCTGCTTGAGCAATTTCTTTTGAAAAATATTCGTCTATAAAGCTATAAACGTGATTATATTCTGCCAATTCTATTTTTATTTTATCCTTAATACTGTAAAGAAATAATAGACGTGTTCTCTCTTTATTCTTATCTAATTCGTTATTCGATATAGAATCTCTCCTTTTCCATTTATTTAAAATATATCGAATTTCATTTTTCACATTAACGAATTTTTGTATCAATGTTTTTTTGTATATTTCCAGTTTTTTAATGAGAGAAAAAATATTAATATGACAAATAATAGGGAATGAATGTTTTATTATTTCCGGCACAGAAACACAATTTATTTCTGCCAATTCATTCAATTTAATTTCAATATCATTCAATTTATGTAAAATAAGGTGATTTTTTTCTTTCTCTGAATCTAAAAATAACAATTTATTATTGGCCATTTCAAGTGAAATTTCTATTTTATCATATTGTTTGGTTAGTTGTGAGAACATTTCAGTTTTTGATTCCAGTTTTAAATAGTTTGAAAGACTAATAAGTGCGGTCATTAGAATATTAAGTCCAGATATAAGACCTGCTCCCCAATTGTATATACTTATTTCAGGTGCAAGAATAGATATTATAATACCAATCAATATTGTAGGTATCATAAATAAATAGAGGTTTGCTTCCGTGATATTTCTAGCCTTTAAATAAATACTTTTTTGACAACGTGTGTATGTAATTAATATATCTAAATTACTAGAGTGTTTATCATCATACTCATAATATTTATCCATTGATAATGGATCGGTTTTGTTTGATGAAATAATATTTTTATCACCACGTTCATCTTCATCAGAATCATTATCCGATTGGTTAGCACTATTATTCTCAGACATAGAAAGTGGGCTATTGCTTTGAATATAAATATCTTTAATACTGTGAATTAGTGGTAAATTATAATCATTCATATCATAATTTAAATCACCGGAGATCTGAATAAATCCATCTGGGGATGGATTAATCTCTTTATCGCTTATTGACCAGGAAGAAGAATTTAACCTGCTGAATATTTTCCGCCCAGTAGGGGATGAATTTAAATTTTTATCACTCAATGACCACGACGAATCTAGATCCGCCGAGGTTGATTTATTTATTCGTTGATTTAAACCACTGAAGAGCCCCTCTTGGGCAAGATTCATCTCTTTATCGGTCATTGACCACGACAAATGTGAATCCGCAGGGGGGGATTCAATTCTTCGGTGGTTTAAATAAATTCCACTTTCTTCATCATCATCATCGTATTCATCAGTTGACACGCGTATATCCAATATTTCATTGGCTTTGTTCATATCAGAAAACATATAATAAATCTACATTTTTATTATTTACAAAAAATTGATTACTACAGATAGTCATTAACTGTGAAATACAATAAGTAATAAATAAAACAACAAACCAAAAATGTCAGCGAACCGAACAATTTTAAAAACATTTCAACAACAAAGTAAATATATTCTTATGACATCTAGGTTTAATAACCAAACCTGGCAAGAGAATATCAATTATCGTGAAAAACAAAAAAACATAGATTGTATTTATTGTTCACCTGAACCAATTAGCCTTTCTGTTCCCAACGATTCAATTATGTTTATACTAGAAATGAATAATGATATTGATAAAATTATCGGAATCGGAATGGTAAGAAATAAGCCGATTTGTGGAAAATATTTTGTTTATGATAATGGCAATTATAATCGGTATGTCTATATAGGAAAAAATAGAATACCAAGAGAGGAAATGACTGCAGAAGAAGACGAAATAATGAAGGTATTTGATATATTATGCTTTACAGGAAACCGACATATGAAACGCGGACAAGGTATAAAAAAATTTCCGGTTGAAATGCTGTATAGATGTAGTCAAAAATTAGATTTAGTTGATTTTATTCGTAAAATGTTTAAAGATCGGATTAAAAAATGATTCTGTATAAAATACATTTATCCACAAAAAGAGATTAAGAAAGTGTCATTATAGAATAAATAATACAAATAACAAATAAATTATATATATGGTAAAAACAGAAGATGAAATGTATGATGTGTCAAAATACACAGAGACTGAATTATTTGGAATATTGGATTTAACTGGAAATCCAACAGATAGAGAACTTGAAGCAAAGATTCTTTTTTTAATAAAAAAATACGGAACAATACAAAACGATTCTGGTAGAAAATTATCCAGATTTTTCAGAGATATTTTTGATCATTTTTTTGAATCGGAAGAAGAAGAAGATGGTGAGGGTGATGAATATTATAACGATTCTATTCAAATTACTGAAACATATACTAACTTAAATACGTCCGTTGCGGATTTAATAGTGCAGGGTAGTGCAAGCGTAGGTAATACAAATGCTGATGCAGGTACTGCAGGTACTGCATATACATCAAGTAATGGTAATGTTATCAGTGGAGCTTTAACAACTGCAAACTTAAACCAAACAGTAGATGGAAATATAGTGGCTAGTCAATTATCAAATATTGTTAACAGTCTAGAAAAGATTCCACAGAATCAAAACAATATAGGTTTAACGCGAGCCCTTGACTACTCGAAAGACACATTAAATCCATTATTAAAACAAACAGTAAAACGAATTATCAGCGTAGATAGTCAATACCGTGAAGATCATAGTACACTGTCAACCGATTTTACATTCAATTTATCAGATCCATTAAAAGACGTGGTATCATTAAAATTGTATTCCATACAAATACCATATACCTGGTGGACGATTAATGCAAATTATGGCAGCAATTTAATTTATTTAAAAGGAAATTCGCCAGGAATAGATACAGGGGATTATGATATATCAATCAATATTACACCTGGAAATTACTCACCAAATGATCTAGTAACAACAATTAATAATTCACTATCGCTAGCTTTATTATCACAACCAGATACAAGTTTTGGGACAACACAAATTAATTATAATTCGAATACATCATTATGTACATTTAATCTTGATATTAAAAAAGCATACAATGAATCAAATTATTATTTATATTTTCCGAATTGGACAAGACCCAGTGAACAAACACATAATAGTATACCTAGTTTTTTGGGATTTAATTCTCCGGTATACTATCCATTCAACATAGAATCAGCACATATATTGGATCTTACAACAAGTAATTCTGCATCACCAACCGGTTCAGATTATACAAATGCAACCTATTATATAGATAATACAAATAACTATTTTACGGTATTGACATATGATGGTCCAACTGATTATGTATCATCAACGTCAACAATCGATACAAGTTATCAAATATTTTTATCAAATGATGTAGTTGGTATCGCTACACGAAATCAAATCGTGACGGATTTATCGAATCAACTGGCAACAAATAATTATTTACAAGGATCGTCGATTGTTCGAACCGATATATTAGATCCGACACTAAGTGATGTGAGTCATTCTTATTATTCATTAAATGTAAAATTAAATAGAAATACCACCAACCCTAGATATAATGTAAAATATGTAATTATTTTTCCAGACGAAACGTCTATAACACAAAATACATCACATAAAGCAGTATGGACAGGAACGCGTTCGTGTTTTTGTTTTAGTAATTTAATAAATCAACCAAACAACGTAGTATCAGAATTTTCACCAGTATCTGATTTATCAAAAAATATAACTTTCCCACAACCCCTTTCAATATATTTGCATTGTACAAACCCTGATTTTATAAACCCAATAAATGATTATAATATTAGTATTCCTACAAATGTTCAAGGTTATACTTATTCTAGTTTTATATCACAAATAAATAATTCATTAGTACAGGTTAATAATAATACGAAAACAGCACGCAATATAACAGGTGATTTTAATTTATCAACCTCAATAGCATATATTGATGCGAGCAGCCAAATTAATCTTCAATTTGATATTAATAAGACCTTTAATCAGGATATGTATATGGTTGATTTGTCGCAAAGCTTCCTGCATCTAACAATGAATTTAGGTCAAAGTTATCAGGATTTATCTTCTACGAATGTATTTCAAAGTAGTTTTAACGTTTCTAGTAGTTATAAATTAACAGGTACCTCATTATTGTGCGTAACTCCATCATATATGGCAAATGGTGGGAATATACAAGAAGCCCCCTATTCAGTTCCATTGCCGAATACCGTAAATAGTTATACAGATTCATATGGTTACTATCCAAGTTATCAGAACTTACAAAATGCAATAAATCAGCAATTTTCTGTATTTACATATAATGGTGAGAAAACATTACAGGGAACCAATGTAGCATTAACCTATAATACAACGAATCAAAAATTAGATTGCACATTTACTGTAGTTATACAACGCGTACTTACAGATAAGGATTACACAATAGAATTAATAGATCCATCAGCTACATCTACAGATGATTTGGTAAATTCTATATCATCGGTATGGTCAAATCAATTATTGTTTGATGCAAGTTATTTAAATACATATCCATTGACAAATGCGTTAGTCGGTGGTACATCTTATTCACGAGTGACTAGTTCATCCATTACCTTTAATTCAATTAATATTACAAATACGAATAATTATTTTTATTTTAAACCAATAGATAATGGTGTTATAGCAGCCAATAATGCAAATGATATATTAATACGAATACCGAATGGACAATATAAACGAAGCAATATAATTAGTGCAATTAATTCAGCATTAAATTCTAGTCCATCCGCATTGACTTATGGTTCTCAACTTGGTGTGATAGTCGTAAATAATTTTGAATATACAAATTTTCATATAGTCATAAACAAGATATACACAGCAACCGATTATAATCTAGTTTTTTATGATCCATATAGTTTTGTAAAATGTTTTTCAGGAATAAGTAGCATAAGAAATACTACGTGGGATTCTACATTGGGATGGACATTAGGGTTTCGTGTTTCAACTGTATATAATTTATCATCGACTGGCGCCACAAACAATGTAACAGTTGATCCAGTAACAAAAATTGTAACCGTTTATGGTGATACTACGGTAAGCACAAATCTATATAATTATTTTTTAATTTGCATCGATGATTACAATTTAAATCATTTAAATGATGGATTAGTAACAGTAACCATGACTGATAGTGATATCCCATTACCCAGTTATGCAAATAGAGCAAACTATACATGTGATCCAGTAACAGGTGCAGTAGTATATAATAATGCAATAAATAATACTACATACAATTCACTAACACAACAACAGATATATTCATTAACGCAGATAGCTAATAATCAGCGTAATGGAACTAGTGCAATTAAAAATAACCTTACAAAGTCCATTAGTAGTGGCCCTTTTGTGAAGGATGTTTTTGGGATTATTCCAATGAAAACAACTGGATTGGCAAACGGTAGTGTTTATGTAGATTTTTCAGGAACCTTACAAAATCAAGAGAGAACCTATTTTGGACCAGTAAATATACAAAGAATGTCTGTGAAATTAGTAACAGATAGAGGGGATGTTTTAGATTTAAATGGGTCGAATTGGTCATTCTCATTGTTATGTGAACAATTATATCAACAAAAACCTGGAAATCCTAATGAAAAAAAGAGTAGTTAGTTAGACACTGTAAAACGTGTACCTATAATAAAAATAACATAGTATATAAAAAATATACTATGTTAGAAATAATAAACAAAATTGGAATTTGGAGTTCATTTTTATTTTTTATTATTACCATTCTATGTTTATATAAACAGCCATATTACTTAGGAGGTTATTTAGTCTTTTTTTCAATAAATGAGGTCTGTAATATTCTATTAAAATTGCTCATCAAAGAAAAACGACCAGATGATGGTCTAAATGAAATACCAAATGAAAGACCAAATGAAAGACCGAATGAAAGGACCGTATTCAATCCATCTATTTTTGATAATAATGAGGGTGCGGATAAATATGGAATGCCATCCCATCATACGCAAAGTTTATTTTTTTCATGCGTTTATTTGTATTTAACCAAGAAATATACATGGCTACTATTAATACAATCATTCATTATTGGTATAACAATTTATCAAAGATATATTACAAAACGCCATACAATAGAACAATTAATGGTGGGTTCTCTAATCGGTAGTATAATAGGATATGTTTCATATATTACAACCAAACAATATATTTATCATTGTTCAGCATTTCATGATAAAATAGGTATCTAGATAAAATATAAGTATAGTATATAATGTCTCAAGGTGATTATATAAGATATAAACGGATATCTACTGAATTAAAATACGATACATTACCACCAGTATTATCGGAACAGCAATACATTAATTTTACGCAATATTCCATTGAAAATAATGTAGTAAGCTTAAAGCCAGATTATCGTATTCCAGCTACGTATGGAACAATCAAAATTTTCGATATGAATAAAACAGTATTGTTTTGTCCAACATTTTTAACCTGCACAGGAACCGATGCACGCCCAAATCGTATACCAATGTCCACAGTATATTTTACACCCCAATATGTTAAAAAATATGTGAAACAACCAGGAAATGCAAAAACAGGGTGTAATTGCATATTAAACAGCGTAAATACCAATAAAAATATATGCAAATGTAAAACTGAATACTAAGATCTACCCTCTGATAGATTCATTTATTTCGTAGGCGAACGATAGACAAAATTTTTGTTGTATTGAAGGGCCCTTAATAAATTTAATTGTTTTCTTGCATTCTCTTTTGTTGTGCATTTCGAGAACACAGTTTTATTTTTTTCAGATTTGTTATTTTTTTTGCTATTTTTTGACTTTTTTTTGGTTACACTGTAACAATTTTTACCACGGATTTTTCTTGAAATATATGGCATGGTATGTATACAATATATGATTATACATATTGTATAGAAAATTATATATTATATTGTTATTGTTACATTGTTACATTAGTGTAGTAAAGGTTGCCATTGCAGCATCACTGTATATAGCATTTCCACTAGAATCAGTCTGTTTTCTTGAAACATATATAGTATAAGTAGTGGCGCGAGTTAATTTCATAATTGTAAAAGAGGATGCATTAATTATATTAAAATTGCTAATATTATCTAGATTGGGTGGATTTAAATTTGCAATAAATGAAGAATTACCAGACGTATCCATATTCCATGAAACCATGGCAGCAGCAGACGTCGATGATACATATAAATTACTGATGGGACGAACTCCTACAAAACTTACATCAATCACCCCCATACTTTGGTCATATACACAAAAACAGGGTTCATTGCCGTTGGAATCAAGTATTAGATTACCACTAGCATCCCTTGTTGGCGTATCTGATTTTAATAGAGTAGATGTGTATATAGTTCCATGTGCATCAAGAGCCATCTGTATCATAGCATCAGATGATATAGCAATTGCTTGCCAATTTCGATTAGTAACAATAGATTCAGGTGAAATTTTCCAGGTTTTACCATAATCATTCGACGAATAAATTCCACCATGTTGTTCTAACACTGTTTGATATTGACCAGTGGCAGATACAGCAACCGCTGCCCAATCTTTATCTATCATACGTGGGTCATCAACAAATAACCAGGTATTACCATAATCCGTTGATATGTGAACTTCACCGCCATTTTCAATAGCAGTTTGATACATACCATCAGAAGACATTGCAACACCTTCCCAATTACGTTCATCAAAATTATTTACACCATTTACATTTGTCCAGTTTCTACCAAAATCTGAAGATATATAAATATTTTCTACGACAATGGTTTGATATTGTCCATTGTATGAAATCGCAATTCCACCAGTAGGAAATGTTTCTATAGAATTGTATAAATCGGTATTTTCATCAAGAACCCTCCATGTTTTACCATAATCATCTGATGTATATAAATTATCGCCACTTGAAACAACAGTCTGATAACGACCACTTAATGAAATGCCAACAAATATATTTGATGTTCCTCCATCATATGTTTGTCTCCATGTTTGTCCATAATCATTAGATACCCATATCTTATGACCATTACTCATTGTTTGATGCATTCCTGTAAACGAAATAGCAATAGAATTACTTTCTGAAACAGAAATATTATATGAATTTGTCCACGAAACACCATAATTCGATGTAGTATATATGTCACCAGATGCAGTAATTAACGATTGATATTGACCGGTTGTAGAAAGCGAACATGCTAACCAATTTGCAGGTGCAACCCCAGTGTTTAAAACGCTTGATTTAGACCAATTTGAACTAAAATTTAAATTATTATTAACGATTTCATTATCAGTCAAAATCATTAAAATAGGAACAGTAGTTGTCTGTGTAATATTAGTCAATGTGCTTGTTGTACTACGTGTTACATTGCCACGAGTCCAATTTAATCGATTTCGTATAGCATTTAAATTCGAAGGACCAATATTATTAACAGGTAAATATGTTTCTGGTTGTATATCTAATGATAAAGTAATAGTAAACCCTGTTGGTATAAAAATAAGATCACCGCCTACAAAACCTTGCACAATACCCCAATCTAATTTTGCAGGATTTCTATTACCGAAAATATTTCCATCAACAACATATTGTAATAAATTATTAATATCACTAACAGTAATATTACCAGATAGGTCAGAAACAAAACTACCTGACATATTAAATTTGGAACTATTTACAATCTGTATAAAGGCACTGGCATCAAAAACACTATCATTTACTTCAAATTCTTGGTCACCTGAAAATAACGATGCAAAACCACCAGGGTCACCAAAGTAACTAGCAACACAATCTTTAAAGTCACTATAAATAGTACTAAGTTTACCTACTGATACCATGCTGTTTAGATTAATACCATTTACAAATTCACAACTGCATAGCTTTAATGAATCATAGTGCAACCTGTCTGTATCTGGATCATACCATGCTTGAATAGTATGTGTATTCGATGCATCTTTTATTATTCCTATTTTTGCATTTAGTGTTGCAGCACTAAAATATATTTGTATAGCATCAGTAACATCATATTTACTTAATAAATCTGGTGGTCGTTCATTAATTCGGTTGAATCCCTGTAGTACTCTAAAACCACCACTAGCATTAAATGCATAACATTGTCCGGTATATATATTGTTTGGTGTTGGCAATGTCGGTTGAACATAATAATAAGACATTTGTTATAACTGGTATATTTGTATAAATTATTTATAGTATAATGATATTTAATTATCATACTATAATGCTAAAACTAAAAGTAAAAATAAAAAATAAAATAACAGCAAGTGTAGACTCTATCATTTGAATTAACTAGATGGGCCAAAATTTGTCTGTGCGGTATTGAACGTATTTACTATAGCGGCTTCTTGTGTAGAAAAGGCTGATTGTGCAGCGGCTAATGTAGTATAAGCAGGATTGTTGGGATCATAATAGTTTGTATTATGGTAACTGGCAAGATTTTTAGTAAATGAATTTTGAAAGCCACCCACACCAGATGTAGTACTTAAGTTTGCTAATTTAATTAATAATGGTGCGGTTAATGTCCTATCAATATTTAATGTAGTAGCAGTAGTATTAGTAGTATACTGTCCAAGCGCAACACTGTAATATGGATTTGTAGTTACTAAAGCAGTTTGTTGATTCGTTGCATATGTTAAACTTCCAACACGAATAGACCCATCCGCATTAAACCCTACATTTACAGGTCCAATATTATTTGTTGGTGTAAATAATTCAGAATCAAGCACTAAATGTAATTGAACAGTGGTTCCAGCAGGAACAAATAAAAGATCACCTGCGACAAACCCATCTGCCATACCCCAATTTGCTTGGTAGGATGGATCATTCGTAACTTGATAAGAACTAGGTAAATTATAAGAACTTCCATCCTTTAATGCAGGATATCTAGAGGCATCGGTAGTTCCAGGGTCAGACGATGATAAATCAGTAACAGGATTTCGATTATTAAAGCAGTTTGTATTGATAGCATACTCCAACAAACTATTAATATTACTAATCGTAATGGTTCCAGTTAACGGCTTTACTTGTTCTCCACTTGCTGTATAATATGGATTAATAATATTAACAAATGCACTTGCATCAAATATACCACCATTTAAATCAAATTCACTCGCACTAGAAAATAAGGTGCCAAACCCACCAGCATAACCAAAATAGGTATTAACATACTCAATGTAATCAGAATAAACCGTGTTATAGCATCCAACCGACATTACATAATTTGTTACTAAACCATTAACAAATTCATTGGCAGATAGTGTAATCGTGTCTAATGCAGGTGCAGTTTCTGTATTCAGTTCATTGTTTTGGGTAGCAGTAGTAAATACATCGCGAATTGTATCATAACTAGAGTACGTAATATATTGATTATTTTCATCTTTAAATAAACCTAATTTTTCATTAAATGTGCGTACATCAAACAATACTTGTACCGCATTTGTAACATCATATTGGTAAATCTTAGATTCAGGTATTAATTTAATAGTATTAAAACATTGATCAATTGTATAACCACCTGAACCATAGAATGCATAAACCATGCCAGTATAAGGATTACTCACGCTGGAAAACCCAGGAGCATGTGAATAAGATACGTCTAGTGCTAACACTACATTTTGCCCAACATTAGATAAATCCATTGCCATAGTAAATTAGAATACAATATAATATTTATGTAGATACTTAAAATAATAGAAATTATAAATCATATAACATTTTTAAGATAATAGAGAACGAAAAATCGGCATTATTCATTGATAAAACACGTCCTGTTTCATCAACTAATTGAATTTTTAATTTTTGTATATCGACTGGCCCAAAATAAATTCTAGGTTCAGTGACAATATTATAATCAGTTTCCATTAATATACTATAATAGGAACCCTTCATTGTAATTTTAGCTAAAATGTTTGGACTAAAAATAGAATTATTTAATACACCTATGAAGTGATTGTTTGCATTTTTATTAAAATCGTCGACAATCAAATATAAATATCGGATAGATGACGGCTCAACTACAGAGTCTGCTGTATAACTTTTTGCATTCGTATAAAATGGATAAATAAAACCTAAATTCCAGCCAAGTTTGGTTGCTGGGGGTACATTATCATCATCCCCATGTATATTTTTGTAAAAATCAAGAGTAATATAATTTACAATACTTGGTGGATTTGCACCAATCGTTATTTTGCCAGATCCAGAACCACTTGTCGTAATATCCAACGACACCAGTATATTTGAAAAAATAGTACCACTTGCATCTGGACCAGAAATTAATACGTTTAATTTCTCCACAAGATCAATTGCATTATAATTACCATCTGGTATGGTTACTATTTTGGTAACATCAATCGTTGGGCCAGTCGGATTAATCGCATTATTATAATTAACGGCTAGATAGAGGAAATTATTACCATACCCAGCAGATATGCCATAAAATGTAATGGGCAATTCAATAGATGCTAATTGCATAGAAACAACTTTGCCAATTTTATTTGGTAAATGTACGGTATAATCCGATGCTTGGGTTGCAAACAAATTTTCACGAAACCGAGAGTCTATATTTAAACATCTTGTAATAACACGGTTTGAAAGGGGGTTTAATGTCCCAGGAAAAAATTCGCTGTTTTGTGAATAAACAAATTGGGTAACTGGTCGTTCAATTAAATCTTCATTTCTAGAATATGGCCTTGACATAGAATTTGTACTAGAAGGGACATCATACGTATCTAGTTTATAATTTTTTGGAACAACCGATGGTTCTTTTTCTTTTGGACATTTTACATGTGTTAACCATTGTTTCGCCTTTTCTAAGAATTCAATTAAATCACGTTTAAATCGTTTATTAATATGACCACTCTTTAGTAATTGTTCTCGCAATTCATATTCACGATTTTCAATATCCGCCGCTGTATATTTACTATTCGGTCGAAGACTAAAGAACTGTTCTAGATCTTTTAAAGTATAATTATTTATATCTAAATCTAGATTGTTAGTATTGCTCATTATTATAATTGTTATAATAAAATAATGATAGTTTTACTTATGATAAAATCTCTATCTATATAATATAATGTCAATTGTTGCATTAAAACGTAAAACGCAAACACAGTATAATAATATGAGTGTGGGGCAGCCCCATTTTTCTATAAACGGCACGCATCGAAGCCAGGGATTTGTGGGACAGACCAGTTTATCGCGTTCTCTACAACGATCATTAATGAAGGGACCCACACTCCGTGGTCATGGTGGTTGCTGTGGCAAATATCCGATTGGTCAAATAATACAAAGCGCAGTTACTAGCACCGAGGATCCAACTGTGATAAAATCATCTGTATTAGATTCCCATGCAGTGTTGAATAGAGAATATAAAATGTTAGGACAAGGCCCCAATAATAATCAAGCGGTTGTAAAATTTAATGTTAACAAATATGCAACTACCCAGGGAACATATATAAGTAATTTATCAAATAAAATGCAGAGTTGCCCCCTAACAAATAACAATAATAATAAGTCAACTATGATAATAAACAATAGTTGCGTTGATATTTACAAACGCAACTCACGAACAGGATATTGCCAAAATTATAAACAACAAATAAATTCAACTACATTGCCATTAAATGAATTTAATACCGAATCTGGCTATATTTTAAATAAGAGTAAATTATGCACAAACCAGGATATTTTTAATATTAAAAATTTTAGAAAATCAGTGAGAGGAGAACCAATACCCTAGGTAAAAAATTGAAATAAAATAGTTATAATATTTTTACATTATTATAACTATATACAATGACACGAACCGAAACGCAAGAAACGTCTACGAATAAAATCGATAATGAGGCCATTTTAAAAACAAGATACTTAGAAACACTTAGTGAAAAAGAATTAAGATCCTATGCAATCGCAAAATCACACCTAGGTACATCATTTCAATTAGAAAAAAGCCATGGTTTTATTGAATGGAAGAAGAAAAACAATATAGACTAGACATAGTTCTATTTATTTTCGAATAGAGATTGACCTAGATTGCTTTCGTTTTATCGTTTTTCGTTTTATCGTTTTTCTTTTAGATAATGAATTAGTTGTCGATTTTTTTCCATATTTTAATTTACCACCAATTCTTGAAAAAACAGTATCACGTATCACCCAAATAAGAACGAATCATATTGATTGTATCATCATCTAATGGTACATCCTCTCTTAATTTTGATAAATTTGCAAGATCCATACGTCTAGGTCTGTCTCGTATTTCATCCAATAAATTACTTCTAATATTATCCTTTATTGGTGTAAGATAACCAGATTGTATATTTGTTTCCGGCCAATTTACTGAATGTTTATTTACATTTCTTTTATTTCCTTCATTTCTTTCATTTTCTTAAAATCACGGTAATTAAATACCTCTTTTTGTACTTCCGAATTTGCAAAAAGACCAGATTTTATAAGAGACGAATCATTGAACCGAACGGTAGGTTTTTTTACAACCTTCTGTAAAAAGGAAAAATTGGCAGTTTTTCCAAGATAAACAAATCGATTACGCTCTTTCGGTTTTTCTGGCTTTTCTTGCCTTCCATTCCTTTCATTCCTTTCAGATAATGGTGCCTTTGTATCAGATTTTTTACCAGAGGGATCGGAAACAACAGAAGACACCGCCTTATTATAATTTTTAAATTTTGCAATAGGTGCACGCTTTAATAATTCCTTTAATTCCTTATTTTCGTTTGATTTCTTAACACTTTCAGCATTCGACAATGCCGGCGGCTCTGGTTTATCATCCTCTAATAGTTTTAAAAGGGGTGATGGCTGTACTGTAATACATTCATCCAAGAAAAAATCATAACATTTATATAATAGAACATACTTCATTGCGATTGAATTTAATATATTATAGGGAATGGTTTGATCACAATAATAGGCAAATCCCAACTTATAGGGGTCGTAATACATAATAACATTTGTGCCCTGTGGAATGGATCTTATTAAAATCCTGCTTTTCCATGTTTTTTCGTATTGATTATTGGGTTCCTCCATTTTTAACAAATATTCTTTTTTGTTATAAAAAAATGGTTCGATTTGACTATTTTTTGTATTCACATCTAGGTTCTCTGACGATGTTAAAAAATGGGATTTATTCTTGTTAATAAATGAATTGTTCAATTCTACGATGGTTGGATTTGTTTGGATAGAGGGTTTATATTGAAAGAATGAGAGAACCTTCAACCATAATCTATAAAAAAATATAAAAAATAGGTTATTCTTTATCATTTTTATAATATAATTTCATAAAACGTTGTTTTTATGTTTTTTACGTCTCAGTTTTATTTTTCTCTTCCTCTTCTTTGTCTACTTCACGTTTACGTTCTTGAAACAAATCATCCATTTCTTTTTCTAAAAAGGGTACCTGAATTCGTTCATATGTTTTATATGGATTGTTTGGATGTAGACGCACTAGATAGAGACCAGTAACAGTTTTTCCGTATTTTGTTTCTAGGATTTTCTTATATGTATTTAATTGCAATGAATAGTGCCAGAAATTAGTATGAGGTAAATGAGAAATGCACCGCGTTATAGCACTTTGACCAAAATTGTTTTCATTATCAATCGATTCACAACGTTTCCAATCATAAATCTGTAGGGTTCCGTCTGGGTTCTCATAAATCATATCTACTGAGCCAGACAATTTTAATTCTTCATAATAAATCATCCATTCAGTGCGGTAGGGTTTTAATTCAGGGAAATCCTTCAAAAACTTCTTGAAAAAGGAGAACTCGGCGCTAGTGTTCTCTACATCGATTTTATTATAGTAGCATTCAATATCATAGTGCATTTTTGTTCCAGCTGCGGATGCGTCTGCACCCTTCTTATTCCATTGGGCTTGGATATCTTCTCGTGTCATTCCATAATATTTGTAAGAGGGATCCTTCATTTTTTTATTCGATAGTATATTTGTAATTGTAGAATCAGGGTCAAAATGTGGAAAATGTTTATGATTCCAAGTAGTTACAGAGGTATAACCCTGTTTTCCATGAACAGTATAAATATGTGGACCTTCATCAAATTCAATAAATTGATCACGCGGATGAGGATTCAAATTTGATAAATAGGTAGGTGGTGTCGGCATGGCTTATTCTATAGTATGATTTGGTTGTATACTAATCTAGTAACCAAAATAAGAATTCAATTTTTATTCATTCTTTACATGAAAAAAGATACACAGGTAAAAACAAAATAAATCTATGTCACCTAGGTCATCTAGGTCATAGTAACATAATCAGAAATCATTTTCGAATTCTTTTGCAATGATTTGAATACACCATGACGCACACGCTGATTTCTAGATTCTTCGGTTATTTTACCACCCAAAAGCTTCTTATAAAAGCCGTTTTTTTCATCCTCCAACTCTTTACTATATGCTGGATTCGACTTATGCTGCTTTTCAAACCATATAGGAAATACCATCAAGAACCGATCCATCATATAATCAATCCATTTATCAAATATATCATCGGATAAAACATACCAAGTCGGTTCAGGATCATTACTCTTTTCTTTTCCGTAGACATAAAATATATTTTTCTTTTGTAAAAACACTCGAATGGGTATATTTTCTATATTTTTAAGTGTAAGTTCTCCAACACCCCTTTCAAAAGTATGAATAATAGCCGTTGGTATATCAATTTGAAAGACATCCTTTATTGTATTTTCATAGTCAAATGCCAGCACCCATTCTTTAAACGTCTTGCTTGGTTTTGTCTCCTGTTTATTTAACCATTCGAGTATATTTATCTTTTTATTTGCCTTGGCTGCAACATTACGTAGTATTTCGTTTTCTCGTTCCAATTTATCAACGCGTAGTGCCAATTGTTTTAATATTAAAAACATGTGTTTTTGGGTAGGCATTGTTTCAAACATTTCTATATCCTCTTCTTGTTCCCTCTTTGTTTTATGGGAAAATTCACAAAAAACGATATGCTCGCTATATTTATCCCTAGTTCGATATTCATGATTACAATAATCACACCTATAATTTATACTACTGTCGCATCCATTCATGGCAAACTGTATTTTATCTGATATTTTTTATACATAAAATATAAATAATTTATAGAATCAATTTTTATAAAAATGCAAATGAATTTTACAACAAATCATGGTAGGAGAATAAGGTTCTCTAACACTAACGCTAATAACCCAACTGGCGGTTCAAATGATACAGCTAATCAATCGCAAAAATATTTAGTAAAAAATTCAACTACTGATGTAACTGACAAAAATATTGTTATTTTAAATGACCCCCCTTCTGGCAATGTATTACGAGATAAACAGTCCATATTATCAAGAAGCATACAAATAGGAATGTTTTATAATATAGATAAACCAGGTTGCATAAGTTGTAGAGGTGCCAAATAAAAAAACTAGATATAATATAATACATTAGATGAGTTTTTATAATGATAATAAAGAATTATTTCTAGATCCAACCACCAAACAATATGGTAGTCACATGGTAATGACAAATGTAAAAAAAGAGACCAAGGTAAAATATATAAACATCGATACGCGATTCCGAGATGAATATAACTATTTTGACCCAGTAAATTATAATTTAACATTGCCTGAGCGAATTACAGATGTAAAGCGCATGAGAGTAAAGAGTGTTGAAATACCCATTGTATATTACAACATATCTAGTCAAAATAGTAACAATGTATTTCTTATAACAAATACAGTAACCAACACAAATTATGTAATTACTATATTGGATGGATATTATTCAGCACAAACACTCGTAACAGAAATAAATTCAGAATTGTCAAAAGCAAATATTACCGACATAACATTTTCCATTGTAAACAATAAGTCTATTTTTACCGTAAATTCAGGAAGCACGAATACCTATTCGATACGGTTTGATGTCAACTCTAGTGGTTTAGCTGATCGTTGGAATGTAAAGAATAAATTGGGTTGGACAATAGGTTTCCGCAAAACGGAAGCACAATACCAGACAAATACCACATATGTAGCAAATTATAATATATCAAAGACAAAGAGTCTAACATCGGATACATTTATTGATCTAAATGGACCACGATACTTATATTTAGCGATTGATGAATTTAGTAGAGGCAATCAGCATTCATTTGTTTCACCGATAGCAAATTCATTGATAAATAAAAATGTGATTGCCAGAATACCCATAGGTAATTCAGTTGGCTTTGGGAATATTTTATCAGGTAGCGTCGAGAACGGAACATTGTTAACAGATAAACGAGAATATACAGGTAAAATCGATATATTGAAATTAAATATACAATTGTTAAATGAATCTGGTGCAAACATTTCTCTCTATGGATTTGATTTTTCATTTTGTCTTGAGATTGAACATGAATAAGGTGTTTCAGCGTAAATGCATAAAAGGCGTAAAACGAACAAATAGAATATACTTTCCGTTTATGGTAAGTATATTTTTGAGAATGATGAAGATTACATTTCATTGGGGTTAATCATTTTTGGATGCAAAAATAGGGTAGAATTAATAATAGTTTGAAAATTATTGTTAACCCATTCATAAATATATTGATCATTATTTCCCCAATTCGCGTAATCATCGCCAGTCAAAACGGCAAATTTTGTAACATAACTATATGTCCCATCGTTTCTTAGGTTCGAAGGATCCTTGGCACCATTTAATAGATAAGCAACGTTGATGCGCAACGAAACGCTTTCGTTCAAGATTAATTCATGAACATGAATTCTGAATCCAAAATATTCATAATTGTTACTAGTAGTAATAGTATTACTAATAGGTTCATAGGCATTTATAAATGCTGCAGTTTCACTCATTTGTTTTATAATACCTAAATATTTTTATTTTTTGGAATTTATTTATGGATATGAATAATATTCACAGTAAAAAATTGATTCAACCAACTGTTTTTCACTAACAGATAATTAAAATAACGAATATTGAAATAATAACAACACCGCTCCTAGAGAGGTAAAATGATAGAATTGTCACAGGAACAAAAATATGCACTCCAAAAGTTTAAACAAAATCAAAATTTATTTATAACAGGCGCTGGTGGAACTGGAAAAACCAAACTCATCCATTATTTGGTGGAATATGCTTACTCTCAAAAGAAAAAAATACAAATTTGTGCGCTTACTGGTTGTGCAGCCGTATTATTAGGTTGCAATGCTAAAACTATCCACTCTTGGAGTGGAATCCGTCTAGCGCGTGGTGAAATAAAAAAAATAATAGAGTCAGTATTGAGAAATCGAAAGGCTGTAAATAATTGGAAACGCGTACACATTTTAGTAATCGATGAGGTAAGTATGCTTTCAAAAAAAATATTTGAATTATTGGATATTATTGGGCGTAAAATTCGCAATAATTCATTGCCATTTGGTGGCATTCAAATTGTTTGCACAGGAGATTTCTTTCAATTGCCACCAGTAGGAACACCTGGTGAACCAGATACAGTGATGTTTTGTTTTGAGTCGGAGAGATGGCTTGATATATTCCCAATAGAGAACCATATTGAATTAAAAACAATGTTCCGTCAAAAAGACCCCATTTATATTAATATTTTACTACAAATTCGAAACGGTTCAATCGACGAATATGGACGAAGAATATTAAAGACACGTGTAAATATTCCCTATGATTTATCGAATAATAATGGTTGTATTCCCACCAAATTGTATCCAACGCGTGACAAAGTGGAGTATATGAACGAAACAATGTTTGAATCTCTAGATGAAGAGGAATATCATTTTACATATTCAAAAAAGATAGATTGTCGAACAATAATAGAAAATGGTAAATCACTATCTGCTGAACAGCTAGAAAAATGTAGAAAATTAACTGAACAAGAAATCGAGTTTGAGCTAGATTATCTACTAAAAAATACGTCGTGTTTTCCACTTCTTAAACTAAAAAAGGGGGCATCAGTTCTATGTACGATTAACTTAGACTTGGATAATAATATTTGCAATGGATCCCAGGGTGTTATCATAGATATAGTAGAATCAAATGGTTTATTCTTGCCAGTAGTGAAATTTTCAAATGGCGTAACCCAGACATTTCAGCCACATTATTGGCAATCAGAAGAATATCCAAGTATTGCAATTGGGCAATTTCCACTTTGTCTAGCATGGGCAATGACGATACATAAAATGCAGGGTTCTACATTAGATATGGCTGAAATGGACATTGGAAATTCTGTGTTTGAATGTGGACAATCCTACGTTGCACTCTCTAGAATTAAATCAATGGATGGACTCTATCTGACAGCATTTAATCCAGATAAGATTCGTACGAATCCAACAGTGGTTGAATTTTATAGCAAAATACCCACTATTCCAGAGGGTTCTAGAGAACCCATAGATTTTACAAGATATGAAATGAAAGAGGAAGAAAATACAGATGTAAAAATTGTATATATATAATAATATATCTATCTATATTATACGAAAAAATATAAAAATGGTAGCAGGGAGTATTTTACCTGTAACAATACATAACAATGAAATTTATTTTTTATTTGGTAAAGAAAATAATATGGAAAAATCCGCAAAGGGTTGGTCAGATTTTGGCGGTGGTGTAGAAAATGGTGAAACACCATTTAAAACAGCTCTGCGTGAAGGTTCAGAAGAATTGACTGGGTTTTTAGGAGATAGTAAACAATTAGCAAAACATATCAAAACACATGGTGGTTTTTATCATATAGAACATAATAATTATCACGTACACATTATTTTTTGGGATTATGATGAGAACCTGGTAAAATATTATAACAATAATCACGCATTTTTATGGGAAAGAATGGATAATCAGATGTTGTCCAAAAGTAAATTATTTGAAAAAATAGAAATAGGATGGTTCTCTTTAAATGATATCAAAAACAATCGAGGCAAATTTCGCATGTTTTATGAAGAAATCGTGGATAAAATATTAGAAAATGTCGAGAACATCCGTGAATTTATTAATAAAAAAAATAGGAGAAAAACTGTAAAGAGTAGAAAATATGTATAGATGGTTGGGATAAAATATAGTAAGATTGTATACTATATTTTATAATAATGTCAAATTCATGGAGACAATATGGTGGATTAAGAAAACAAGACCAATTTCATAATTTAACAATAGGCACATTGGTAGCCGACCAGGTATTACTTCGTGAAAAATATTCCGGTGCATTAAATTTTACAAGTTCCGTTACAGTAAATGCTGACGTAGTAACTGCAGGTAATACTATAAGTGAACAGAATATTTTTTCAAATTATGATACGAATGTGGGCAGAAATTTATTTGTTAGTAATAAGCTGTTTTTAGGTCTTCCAAATTTGCTTTTAAATACAAATATTTCATTGACAAATTACTCACCATTGATCGTTAATAATATTATTCCACCAGATTATCCATATATTGATGGTTCCGGCGTAGGAATCGGCATTAATGAAACAAACCCAAGCAGTGCTTTGGAAGTTCGTGGAAAAACTAATTTTTCAACAAATGTTACTCAAAGTGATATATTAACGGTAACATCTCCCAATGTTATTAACAGAAGCATTATTGCACAAAATGTAAATTATCGCGGAATCGTCGTTACAGTTAATGACAATTCAAATTCATATATTGATTTTTTTAACGACGCTAGTACAAATAAATATAACGTAGTACCAGATTCAAGAATTCAACATAATGCAAATATTGGGGGGGCAAGCAGTCTAAGTGTATTTTCAGATTATATTAATTTAAATAGTTTATATGACATTAGCTTTTGTGCTACTAACGGAAATATTATTTCGAATTCAAATAATGTCTATATTAATTCGGTTCGAGATATAAGCTTAAATACCAAGGGAAATTCATACATTTATTCGAATAATATCAATTTGAATGCTAACACAGATACCAATATTATAAGTGGTGGCAATATAAAAATAGACGCAGGCGATTCAATTAGTATTTTATCTGACAATATCGTATTTTCAAAGGTGCCATTGCAATTCAGTAATATTGTTTCAAAGGTAACATTGAGTGATTTATCATCGACTCTTTATTTATATGATTATTACGGCAGTACAAGTGCGAAAATAGGCAATTCTATAACAAGTATTGCACTAGATTCGTTATCAACAACGAGTCTTAATTTAATAACGCCAACACTACAGGGTGCGAAGTTAGTTGGAGGAAGCTATGTAAATGATCCAACACGAAGTATGGGATCATATGGACTCGTGGATAACTGTGGAAATTATATGCCAGTTTCTACTTTTGTTACAGGAAGCAGTAGCACCTATTATCGTGGAACCATTGGAATAAATACATTTTCACCAAATTATGATAAATATATATTAGATGTAAATGGTCCATTACATATAGGAAATGGTGAAATTACGAAACAAATTGATGTTAGTTTTCAAGTATTAAATATGATGTTCTCAAAAAGATTTACAAGATATCGTTGTGGGATAGCAGTTGGAACATCCAGCAATATTACTGGTCCATATTATCAATATGCTGCTTATACCGTAAATAACGGTCAAACATGGAAAATATCGAAAATTGCTGGAGAAAGTGATGGTTTATTGAATCTCCAAAATACAGCATTTTCATTGTATGTATATGATAATAGTTTTTCAGTAATAGGAACCGTTTCCAACTTTATTTATTTTACAGTGAATGGTGGCATATCTTGGGCAAAAATCAATCTAGATGGTACAAGAAATCGTAAGATAACCAGCATTTTAATAACCAATTCGCCGGCTATCCCTTCAGGGCAACAACGCGTGTTTATTTTTTTTATTGACGCTGATACAAATACAAAAAATATTGAATATTTTGATATACCGTATTCAACTATACCTGTAAATTCAAATTATGTAGTTAATGCAACACCCTTTATAGAAAATATACCAACAGTGATTACTGCTATCGACGGAACAACAAATTTTATATACACTGCTGGGGTTGGAATTAGGAAATATAGTACAACTACAGGAATTATCGCCGCAAATTATCCATTAAATACAACCTTAACATACAATAATATACAAGTTTATAATGACACTTTTGCAATTGCAGTAGGAAATAGTATTATTTCTTACACCATAAATGGAACCAATTGGTTTAATATATTTCCAACTTCTATAATTGGTTTAAATTCAACCAGTTTTACAATAAACCAAGTATACGTATATGATTTAAATAATGCAGTAGCTGTAGGAAATAATGGATTGTTTCTATATTGTGTAAATTGGAGTAATGCCCAAGGGTTAGCAGTGTGGTATGTTGTCCCAAATAATATATTAAATTCATCTGGAATAAGTGGCCTTATTAATGGGTCGACTAATTTATTGCAATGTATTACAATGTATGATATAAATACTATCATCATTAGTCGGACCATTAGTCGGTACAACTTAGCATCTACGATTGGCGAATCCAATATTTTTTATTTATTCATCCCCAATCTTTTTAATCGTATAGGGAACAATGTATTTGATGTGTGTGGTAATATGAATATTACTGGTGATATAAACATTACTACGGATGGAATTATAAATTATGGAAAAATATCATCGAACAATAGCAATTTTAATTTGTTAAATGAGAACGTACAGACAATTAATTTGGGTGGTAATGCAGGCAATATATTTTTAGGTAATTTAATATCATCGAGAACCACTGTTGCTGGTGATGCATCAGTAAACAATCGTTTATTTGTATCTGGTGACACAAATGTAACTGGGCGTCTATTTGTAAATTGTGATATACTTCCGTTAAATCCAGGCGTAAACTTAGGTAGTCCAACTGCACCATTTAATTCTATATTTATAAATCCCAAGACCCTTCATTTTGCAGATAATGATTCAACCAGTACCACAACTGGTTCAGTTGGTGCTATGTCATTTAATTATAACAATATTTCGCTTGATTTTAGTTTGAACGGTATTAACACTACCGCAGTAAATATTTATAATAATAAGGTTGGGATTGGTAAACTAAGTACGACTGCGATTTCAACATTGGATGTTTCTGGAACCACCATTTTATTTGGTGCAGTAAAAATTGTAGGAGACATATCCGCAAATTCACGATTTTATATTTCAGGGGATGCATCAATGAACAACCGACTCTTTTTAGCCAGTGATCTATCCATGGGCGGTCGCCTCACTATAAACCAAACAGCCAGCATCGTAGGTGATGTCTCTATAAACAGTCGTTTATTTGTAAATGGAGATATTTCTGGAAATGCACGATTATTGGTAACTGGAGATGCATCCTTAAACAATCGCCTCTTTTTAGCCAGTGATTTATCTATGGGTGGTCGTCTCACTATAAACCAAACAGCCAGCATCGTAGGTGATGTCTCCATAAATAACCGTTTGTTTGTAAATGGTGATATTTCTGGAAATGCACGACTTTTGGTAACAGGGGATGCATCATTGAATAATCGACTCTTTTTGTTAAGCGATTTATCCATGGGGGGTCGCCTGACTATAAACCAGACAGCCAGCATTGTGGGTGATGTATCAATAAACAATCGATTGTTTGTAACCGGCGATATCTCTGGAAATGCGCGTCTTTTGATAACCGGTGATTCCAGTTTAAATAGTAATCTGTATGTTGGTAAGTCAATCATTAGTAATAATGGAATAACTATAAATTCACAAGGAATTTCAGTAAATGGTGGAATTTCATTAGGAACAACACCAAATATAAGTTCTACTGGTGGAAATATTGGTTTAAATCCTGGAATAGGAAATAGTGTTCACGTTACAGGTAATTTAATAGTAGATGGCTCATTTAATGTTCTTGGTTCTATAACACAAACAAATGTAGTATTGAATGTATCAGAAGAATTGGATATTTCTACAAATAGTATTCTACCGTCTGGATCAGCAATTAAAATGTATCAATATGGGTCAGGAACAATTGCACAATTTGTACAGGGAAACGCAGTTGGTACAAATGGAAATATAATGGTAATCGGAAATACTGGAAATTCCCCAGGTGTTGCTATTGGATATGGAGTACAAACTGCGAATTACCCATTAGATGTATCTGGTATTGTAAATGTGACAAGTGACTTGTCAATGGGCGGTCGTCTAACTGTGAGACAGACTGCTAGTATAGTAGGTGATGTCTCCATAAACAATCGGCTATTTGTAACAGGGGATGTATCTTTGAACAATCGTCTCTTTTTGGCCAGTGATTTATCTATGGGTGGCCGCCTCACTATAAACCAGACGGCCAGTATTATCGGCGATGTCTCTATGAGTAACCGGCTATTTGTAAAAGGCGATATTTCAGGAAATGCAAATTTGTACATAACTGGTGATGCATCCTTAAATAATCGCCTATTATTGGCCAGTGATTTATCCATGGGTGGTCGCCTCACTGTGAATCAAACAGCAAGCATTGTTGGTGATGTCTCTATGAGTAACAGGCTATTTGTAAAAGGTGATATTTCAGGAAATGCGAATTTGTACATAACCGGTGATGCATCCTTAAATAACCGCCTATTATTGGCGAGTGATTTATCTATGGGCGGTCGCCTCACTATAAGTCAGACAGCAAGCATTATAGGAGATGTCTCAATAAATAATCGATTGTTCGTCAATGGCGATATTTCAGGAAATGCGAATTTGACGAACAATGGTGATGCATCCTTAAATAACCGCCTCTTTTTGGCCAGTGATTTATCTATGGGTGGCCGCCTCACTATAAGTCAGACAGCAAGCATTATAGGAGATGTCTCAATAAACAATCGATTGTTTGTCAATGGCGATATTTCTGGAAATGCAAATTTGTACATAACTGGTGATGCATCCTTAAATAATCGCCTATTATTGGCCAGTGATTTATCTATGGGCGGTCGCCTCACTGTGAATCAAACTGCAAGCATTGTTGGTGACGTCTCAATAAACAATCGATTATTTGTTAAAGGCGATATATCTGGAAATGCAAATTTGTACATAACCGGTGATGCATCCTTAAATAATCGCCTCTTTTTGGCCAGTGATTTATCTATGGGCGGTCGCCTCACTGTGAATCAAACAGCAAGCATCGTTGGTGATGTCTCAATGAGTAACCGACTATTCGTAAAAGGCGATATTTCCGGAAATGCGAATTTGTACATAACCGGTGATGCATCCTTAAATAATCGCCTCTTTTTGGCCAGTGATTTATCTATGGGCGGTCGCCTAACTGTGAATCAAACAGCAAGCATCGTTGGTGATGTCTCAATGAGTAACCGACTATTCGTAAAAGGCGATATATCAGGAAATGCGAATTTGTACATAACCGGTGATGCATCTTTTAACAATCGCCTCTTTTTGGCCAGTGATCTATCCATGGGTGGTCGACTCACTATAAGTCAGACAGCAAGCATTATAGGAGATGTCTCAATAAACAATCGATTGTTCGTAAATGGCGATATTTCAGGAAATGCAAATTTATACATAACTAATGACGCATCATTGAATAACCGTCTCTTTTTGGCCAGTGATTTATCCATGGGTGGTCGACTCACTGTGAATCAAACAGCAAGCATTGTTGGTGACGTCTCAATAAACAATCGATTATTTGTTAAAGGAGATATTTCAGGAAATTCGAATTTGTATATAACAGGCGATGCATCATTGAATAATAGATTATTTTTAGGAGGCAATTTAATAGTAGGCGGCAGTTTAGCTGTTTACAATGGCACCAATATAATAGGTGATTTTGCAGTAAGCAAAAGGCTATTTATTGGCGGCGATATTTCAGGAAATGCGAATTTGTACATAACTGGTGATGCATCCTTAAATAACCGTCTCTTTTTGGCCAGTGATCTATCCATGGGCGGTCGTCTCACGGTCAGTCAGACAGCAAGCATTGTGGGTGACGTCTCAATAAACAATCGATTATTTGTAAATAGCGATATCTCAGGAAATGCGAATTTGTACATAACCGGTGATGCATCCTTAAACAATCGCCTCTTTTTGGCCAGTGATTTATCCATGGGTGGTCGTCTCACGGTTAATCAGACAGCCAACATTGTGGGTGATGTCTCTATAAACAATCGATTGTTTGTAACAGGAGATGCATCATTAAATGGTCGACTTTTTATGTTAGGTGATGCATCCTTAAACAATCGCCTCTTTTTGGCCAGTGATTTATCCATGGGTGGTCGTCTCACGGTTAATCAGACAACCAACATTGTGGGTGATGTCTCTATAAACAATCGATTGTTTGTAACAGGAGATGCATCATTAAATGGCCGACTTTTTATGTTAGGTGATGCATCCTTAAACAATCGCCTCTTTTTGGCCAGTGATTTATCCATGGGTGGTCGTCTCACGGTTAATCAGACAGCCAACATTGTGGGTGATGTCTCTATAAACAATCGATTGTTTGTAACAGGAGATGCATCATTAAATGGTCGACTTTTTATGTTAGGTGATGCATCCTTAAACAATCGCCTCTTTTTGGCCAGTGATTTATCCATGGGTGGTCGTCTCACGGTTAATCAGACAACCAACATTGTGGGTGATGTCTCTATAAACAATCGATTGTTTGTAACAGGAGATGCATCATTAAATGGCCGACTTTTTATGTTAGGTGATGCATCCTTAAACAATCGCCTCTTTTTGGCCAGTGATTTATCCATGGGTGGTCGTCTCACGGTTAATCAGACAGCCAACATTGTGGGTGATGTCTCTATAAACAATCGATTGTTTGTAACAGGAGATGCATCATTAAATGGCCGACTTTTTATGTTAGGTGATGCATCCTTAAACAATCGCCTCTTTTTGGCCAGTGATTT